CCGTACAATCTTCCGTTCAGGAGAAGCTACAAGAACCCATACTATGGCTGTTTGGTCGGCCTGTGGCAGGCGGACACTGCCGCAATAGCGGTCCGTCTACCGTGGGACGCCGCGTGGGAGCCACTGTCTGAATCATGGGCCAGCCATTACATTCCAATGGACCCTTTCGGCACTGGTCCGTTTGGCTACTGCGGTGGTCCGTGGCAGGTGATTACCTATGCACGGGCGGCTGGTGTGTGGAGCCAGTTGGCCATTGGGAAGTTGGACCCTCTGGACTATTACGCCTACACGGCACCTGCTAATCCTTGGCCAGACCCCAGCGGAGTGCCCACGTCCATCCGCGCGTCTCCGGCTTCCGTCTCCTCCCTTGCTGTGGGCGATGGAATTGTAGCTGTGGGTTGCATCCGGCGGGGTTGGAACGAGTCCGTGCCAAGTTGGCCCGGGGTAAATTCCCACTACGGGTCCGGTGCGGTTACGGTGTTCAGCGGAGGGTCGGAGGTTTGTTGCATCGATGACCCGGACAAGCACCCGGGGGAGTTTGTCACGCCTTGGCCCGCGTACGTCAACTACTTTGGGTCGAGCATCTCCATTTGTCCGTTGACTGGGACAACGATGGTGATTGGTGCCACCAAGGCTCCGCTTGGTTCTGGTCGAGGGCGGGTGTATGTCTTCACGGGTTCTGGTGGCAGCTGGTCTTTGCAACAAACGATATCCCCCGCTACCGGATCTTGCTCCGGGTTTGGAACGAGTGTGGCGGTCTATGGCGACTACCTGGTTGTCGGCGCCCCCACGCTGGTCCGTGGGGAGGTCCACATTTATAAGCGGACAGGTGGAGTCTGGGCTGAGCAGGCACTACTCACCGATGCTGCTGGAGTCTGGTTTGGTAGCACGGTAGGCATAGACAGAGGTACCGTTGTCGTCGGCGACCCTGCTATGGGCGCCGGGTACGGGCAGATCTCGGCTTACTACAGGGCTGGGACGACCTGGACACTCATCGGCAGGAAGTATTCCACACCCACAGCCAACAGCGAATACATGACCCAGCAGGGTGTGGCGGCTCTTGCGGACAATGTCCCGACCTACATGGCTGCGGTACAGAAGTACTCCGCTGGCGACAACCGTGGAGCAGTGGTTGAGTTCTATGTGGCCAGTCCAGGACCGGGCTACTCGAGCATCACCAACAATTCCCCGACCGGATCGGGGGTGCTCTCCAACGTGGACCTTACCTTCCGGTTGATAGACCCGGACCTGCGCGACGACTTGGACCCCACCAAGACCCGGGTATGGGTCAACGGCGCCGTGATCTACGAAAACGAGGTGCCGGTCAGTGGCTGGTTTGTGTCCCGGGCCAACTTGGCAGATGGGTACGCCTACACGCTATACAAGGCCCAGTACGAATGGGGGGCAGGGCTGAACACGGTAAGGGCATACGGCGAGGACTATGAGGGGAACGCGGCGGACAGGACGTGGACCTTCACGGTCACCGACCGCCCATGGGTTGAGGCGACATACCCGGCCGCGAAGGCTCCCCCATACACGTTTGACGTGGACCCTGCCACCATCATCCAGTTCAACGCCGTTACCAGTAACTCCACCATCGACAACGCCCAGACGGTCATCATGGTAAATGGTGCTGTGGTCTACACCGGGGGGGTGGCCGCGCCTGGGTGGGGTGTTAGTTCTGTCCCGGTTGGCGTGCCGGGGAGGATAGGGCTGAGGTATACGCTAACCCACTCCGTGCCGTTTGTGTCGCTGTCAACCGTCACGGTTGCGGTCACGCTTAAGAACAATGCCGGAGAGACGATCCCACCCTCATCCTACCCTAACCCTCCGTGGAACCCGTGGTCCTTCGTAATCATGGACGCCACGTCGCCCGTCATCAACAACAAGTTCCCGGCGGACGGGTCCTCGGATCAGGCCACGGACGTCAGCATCTGCTTCGACGTCACGGACGTGGACCTCAACGTGGATCCGGTCCAGACGGACGTCTTGGTGGACGGGGTCCCGGTCTACGCGGTGGAGGCGAGCATCCCTGGGTGGACGGTGGTCAGGTCCTCCCTCCCGACGGGGTATCGGTACGCGGTGACCGGTCCCGGGTTCGCCCCGGGCGCGGAGGTCTCCGTCGCGGTCCACGCGGAGGACCTCACGTACCTATTTGCGGACGCCGCGTGGACCTTCTCCGTTGTGTGGCGAGCCGCGGACGTCTGCTCCTACGGGACCGTGTACGGTCCGTTCGGGAGGTGCGTCCTGACACCGGTCCCGACGCCTATCCCGGGACTGGGGCCAATTGTCATCAAGATTGACACGCCGACGCCGCGGATCGCCGTGGTCACGTTCAACCGCGTGATGTTCAACAACGCGGACCTGGTGGATCGTCGCGCCTACCTCCTCACGCGGGGGGTCAAGGTGCTATCCGTCACGCGCCTCAACGGGATTCAGGTCATGCTGCATCTGGACCGGGACCTGAAGTCCCACAAACTCTACTACCTGACAGTTCTAGCAAACCCGGGGAGCTGATGGACGACCCGCAAGTCACTCGAATCCAAACCCCGGACCCGCGGACGATTGTGATCACGTTCGAGCGTGAGATGCTGGACAACGCGGACCTGGTGGATCCGTACGCCTACCTCCTCAACGGAGGTGTTTGCGTACTCTCCGTCGAGCGTCTTGGTAGGACACAGGTCAAACTCACAACGAATCAGGACCTGAAGACGCTCCGACACTACCTACTGACCGTCCTGGCCAACCCGGGGACCTGAGATGACAATCACAGACCTTGGCCTCAGACCAATCCAACCGGGACCGTACCCATTCACGCCACTGTTCCCGGCGCCATTCGACATCTACATGTTCTTCATCCAGTCAATCCGGGACGCGGATCAGGCGGAGGGCGGCCTCCTCCTCCTACGGTGGTTGGACCAGATGCAGAACGAGTGGGGGGAGCTCTGGTGGAAGATCCTGGAGCTGCCAACGCTGTACAACGTGGACGAGACGTCCGTCGAGGCGCTCCGGCACGTCAAGGCGCTGGCGGGACTCTCCGGGGAGATGAACTTCCTGACCGGGGGACTGACGGACGCGGAGCTCCGGTTGCTGGTCTCCATCGCGGTGCAGATGTGGAAGGTGCGGGGAACGGAGCTTGGGATCCAGACCATCCTGCGGACCATCCTCACAAACTTGGTCCGCGTCGACAATTGGTTTCGATTCCGAACGCTCCAGTACGAGTGGGAACTCGGGTGGGCGGACGCGGAGGACGTGGACCTCTGGCTCACGGACCGTCCGGAGATCCCTACCTCCGTGGCTCCGGACGCGGTCTCCTGGGACGCCGTGGGGGAGGTTCTCACGTTCGACTTCACCTCCCTCCTTCAGAATCGCGAGGTTGTCGGGGAGGGGCTCCACGGAACCTCGCGCGTGGTCCGGATCCTCTGCCTCCCGTCTCGGGAGACGGCGGAGGAGGTCTGGACGCTGGGGACGTCCGGGAACCTCTCCGCGGCCGTGGCGGGGCGGATGGGTCAACACGGGACGCCGTCCACCAACCCGCGGGACTACCGCGGCGGGACGGACCTGGCGGAGTTCACGTCCGACGTGCGGGTGATGGATGACGGGACCACCAACCGGACGTTCGTGGAGAACCTGATCCGCGTCATGCGGCCGGCGCTAGAGAGGTACTTCATCAGGTACGTGACGTTCATCGAGGACTTTCGGGACCCGGACTGGACATCGGTCAGCGGGGGAGCGGTTTTTGACAACGACGCCGGGACGGTGGAACTCTTCCACGCGGCCGCGGTGAGCGCAATCACGTCGAACGAGACCGGGGACGCGGACTGGGAGGACTACCTGGCGCGGGCGCAGTTCAAACTGGAGCTGCAGGAGGCGGGGAAGTGGGGGGAGCTTCGGTTCTTCCAGGCGGACGCTAGCAACTTCTACGCCCTCCGCTTGGCGCCCACCGGAACGCTTGGCGTGACGTACTCGTTCGATGTGGTGGTTGCGGGGGCGCGGTCCGTTTTGGCATCCGCGGAGCTCCCGGTCTGGCACCAGAACGTGGACTACACGCTCCACGTCGACTCGGAGGGTGCTGGGAGGTTTCAGGTGTTTCTGGACGGAAACTACCTCATGGAGGTTGCGGACGGGACCTTTGTCAAGGGGGGCGTGGGGCTGGCCTGTGAGATTGGGCAGCGGTTGACATCCACCTACGTGGAGGTGGCGGAGAACCCAATGACGTCGGTCCGCGTTGGACCGCCAATGAGTAGCGGTTAGGAGAGGTCAAATGGCAACTGGAAATAAGCGGACCAACTTCAGCGGCAAGCGCCACATGCCGCAGCAGCGGGTCAAGGACACCTTCTTCGACTACCTGGCAAACGAGATCTGGGACACGGCGCGGAGGATCTGGGCGGACCGGCGCGGGGTCTTCGGGGAGGCGATCCTCCAGGGGGACGGGAACGACAAGTTCAAGGTCTCCAACGTCCCGATCGACTGCCTGGACGGGGAGGGTCACATCCTGACGTGCAGCGTCGCCACGGCGCAGGGGATCCAGTTCGAGAACACGGTGAGCGTGGTTTACCACGCGGGGATGCACCACTGCCTGGTTCCGTCCCTGGTCGCGCGGAACCCGCGGACCGGGATCCTGTTCTACGACCTGTTGGAGGACTGCGTCGGTCTCTCCGGGGTCCCGAACACCGTCCTCCAGGCGGGCGGGAGTATCACGGTCACGGTCGACTCCGTCTTCGAGACGGGGGTGTCTCACGCCGGGAGGAAGGTCAGCGTGTGGTTGAACCTCCCCAAGTCCACAAACGAGGCGGTGGCCATCGAGCGGGACCTGACCGTGGAGTTCACGGGCGGGAAGAACGTGGTTCACACCGGCGGCCTCCTTGGGCAGTCCACCGTCTCCACCAACGCGTCGGACTACGCGGTGGCGGCCACGGGCGTGACGGTTCGGCGAAACACGGACCTCCGAGCGGCGGACCCATACGCCTTCCTAGGGACGGTGACGGGCGCTGGCGCGGGAGTGACGCCGTCCGCGTTCGACGTCACGGAGCAGATCGACGTCACGTCCGGTCTGAACCCCACCCTGGACATCGCCTACGACGGCGGTCCAGGCGGAGGTCCAGGCGGGTCCGGGCGGGAGATCGTCGTCGACTCCGGGGCGGTGGAGCTCAACACCGTCCCAATTGGGGGCGCAAACGACACGGACGACGCGATGCACGCCCAGATGCGGCTCTCCAGGCTGGAGTCGACGGACTGGTTCCAGGCGCAGCTGCAGCTCCTGTGCGGGGACATGTCCCACGTCCCGATTGCGGCGCTCCAGCCGGTTCAGCACGTCGGGTCCCCGGAGGTCTGCGCGGCCGCAATGGCGGCCAACCTCTCCGGGACCAACCTCATCACGCTCACCGGGGCGAGCATCGACCTCACGGACCCGCGGGTCCGGACCAACAAGAAGCTCCACGCGGTGCTCCTGGAGGACTGCCCGCAGGCCGGGCTCTACGTGATCGACACGTTTGGCGCCAAGACGATCTACGTCAAGACGCTGGAGGACGGGGCACCCGCATCCTGGCCGGCGGGGACGGCCACCTGCCGCCTGATGGTCCCGCGGTTCACGCTTGGCGGGGCCTTGGTTCACCCCTCGGCGCTCAACTGGTGGCGCGGTCCGCTCTTCGTCCTCCGGGACGGGGACGGCGGTTCCGCCTCCCCGACGGACTTTCGGATCATGTCGGAGGGCGCCGGACGGGTGGTCATCTACGACAACTCGAAGACCGCGATGACCTCCTACTACGAGCCGCGGGAACTGGTGGTGATCAACCCGGCGGAGATCGGGCAGGACCTCCTGTGGCCGGTGAGGTTCCACCGATCCGTCCTCATCGACGGCGGGGACGTCCAGGGGACGGGCGGGGAGGAGGTGGCCTACGACCGGGACGGGCTCCGGATCTACGACGCGGGCGGGACGTTCGAGAACCGGGACACCGCGTTTGCGCTGGCCATCGACTTCGGGTTCCCGGAGGACATCCCCACGTACCACTCGCTGCCCACGTTCTCCCTGGAGACCACGGGCGCAATGAACCGCGGGCACCACTTCCGGGACGACTTCATTGCGTACCAGCTTGGGGCGTTCTCGACCCTGGGACCGTACACGACCACGCGGACGGGCGGTCGTGGGACGGCGACCATCTGTGATATCACGGACGGCGTGGGGTACGGTCACGGATGCGTGGAGCTTGTCAGCGGGAACCAAGCGGACGACGTCATCGAGGTGGCGCTAGACCCACTGGCGTTCAACCTGGACGCAGCGTTCGACTTCCGCTGGATGTACCGGGCGCGCGTGAAGCTAGCCGACCTTGGGGACGTGACGGCGGACCACGGGTTCTACAGATGCTCGGAGAACCGGGCGTTTTGGTTCAACCTGGTGGCGGGCGTGTGGTACGGAGCGTGGATCGAGCCGGGACCGGTGGGCCACGCCACCGCCGCGATCTGCGCCGCAACGGCGGACACATACCAGTGGTTCGAGATCTTCATCTCCTCGAGCATGGTCATCTGGACCGTGGAGCAGAAGGACCACGCGGTGGGGTCCTTCGGGTCGGAGTCCGCGGCCATCACCACCCTCAACGCGCAGGCCGGGGCGCTGGGGATCAGCTGCCGCGTCAAGACGGCGACGACCGCGGCAAAGACAATGCTGCTGGATTACTGGGAGGTGTGGGACCGGGAGGCCATCGTGGGACGTCACGGAGCTTCCCACAACTTGCAGCATCCGTAGAGGATAGGAGGATCAGATGAAGACTCAGAAGTTCAAGGTGACGTGCGGGGATCACATGTTCCCCCTGACGCTGGAGTTGGAGGCGCTGGTCGCGTTACGGACCCGGAGCTCCGGGTCACTCGCGTTGATGTGCCCCACATGCGCATCCGCGCTGGCGGTCACGGCGCGGAGTCTGCTGGATCTGCGCGCGGCGGAGGCGCACCGCGCCTCCACCGAGGTCCTGGCCGCCATCCTGGTGAAGGCGGTTGATGCTGAGAAACCCCCCACGGAGGACGCGGTGAGGAAGGAGGTGCGCATTGAGACGCTGAAGCTCCTGGATCGGAGCATCCTGAAGGTTCCGACGGGGTGCGTGCGCGCGCGAACGGAGATGACCCCACAGACCTGGTCTGGGAGGGTCGAGAGAAAAGCAAAGGAGAAGGGCAAATGAAGGTAAGAACCGTACTACTGAGCGTCGTCCTGCTCGTTGGACTCACCGGTCAGGTGAGTGGAAAGAAATCAGACGCCACCGCGGGGAAGGGCACGGTGAACAAGTCTACCTCCGGGAAGGTCACAAGCGTGGGGAAAGTCACGCTCACGGAGGTCACTTCGGAGAAGGTTACTCCCCCCGTCACATCCACATCCACGACGCGCGCGCAGTCAACGGTTCCGGCCGCGGAGGAACCCGCGCAGCAGAGGTGGTGGGAGTCCCTCCTGGTGGACCTGATCATGCTGGCGCTGGTGATCTTCGTCCCAAGCGTCTCCGCGCTGGCGTTCCTCCTCCTGCGGAAGCTGGGGATCAAGGTGGACCTCCAGAAGCTGGACAGCATTGCGACCTCCGCGGCCTCGTACGCAGAGCACCGGGCCAAGGCGGCGCTCAAGAGCGGGTTGCCGCCAACGCCCGGGGCCCAGAAGGAGAAGTGGGCCTGGGAGCTGGTGGACGCCCTGGACGCAAAGCTGAAGCTCAAGGATCTGGCGCGGGACAAGCTGCGCCTCCTCATCATGTCCAAGATCCCGGCGGCGGAGGCGGAGGCGGCCGTTGCGGTCAACACCTACGCCTACCGCGGCGAAACCAAGGAGGTGTGACGTGCCTTGGTGGGGGTGGATGCTGATTGGAGTTGGGATCTCCGGGGTGGTGGTCCTCGGCGTCTGGCTCCTCCTACCGCTCCGGAGGAAGGAACCAGCGGTGGACCGCGCCGGGATCCTGGAGTCCGAGAAGTTGCGCCTGGCGGAGGAGCGGGAGGCGGAGCGGCGCGGGCGGGAGGCGGCGGAGGCCGTGGCGCGGGAGTTGGAGGCGGAGATCCGCTCCATTGCGGACCTAAAGCGCAGGAAACTGGAGGAGCTAGATGCGCGTGAGTCGAAGACGTTTCGCGAGTTGGGTGACGATCCTGACGCTATCCTCACTCGCCTGGACGGCATCCTGGGCAAGGTCGGTTCCGGCGACGTCGGTCCGGACAAACCTTGAGGACCTCCGGCGCGTGAAGGTCGCGACCGGGGAACCCGCGCCGTTTGCGGGGATCCTCCTGACGCCGGCAGCGCTGGCCAAGTTGATCACGGAGCTCGAGGCGCGGGCGGCGCGGCTCTCCGTGGAGCTTGAGGCGGTCCGGAGGGAGGCGGCGGCGCGGACCTCCGCGGCGGCAAGGGCGGCGGACGCCGCGTTGACCGCGGAGCGAGGGCGGAGGGCGGCCGTGGAGGGGGACCTCCTGAGACGCTCGGCCCTCTACGAGAAGGCGCTGGATCGACTCTCCGCGTCTGACCCCTGGTACAAGTCCGGTTACCTGACGATGGGTCTGGGTCTCCTCATTGGAGGGGGAATCTGCGCGGGCGCAGCGGCGGCGGTTCACTGAGGATTCGATGCGGGGGGCGGACGGTTGGGTTGCGAAACAATAACCGCTCTCAACGGGTGATGCTCCCTCCGTCCGCTCCCCCCAATTTACCCGCATCTTGACTGCGCAAAATTCAAACCGTAGTGGTAGAAACGTAGAGGAGGACAACGCGTGGAACCTCTCCTGACGGGTCTCCTGAAGTCCGGCGCTCCCTGGGGACTCCTCTGCGCGGTCCTGGTTCTGGCGGTGGCGGCGCTCTGGAGGCGGGTCACTCAACTCTCAGACAAGCTGTACGACCTGGCAACCACTCAGGTGAAGGCAAACTCCGAGGTTCACGGGACCTTGTCCAACGCCCTGAAGGAGTTGGAGGAACTGCGGAGGATGTTCAAGTGAAGCGGGACCCTCGAGACGACACGGAGGTGTACTCCCTTGGGACCATCCTGGTCAAGATGAGGGCAACCACGCGGGAGTCCCTGGAGGCGGTCCTCCGGGAGCAGTCCCGGATGACGGAGGACGAGCTCGTCGGGGCGCTCCTGGTCCGAGCGGGGATCATCACGGAGGAGCAGCTCGAGGTGGCGCTGTCCGCGCAGGCGGGGTTGAGGTCCAGCAAACCCCACGTGCGCGCCCTGGCGGCGGCGGACCTGGCGTGTAGATCCTCCGAGAAGGTTCGCTCCCTGGCGGGACTTCTTCGGCGGGCGGTGAGTGAGGTTCGGAAGAAGCGGACGGGGGAGGAGTTCCCGGCGGTTCAGATGCTGGGGAAGAAGGACACTCAGTAACAGATGTTCCACCCCTAGGAGCTCGTTTGCCCTAGCCTCGCGTCGTTTGAGTGAGCGCACAGGCGGCCTAGGGGTGGGGTTTTTCCCGGGAGGTGAGATGAGCGCGCACGGCGTCGTTGTCATCGGGTTCTACGCGGTCCTGGTGTACCTCCTCTACAGATCGTGGAGGTGACGAATGCGGAGCTCAGACAGGGTCAACTTGATCGGGAAGGTTCAGGATCTGCTGCGGGAGAACCTGGAGTTGCGCTCCAAGATCCTGAAGTTGGAGGGCATCAACATGGAGCTGCGTTCCCGCTTAACCGAACTGGATCGGAAGTTGACCGCGGAGGACTGGGCGGCGGAACCCACGGCGCGGGACGCCACTCGTCCGGTCGTTCGAGTGACGCCAATCGACCGCGGACCAAGTGACGAGGAGCCGGAGTGAATTCAACGTACTTCTTTGGGGAGTTGACGCTGCACCCACCGGAGGGAAGCCGTCTCGACCTACTGTGCTCTGAGATGCGGTGCGAGTTCCCAAGGTTGACAATGCAGCGGAAGTCAGATCACTGGTACTGGCGATGGGTCGCCGCGTTCCTGAGGGTGATCACCCTCGGTAAGCAGGGGGCGTTCCTGACGCGTTTCACCACCACGGTGGGGATGCACCTGGCGTTTGGGTCGAATGAGTTGGAGGACGTGACCAAGATGCCGGTGGGTTGGGACGCCAGGTTGTGGGCGACGCTCCTACATGAGAGGCGGCACCTGCGGCGCTTCAAGCGGTTAGGAGTTCTCCTTGTCACCTTAATCTACGTGTTCGGACCTCTCCCGGTGGGGTTGGCGTGGGGGCGAGCGTGGTTCGAGCGAGAGGGGTACCTCGAGACGCTGCGCGCCTGGTTCGTCACAAACCCGGCCTGGGCCAAGTCCGCTGAGGCGCGGGAGTGGTGGGTCAAGCAGTTCATCGGGCCCAACTACCTCTGGGCCTGGCCGTTCCGACGGCACGTGGAGGGGTGGTTCGACGCGGAGTTGATCAGACTTCAGTTGGGAGGGGACGTCTGGCGGTGAGCAACGCAAGTAAGGAGGAGGCCGAGATGACAGAAGAGGACACCACCGTTCAGGAGCCTAGCAGGCGCTACGGGCGCTTGTTGGCGTACACCCTAGCCTACGCCCTGGCTGCGCTTCCGGGCGTCTTTGCGGCGGTCCAGGGACGCTACGCGGCATCCAGGGAGACGGTCTCGAAGGTCAACGCGGAGAAGGGGAGGGAGGTCTCCCAACTGCAGGAGTGGGCGAAGGCCAGCCGGGCGGACCTGGACGCCGTGGCCAAGTCTTGTGAGGCGCGGACGGACAAGCTCCGGGAGGAGGTCCAGCGCTGGCAGGCGGAGACCACCCGCGCACTCCTCGAGCTGGCAAACGCGCGGCGTTTCCGAGCCTCCACCAGGGCGGCGCTGGAGCGGGAGCCGGTGGTCAAGTCCCTGCCTCCGGCGCGTCCGGCGTTGCGGAAGTTGCCCAAGTTTGCCCCGCCGTCCACCTCCCTCGAGCAGACGGAGCGGCGCATTCTCCCTTAATTCCTGACATGAAGACGTTGACAATCGAGGTTGGTTCCCACTTCTGCCTCAAGAAAGCGGACGTGAAGGCGGCGGGACTCCTCCGGGAGCTCCGGGAGGCGTTCGAGCACGACAATCCGGACTTCTGGAAGAAGACTAAGATGGGTTTCTGGGCGGGTGAGACGGAGCGGCACCTGACGCTCCTCAGGGTGGACGACTCCAGCGTCCAGGTGCCTAGGGGAGGGTGGGCCAAACTCAAGCGGATGCTGGAGCGAGCGGAGGTTGCCTGGCAGTTCGTGGACGGGACCGTCTCCGGGACCGGTTCGTTGGGGTTGACGTACCGGACGCCGGGTGAGTGGGCACTTGGTCCGGATCAGCGGAGCGCGGTGAAGGCGCTGGTCCGCGGGCGTCAGGGGATCCTCCTCGGGGTATGCGCATCTGGGAAGACGGAGGTGCTTCTATCCGCCATATCCCAGATCGACGAGCGGACGCTGGTGGTGGTCCACACGGAGCGGATCATGTCAAACTGGGTCCGAACCGCGGCGGAGCGGTACGGGATCCGGGAGCGTGACGTTGGGGTGCTCCACGGGAAGGAGAAGCGGGAGCGAAACTTGACGGTTGGGATGGTCAGAACGGTCCTCAACCGCCTGCGGGCGGATCCCAAGTGGGCCGGCACGTGGGGGTGCGTCGTATTAGATGAAGCTCACCACTGTCCAGCGAGCACCTTCTCCGAGCTCATCTCGGCCTTCCCGGCGCGGTTTCGACTGGCGGCCACCGCCACGCCCAAGCGGAAGGACGGGAAGGAGCCTTTATTTTATGACGCGTTTGGCGTGGAGTCCGTACCAAAGCGCGGTGGCGGGAGCACGTGGGGACCGCGCACCCTGTTCGAGATCCGGGACGCGGACCTGGATCACTACGGTCGGATCGTCCCGGTGGACGTGGTGGTGGTCCCGACGGACTTTTGGTTCGACCTGAATCTGGAGGAGTACCTGGAGGACGAGGGGTGGGAGCGGGAGGAGCGGGAGACCGGAGCGGCCTCCGTCCGTCGGTGGGCAAAGCAAGTGAGATTCTCCGGTTCCCTGAACACGTACGCGGACATGTTGGATGGTATTGTCAAGAACGACCAGCGTCGGGCGCGCGTCCTGGCCTACCTCCTGCCGGAGATCCGGGCGGGACGGACCTGCCTCCTACTGGCGGATCGGCGGGAGATGTGCCTCGAGATCCAGGCGTGGCTCAAGCGGCGGGGGGTGGACGCCGGGCGGCTCATGGGCGGTCTGGACAGCAAGGACCAGGATCGGACGGCGGACGGCCTGGAGGACGGGACCCTCCGCGTGGCGGTGGGGACGACGGTGGCGGACGAGGGCATGAATATTAAGCGTCTGGACCGCGGCTTCGGGTTGACGCCGGCGGCCTCCAACGCGGGACGGCTGACGCAGCAGACCGGGCGATTCAAGCGGCGACATCCGGACAAGGTGGATGCCGTCTACTTCTACTTCTGGGACCGGCGGATCCGCGGACTCCGGGGGCACGCTCGGGCAATTCTAGCGGCCATCCAGGCGCCCCACCGGGTCTGGTTCTCGACGGAGCCGGGGGAGCGGGTCCAGCTGACGCAGGAGCTCCTGCGTCAGCTCGAGGAGGTGCGGAAGTGAGGGACCTCATCCTGCCCGTCGAGGAGCAACCCGGGGAGCTCTCCTTTGTCCGGGGCGGTTGCCTGCACTGCCAAGCGGATCTCTCCTGGAGCGGGACGCCGTTCGTGAGCGAGAACCGTCCGCTACGCTGCCCAAGGTGCGGGACGGAGCACCTGGTGGACCTCTCCGCCAACGGGACGCGGGTCAAGGTGCGCCTTCCGCGGAACTGCGACGCCTGGTTCGAGGTGGAGAGCTCCAACGTGGCGGCCGTGGGGGCGCGCGGTCCGGACCTGATTGTCAGGTTCCGGAGCGGCGGGAGCTCGTCGGAGTACCTGTACGTCGGCGGCGGGGATCTCCTCCCGGAGTTCCTGCGGGCGGAGAGCAAGGGTCGATTCTTCCAGGAGCGGGTCCGCTCCCTCCTGACCGTCAACCTGAGTCTGGAGAAAAAGGAAACCCGACCGTGAGGTGTGTCGGCCTCCCGGTCGGGTCCTTCCTCACCGTGAGGACCACGGTTGCGTGAGTGGGTGGTACGGTAGCAGATCCCCGCACCCGCGTCTACTGGTTGGTTGAACCGCAAAGGAGCGAGCAATGAAGGAGCGAGCAATGAGGGCGGAGGACTACACCTTCAGCATGATCCCGGATCCGCTGGCGGCAACCAAGCGGGTTGGAGGACCCGCAAAGCGCGTCTGGACGTGCATCTACAGCTGGAGGCGGATGGGACGGGAGCAGTGGAAGCTCACCGGGCAGCGACTCTCCCGGATAGTCAACATTGATCGACGCCACCTCCAACGCACCGTGGAGGAACTCGAGGAGGCCGGCCTCCTCGAGTACCGAGTCATCACCCAGCGGAACGGGAGCAAGCGGACGGAGTACCGGGACCTCTGGCCCGGCTGGCTCTCGAAGGAGGGCGCCCGCTTTCTCCTCGCTCAGTGCATTGGCAGCGGATCCGACGAGGACGAGGACGCGTTTGAGAGGTGCGGATCCGAAGAAGTTTGTACAGTACCCCATACAGTAGAAGAGGAAGAAGTTTGTATAGTACCCCATACAGTAGCAAAAGAGCGAAAGACCCCATGTTCCAACGGTGCGCCGACCATGTTCCATGGGGTCTCCAACCATGTTCCGACGGGGCGCACCATTAAGAGTCCTTCCCGGGAGAGCCCTTCTTCTCTTTCTCCTGAAGGAGAAAGTGAGGAGAGTTCATATTTGGACGATTCCGCGGAATCGTCCAGATTTGAGGGGGACCCCACATCCACGGGGACCGTGAACCTCGATGACGATTCCCCGGAGGCTCGGGACGTCCTGGAACTCCAGAGGGTCCAGCGGGCGGAGCGTCGGGAGGCGCTCATGAAGCGTCCTCGAGTGAGGAAGGTCACCGAGGTCAAATCTGGGGAGGAGTTCCGGAACTCCCCCAGCTCCAGGCCGGAGTGGAACGCCTGGCGGGATAAGAACGTCACCGCGTGGACCGGTAGGGACCTCGTTGGCTTCTGGGTCTGCAGGTTCCGGGAGGTTCGGGGGGCGGAGGATCCGGACTTTAGCGCGGCCTCCCTCTCCGTGGGGTACGCTCCCGCGGCCATGCGGTTGGTCAAGCAGTTCGTGAGCCTCAACCTTGGGAGCGCGGTCAAGTACCGGGACTTGGTGGAGAGGGTCCTCGCCGAGGCGGAGGCTCTAGGGAGACCGGTCTCCCTCCGCTATTGGTTTGGGACGCCCTCGAACCCGCGGACCCTTGCATCCCTGGATAAGGGGAAGGGAGGGCGGGAGATGTCTCCCGCGGAGAGGAACGATCTGGACGGGGCGAATCTGGAACTCCACGAGCGGCGCGGCCGGGAGTGGTATGAACGTCAGTTGGAGAAGGATCGGGAGGATGCGGCAGTTGGACGCTGAGGCGCTGCGGAAGTTTATCACTCGGACGGGTTGCCCGCGGGTCTTCGCGGATCTCGAGGTCTCCGACATGGAGGGGGACGCCGCGTACCAACGGGTGCTGATCCACGTTGGGAATCTAGCGGAGGAGCGGCTCGCCTCCCGGGACTTCCTGCGTCGTCCGATCTACCTGCGCTTCACCGGGGCGTTTGGGAGCGGAAAGACGCGCCTGGCGTGCTGGACACTCCGGCACGCCTACCTGGGGATGCTCCCCATCTGCAACGCCGCGGTCAACCCGCTATTTGTGAAGGCAAGTGACCTGGTGGAACTCCGCTTCCAGAAGCGGTTTGGGGAGGCAGACGAGGACGACGAGCGGGCGTCTGCGGTTCGGGACCGTCTCTTCAGCTCCGCGTTCCTAGTGATCGACGACGTCTCTCGAGTGGCCGGTTACCGCGGGGAGGAACTCTTCGTGGAGCACGTGGTGGAGCGGCGCTGGGAGGACCTCCGCTCGACGGTCCTGACCATGAACTCCAACAACTCTCTCAGCGTCAGGTTTGCAGACTTCCTTAATTACTTTGATGAGTTACCACTGGTTGGGGGGAGCAGGAGGGCGCGTGACTAAGGAGTCATCAGAGCGACTGATCCTGGACGTCCACGTCGAGAACGAGCAGGTTGTCCTGGCGGCCGTCATCCTCGACCCGGGGACATTTCGACGGGAGGTCCCCGGTCTCCGCCTGGAGTGGTTCAACTCCCCGAACCACCGAGACATCGTCCGGACCCTCCGGCAGATCCTCCGGGGCGGCGGCGCGTACGCGGCGGACACGGTCGTTCACCTCTCCAACGGGGCGGTCAAGCTCGAGTACCTCCGCGGACTGGAGGACAAGTTCTCACCCCTCCCGGCGGAGAACTTCTCGATGCATTTGGGCATCCTCAAGCGGGACTCCGCCAAGTTTGCCGCCAACACTCCCTTCACGGCGCTCTACGGGGACCTGGACGACCCCCACGCGACGCCGGAGGAGGCGGCGGGGCACGCCCTCGACGTTCTGAGGTGCCTCCGCGGCGGGATTGCCGGGGAGGCGCGGGTCAGACGCGGGCGGGCGCTCCGGGAGGAGTGGTTCTCCGACCTGTCCGACGTGCGGACGGGGAAGGACGTCAACTTTGTGCCGACCCACTTCTCGGAGCTGGACGCCTTCCTCTACGAGGGGCTGCGCCCGGGGCGCGTGGTCGTTGTCGCCGGTCGCCCGGGGATGGGGAAGAGCACCTTCTGCTCCAACCTCACGCGTCGGCTGGGGAACCACGGTCGCCGGGTCCTCTCCGTTCCGGTGGAGGCGGGGACGATGTCCGTGGTGGAGCAGATGGCGTGCGCTCGAGCGCAAGTCGCGGCGGAGAAGGTGATCAAGACACCTCACCTCCTGACGGACCTGGAGATGATGAGTCTGCGGGCGGCGGCGAAGCTCATCCTGGACAGCGAGTACCTGGTCTTTGACGACGAGGTGGCGAACCTGGATGAGTTGGAGCTCCGGGTGGAGGAGGAGAACTTCGACGTGGTGATCCTGGACCTGTTTGAGTACCTGATTCAGGGGGAGGTGGACGCCGCGCGGGTGACGGAGGACCTCCGTCGCCTGAAGAAGCTGGCTAAGCGCCGGAGGTTTGCCGCCGTGGTAGTCCAGCAGATCCGGCGCATCAAGCGGGTCAAAAACCCGAGACCGCAGCTCCATGAGCTCAAGAATTCCGGTGGGTACGAGGAGGTGGCGGATCTGGTCCTGCTCCTCCATCGTTCGAAGTATTACGACCCGGACTCCGAGGACTCGGACGTGCTTGAGATCAAGGTGGCCAAGCAGCGGCGGGGACCCCAGAACGTGACCGTGGGGTATGAGTTTGAGCCGGAGATCTGCCGGGTTGGCAAGTTCACAACGGACCACTCCGGGGGGCGCGGGTGAGCTCCCGGCGGGAACTCGAGCGGGAGCAGCGCCTGCTGCGTCACCTCGATCTGGAGGAGGTCCTGGAGGAACTTGGCCTGGAGGTCCTCTGGCGCAACGGGTCCGACGCGTACCTACTCTGTCCGGACCCAAATCACGTGGAGGGCAACCCGTCGTTCCACGTCTGCGTGGAGGACGTCTACGACGCGCGCGGACGGGCCCATATTGGCTGGTTCAACTGCTGGAGCCATCCCGGTGGGGACCTGCGCTCACGCAGCTTCCTGGAGCTTGTGGCGCGCGTCAGGAGTGACGTTTGGGGTGAGGACCGGTGGCCAACGGAGGAGGAGCGGGGGGCGGCGGCTAGTTGGCTCCGGCGGAAGTTTGTCCGCGGCGGGGACGCTCAGTCCGACGAGGACGCCCGGATGACTCCGCTGCGTCGGCGGGACGCCTTCCGTCGGCAGGTGGACTGGCGGGAACTACTCTGGCCGCCGAACTTCCCAATCCGACGCGCGCGGAGGGAGTTCCGGGACTACCTACTGAGGCGCGGTGTCTCCCTCGAGCGGGCGGAGGAGCTGGACGTTCGTGCGGTCCCGTCGTCCGGTGAGGTACTCCGCGGTGTGCTTCGGGAGACGGCGCCGGGCGTGCTGTTCCCGATCTGGGAGGGTGGGAAGCCGGTCAACTGGTACGTCCGTTCGATCTTCAAAGTTCCGTCCAGGGTGAAGGGGAGGTACTGCCCGGGCCTCCCGTTTGTCAAGGACGCCGGGATCATCTGGGCGCCGGACGGCGTGGACGACACCCGTCCGGTGGCGCTTGTCGAGGGAATCTTCGACGCGGAGCGGGTCCGGGCGGTGATCCTCCGGAATCCGGGGCTTTCTTTCGTTCCAATGAGTAATGTGGTGGCGGTCCTCGGTGGGAGGATCTACCCTATGCAGGCGCGACGCCTCCGAACGGTCCCCGCAATCCTCCACCTGGCGGACGGGGACGCCGGCGGACTGAACCTCTTCGAGACGGTGGAGGGGGAGCTTGGCAGGTTCACTAGACTTGAACTCCGGCAGATGCCGGAGCGGGCGGATCCGGGGGATGCCCCGGAGGACGCGATCCTGGCGGCGCTCAGACCACCGGAGGACGTACAGCTGGTTTCGGTGCGCTTTCGGGTCCCACCGCGGAGGACCGCATGATGATTGACAACGGATCCGTCGTTCAGAGGGTTCCAAATCGGGCCTTCGTGGGGATACCGGAGATTGCCCGGAAGAAGGGCGTTTCGCGCGTGGCCGTGCTCTACGCCATTCGGACCGGGAAGCTCCGGGCGCACCGGACGCCGGGCGGGCGTCAGTGGTTGATCCACGTGGACGACGCTCGCGCGTACATCTCCACCCCGGTCCGCGGGCGCGCCTCGTAAACCACCCTCGTAAACCACCCTCATAAACCCTACTTTTAACCGGTGAGAAGAAGATGCACCTCCCCTCATTTTTCCTCTGGACAAATTGTTTCTATCTGGTAAGATGATACATGAACACGGAAGTCCCAGAAAGGAGTCCGAAAATGAGGAACTGGAGCACCTACCAAGAGGAGATCTTCACCGCGGTCGAGACGATCCACGCCGGCGGGCGGGACCTGGTGGTCTTGGCGCGCGCGGGGACCGGGAAGACCACGACCGTGATCGAGGCGGTCATCCGCTACTGCCGGAGGAACGTCGGGCGGAAGGTCCTCACCTGCGCGTTTAACGTGAAGAACGCCAAGGAGCTGGACGCCCGTCTCCAGGAGGCCGGTCTGGACTGGAAGACCGCTTCCGCCAAGACGCTAAACGCCGTGGGTCTCGCCACGGTTCGGAAGGCGTGGGGGAAGGGCGTGCAGGTTGACGCCAAGAAGGGCAAGGAGGTGGCGAAGGAGGCGTGTCGTCAGCTGGCGGCGGTTGCGCAGCGGGTCATCACTCCAGCGGGGAAGGTCCAGCGTCTGGCCACGTTGGCCAAGATCACCCTGATGGACCCGGCGGACCTCGACTCGATTGAGGATCTGGCGCGGAGGTTCGCGGTGGGCGACGAGGACGCGGAGGTCGACGCGCTGGCCAGGCTCGCCGCCCGGGCCATGGAACTCTCCGCGGAGGACCGCTCTAGGGTCGACTTCGACGACCAACTCTGGTTTCCGCATCACTTCAGCCTCACGCCCTGGCAGCACGACCTGGTGGTGGTGGACGAGGCTCAGGACATGAACCCGTCCCAGCTGGCCCTGGCCCGGAAGTCCGTGAAGCGGGGCGGGCAGCTCATCGCCATCGGCGACGATCGCCAGGCCATCTACGGTTGGCGCGCGGCGGACAGCGGCTTCCTCTCCCGGATGGTCGAGGAGCTGAACGCCCGCACCCTCCTCCTCCCCCGCACCTACCGCTGCGGGACCTCCATCGTCACGGAGGCCAAGCGTCTTGTCCCGGACTACGAGGCGGACGTGAGCAACCCCCCGGGGATCGTGAGGAGCACCTCCTCCGCGAAGATGCTGGTTGAGGTTGTCCGCGGGGACTTCATCCTCTGCCGCGCCAACGCTCCCCTCCTCCCCATCTGCCTCGAGCTGCTCCGGAATCGGATCCCGGCGGCGATTCAGGGGCGGGACATCCTGGGTCAGATCCTGGGGATGATTGACAAGTCACAGTGCGTCACCACGGCGGACCTGGCCGACTGGCTCCATGACTACGAGACGAGGGAGCGCGGGAAGTTGTTGGATCAGGACGCGGAGGAGGACCTCCTCCAGGCGCTGTCCGATCGCTGCGCCTGCCTTCGAGCCCTGATGCCGGAGGCGGACAGCACGGCGGAGCTCAAGGAGCGGTTGGACGAGCTGTTCTCGGACACGGACGACGCCTCCCGCGTGACCCTCTCCACGGCGCACCGCGCCAAGGGACTGGAGCGGGATCGCGTGTGGCTCCTCCGGGACTCCTTCCGGGAGGGCGGGCAGGAGAGCAACTGCCTGTACGTGGCAATTACCAGGGCGCGCAGTGAGCTGGTCTACGTTTCCTGATCACTTGGACGGGGGAGGAGGTGAAAATCCTCCTCCCCTCATTTTCTCCTGGACATTTTGTTTCTACATGGTAATATGAGAGTATGAACAAAATAACGAACAAGAAGAAGCTCACCGACCACCAGCTCCGTTACCTTCGCCGCCTTCGTCGCGGGGAGCGGGACTTCCCGGCATCCGCCAAGATGCGGGACGCCCTCCACTCGCTTGGTCTCTTGACGCTGGAGCCGGGCGGGCCATCCACCCTTCGGGACGTCTTGACTCCCGCCGGGGAAGCGGCCGCGGACGCGGGGATGCCGGCGAGGGTGCCGTCATGAAGCGCAGGGTGAAGACGTTGGCTCCGGTTGGGAAACCCAAATATATCGGATACATCCGAGTGAGTACAGAGGAACAAGCGCGGGAGGGGGTCTCCCTGGAGGCGCAGCGGAGGAAGGTTGAGGCGTACGTCTCGTTGGTCGACGGGGAGCTGGTGGACGTGCTCTCCGACGCCGGGCTCTCCGGGAAGAACCTGGAGCGGCCGGCGCTCCGTGAGGCGCTGGACCGCGTGGAGGCGGGGGAGGCGGACGCCCTGATCGTCTACTCCCTGGATCGGCTCTCCCGCTCGACGCTCGACTTCCTGTCCGTGATTGCGCGCCTCCGGGACGCCGGGCGTGGCTTTGTTTCCGTTCGGGAGCAGATGGACACCTCCACGCCTCACGGGCGGTTCACCATGACAATCCTGGCGGCGCTGGCGGAGATGGAGCGGGAGATGATCGTCTCCCGCTGCCGGGAGGCATCGACGCTCCTAAAGCGGACGGGGCGGGTCTACGGGCGGACGCCGTTTGGGTTCTCCCGGGAGGGGGATCGTCTGACGGTGGACGTGGATGAGAGCGCGTCCCTCGCCGTCATCGAGGACCTCCGGGCGGGAGGGGTCTCGTACGGTGGGATCGCGGAGGAGCTGAACCGCTACGGGGTGCCACCAAAGCGCGGATCCCGGTGGTACGCGTCCTCTGTTCGCTCGGTTCTCCTGACCTCCGCTTCCCTTGCTGCTGAGTGATTCTAAGCTCATGTGGGATGGTTGTTTTTCTCTTTACTTATTGGTAAGGTCGTGATAAGCCGGGGAACTCGATTGGACCCCCCACCAGGAGAATCGGATGACCCCAGATCTTGCTCTGAGTACTTACCGTGCGGATCCTAGTAACTTGAATTTTAGAAAAGTTGCGGAGATTTATAATCCTTGGCTCCATACAACGGGACTGCGGACGCTCCGTGAGTTCCCTAGTCTACACCCGGGAAATGACCTGGATGACGTCGTGAATGAGGGACTCCACGCAATCTCCCGGAACGCCAGGCGATTCGTCTTCTTCTGCGGCTCCTGCGGGGACGTGTTCCTGTACTCCGCGGATCTCCGGGCGCACGCCCTCCTGAAGCACTCCGTCCGCGGTCCCGCGGAGCTGGTCAGCATTGGGACGTTCTGTGAGTGCGGGGCCAGGATGACGATGCGGCGCGCGGCTCGAAACGTACTGACCCCGGAGATCCCGGAGGCGGAGGTGGAACTTGGGGGGGACGACTGGTCTGAGGATCTGGCGCTTCTCAACCTGCTTGTCAAGCGGGCGGAGGCGCGACTCTCCGAGGGTGCGCGTGCCGTCTTACTCCGCGTGCTCTGCGAGGGTTGCGCGGACGTTCACCCAGATCATCGCTGGAGGAGTGTTCGCGCGGGGGTGGAGGAGGTTGCATCTGCACTCTCCTCATTTGGACTACTGAGAGATGTGAGATAAAACGGAGGACGTGATGAGCAAGTTGAAGAAGGAGAAGGGCAAGGGCAAGTTGAAGAAGGAGAAGGCGGAGGAGAAGGCGGAGGAGAAGGCGGAGGAGAAGGCGGAGGAGAAGGCGGAGGAGAAGGCGGAGGAGAAGGCGGTTGAGGAGGAGGTGTCGACACCTGGCATCGACGGTCCAAAGTGGAAGCTCATGAACCTGGCCGGTCTGAGTGAGTCCACCAAGGAAGTCCTGAAGTTCAAAGCGAGCAAACGGACGCTCAAGGGCGCGTACGAGGAGGTTCTTGCGTACCTTCGCGGAAGGAACGTCGAGTTGCCCTACAACTGCGGGAGGTGCAACGCGCCGATTGACGCTGAGATGGGCCAGTGCTGGGCGTGCGGCTCCGCGTTCTCGGATTCTACTGGGGAGGGGGAGCCGGAGATCTCCTTCACGGAGCTCAAGGAGCGCGCAAAGCGACTTGGGATCGAGGTGAAGGGGAAGGATCCGGCAACGCTGGTCGGTGAGATCGAGGCGGCGGAGGCGCGGCGACGCGCGTCTAGCAAGGCCAGAGACGCCGACCTGGTGGGGATCGAGGCGGTTCAACTGAACCTGAAACTGGTGGAGCTGATGGGGGATCGCTGGCGCCCGCGAGTGAGTAATCAGTACACCACCTACTCGGATCCCAACGGAGTTCGCAGGATTGCCGTCATTACGAAGGGGTTGGTGGTTCACTTCTCCGTTGATGACGGGTTCCTGGACGGGATCAACGGCCTGGTGTTCCTGACAAAGGAGGACCGGCGAAAGAGACATTACGGGAGGACCAACTACATCTACAACGGGGACATCTCCAAGGACGTCCTGGAGATCTGCAAGAAGGTCCTCAGGCACTACAGGTGAGTGATGGACACCTTGGTCCTTGGGTTGGGGCCCGTTGGGCTGCTGACCTCCTACATCAAGAAGGTCCCGTGCGTTGGGGAGCAACTTGGGGGGGACGCTAGGCTCCGGCGCTTGGTCCCAACCGTCATATGGTACTCTCCGGCGACGTCCGGGATCCTCCAGGAACTGGAGCTCTCTCAGGAGGTGGAGGAGGTCCGGTTTGGTTTCTGGGGTCCGCGTGGTATAACGCAGGACGTCACACCAACGGAGCGGGCGGAGTACCTCCGTCGGAGTGGACGTGACCCCGCAGCGGAGTTGACCTCCGCAATCTCCTCCGGGGCGTCTGGATCTCTACTGGGCTACAAGGTCACCGTTGAGGAGCTCTGCGCCGCGCTGGGGGCGCGTTGTGACGTCAGGGTGGGGAAGGTCTCGGGTATTCTACCGGACCTGCTTGAAGGGCGCGTGCGCGTTCAGGCGACGTGCGGGGAGCTACTCCCGGACCTCCTGATCAACACCCTCCCGGCGCCGGTGTTCGATAAGCTCCTCCGCGGGGAGTTCACCACGCGGCCGTGGTGCGCCGGGTCGAAGTGGTTCATCGAGGGGCTGTCCTGGTCCGCTCTACTCCGGGAGGCGCGGGACTCCGGCCTTCGGTGGCTCTACGTGTCGGATCCGTGCGTCCCGTTTGACCGGGTGACAATCCGTCCGCACGGGTTCTCCTACGAGTTCAACTCACAACCTCCTACCTGGTTCTGGGATGACGTCGTTGGGGAGGTTGTTGGTCCGCTACCGCTTCAGGTGCTTGGGGATCCGCGGGCGGCGATTGAGTTCGGTGGTCTCGTTCGGCACGTTGGTCGGATGGCCAGGTGGGATCATAGGATACGGATCCACAACGTGGTTGATGAGGTGGTCTATGTCTGAGGCGTTCAAGGACCTTCTGGCGCGGCAGCTCGAGTTCAACCTGCGCTTCTTCGCGGACCGGGGCCTTGGGGACGTCCGCCTCCTCTCCGCGCGGGATCGGGTGGAGTGGACGAAGCAGTTCATCCTCCACGTAGAGGGGGAACTTCATGAGCTTCTAGGGGAGACATCCTGGAAGATGCACCGCCCGTCGCGGGATGAGGCTGTCCGCTCTAATGTTTTGGAGGAGTGGGTCGACTGCTTCAAGTTCCTCCTCGGGCTGGCGAACGTCTGGGACTTCTCCGCGGCGGAGATCGAGGCGGAGTTCCACCGGAAGACATCCGTGGTCGAGTACCGGTACGGGATGGAGCAGCGCCTGCGCGCCATCCGACCCGGGGTCGACCACTTAGTTGGCGTGGACATCGACGGGGTCCTCTCGGACTACCCCGACGTGTTCTGTGAGTGGGTCTGCCAAACCGTCCCGGAGTTCTCCTTCGAGAAGCGGGGGGACCTGCCCTTCCTCTCCACGCTCCGGGAGGAGCTTGGGTCGAAGCGATACCGCGAGCTGAAGGACCGCTACCGGGAGAGCGGGGCGAAGCGGTCCCAGCGGGTCCGCCCGGGCGCGAAGGCGCTCCTCGACGGGCTCCGCGCGGCGGGGTTCTCCGTCATCCTCCTCTCCGCGCGGCCATACTGGCGCTTTTCACGCATCTACGCGGACACGCTGGAGTGGCTCGCTGAGAACGGGCTCCGGCACGACGCGGTCCTCTTTCACCCGGAGAAGCACCGGAAGATCTTGGAGGACTTTCCCGGGCTCCTGGCGATGGTGGAGGACGACCCGGTTGTTGCTGCGGAGATGGTCTCCGTGGGGGTATCCGTGGTTCTTGTGAGTAACCAGCTGAACGAGCGTCAAGAGGTTCCGGGCGCGGTGCGCGTGGCCGGTCCTATTGAGGCGCTTGAAGCAATCCTTGAGATTGCGTTGAGGAGAGTGAGAAAGTGAGTGACAGAGCGGAGAAGATCAGGGAGATGCGTCGGAGGATGGGGACGCTTCCCCACCAGGCGCCGAAGGTCAGCACGCGGTTCTTCCGCGGGGTGGAGGGGATCCAGGTTTCCCTCATCGACGGTCCGGTGAACCCGTATCGGGCGATCTTCACCATGGCAACGTCCACCTGGGGGGCGGCAACGGCGGACGTTGCGGCGCGTTGGTCCTCCGTTACCCCGGAGGATCGCTTCGAGGTGATTAGATCCGTCCTCCTTGGGCAGGCACTCCCGTTGGCGCTCGAGGCACCAAAGTTCACCTTTTCCATCGCCGGTCTCTCCCGCTGGTCATTTGACCAGATTGTCCGGGCGCGTCTTGGGGTGGTCTACGCTTCTCTGGGGACGCGGGACAACTGCCACGCGGACATCCCGTTCCGCTTTCACGAGGCCACGTGGCGGAATCCGGACAAGTTGCGACTTGCGATGGAGGTTGCTCTACGCGCTAAGACGACGTACGGGATGTTCATGGACTCCGGACTTTCCTCCTGGCAGGAGGCGCGGGAGTTGCTCCCAATCTCGGTGGTTCACCGCTTTGTGATGGCCATCAACTACGCCTCCCTGCGGACAATGTGCGCGTCTCGGATGACATTCTCCGAGGCGGAGGACACGGTTGCCGTGGCGTGGCTCCTCCGGGATCGCCTCCTCCAAGAGGATGCCTACCCGTACCTGGCCGCCTGGCTTCGTCCGCGGTGCGACGTTGTTGGATCCTGCTGCTACCACCGGGCGTACACCTCGGCGGAGGCGTTTGGGTGTCTCTACAGATCCTGCGGTAGAAACCCGGTCAAGTCGGCTCCCGGGATGCCTCCAATAGACTACGAGGTGGCGGAGTTTAACGAGGCGTGCTCCGACAGGGAGACGATCTCCCGTCAACTCGGAATCGGGATTCCCGGTTCTGAGGAGGGTCGAGCGGAGAATATCACCTTCGCGGACCTGTCTCCGCGAGATAATCACCTGCTGGAGGAGAATGGAAACGCTTTCTACCACGGTTCATCCGGAGTCGATAGCTTGGGTGAATTTGGGTGGGGAGGATGATCCTAGCGTTGGAGGGAATCTCCGCGGTTGGTAAGTCATCCATCGCTACGGCGCTGAGTCGGGCGTTTGGCTTCGACGTGTATCAGGATCAGGTGCGTCACGGGATCCTCGGGGAACTCTCCCGGCGGGAGATGTACCTGACCGGGAATCAGTGCGGCCTGGACCTCAGCTTTTTCTCGGGGCTCCTGGACTTCGTGGCGGACCGCTGGTGCCTGTCTTCCTACGTCTACGACACCTGGGGCGACGTTTCGCTCGAGGGAGCGTACGTGACGCAACTCCTCCCAATGTACGTCAGGGCGTCTTCTCGGGTGTACCTCCTTCGATTGGACCCGGAGCTTGCGTTGTCTCGAATGCTCAAGCGGTCCGCTCGGGCGGAACGCGCGGTTGGGCCGTCCTACTCCCTGCAGCAGCTCCGGGATCTGGATGTAGGTTTTTCCCGGGCTGCGCGCATCTGGGGGGATCTTGGGGGTTGCGTCCTCGAGGTGGACGCAACGGACGTTGCGGCGGCGGCGCGAGTGGTCATCGAGGACGTTCTGCTGTCCGGGATTCTCCGGTGAGGATGCTGGTTGAGAGGACCGTGGACTGCCGTGCTTGCGACCTGGGGTTCCTTGGGCTCCCCAGGTGCGTGGGGTATGGTCCGGTGGTAGCGGAGGTGGCGGTTGTTGGGATCAACCCCTCCGTCCGGGCGGTGGACGGGGAGACCGCGTTCCGCGTTGCGGATTTTGTTCGAGTTGGGGAACGCGCGGCGGGGTTGAGGTTGACGGGGGCGCTCCGGGCGTTTTGGCACCTCTCCAGGCTCTCCGGTCTTGAGCTCAGTCTCGCCTACGTCACAAATGCGGTCAAGTGCGCAACGCCGGGGAATCGAGTACCGACCGCGGAGGAGATCGAAGCGTGCCTGAGAAGCCACTTGACGTTGGAGATGAGTTCCTTGGGGAACCTGCGGAGGGTCTTGGTTCTGGGGAGGATCGTTGGCGCCCACCTCGGGTTAAGCGACTTCGGGTGCCACCGGACGCTGGACGGTACGCTGGCGGAGGCAACGCTCCTCCGTCACCCGGTGGCCACGCTCCGGCGGTGGACGAGACTCCCGGTGGAGGCGGCCGCGTGGCGTTCCGCTCTGGGTCGTCCCTCCTAGCGGACGCGGACTCCCAGGCACTCGTCTCAGACATCTCCGGGGACGCGCGGATGAAGGTCGTTGTCCACAAGGAGTACGCCCAGAGCATCTCCGCGGAGGAGGTGACGGACAAGCGGGACGTGGTTGACCTCCGGGACGCCACGGACTTCGACGACATGAAGGACCTCCGCTTCTTCAACGAGCGGGAGTATTACCACGGTTGGTCGGAGGGGGAGGACATTGTCCTCCTACGGCGGGACCCGGAGACGGGGAGGCGGATCAAGGAGGTCCACCCGTTCGAGTGGTACTTCTACCTGGCGCGGGAGGACTTTGACCGACTCCCGGCGGACAAGGTGGCGTGGCTCTGCCGCCACCACGCCAAGCGGGTCGAGCCGGATCCGGCCTTCCCGGATCGCTACGTGCGCGTGTACGTCCCCTATAAGTACCCTAAGATCGATCACGATCGGATCTTCCAGCGGGTGGGGGATCCGGACGCCGGCGCAATGTGGTTGGCACCGTACGTCCTGGGTGAGCGGCCGCACGCCGTCCGGTTCCCCCAGGATCGGGAGCGCTGGACGCACCTTCACGAGGCGCTGGAGTGGTGTCAGCGGAAGGGGCTCACTCCGCTCGAGGCGGACCTGACGCCGAAGCAGCGCTTCCTGACGGACTACGACCTGCACATTCAGGCGCGCTACCACCTGGGCTTCGTCGACATCGAGACGGACGACACCGTCGGCGGCTTCGACAACAAGGAACACAACCGGATCCTCTCTATCGCCTGGGAGGGGGACCGCGTGGAGAAGGACCCGGATGATCGCGGATTCGTCATCCTGGAGGCGGAGACGGACGAGGCGGAGCGGGAGATGCTCCTGCGCTTTAAGAGGGAGTGCCTGGCGCGGTACGACGTTGTGGCGGCTTGGAACGGGTTCGGCTTTGACTTCCCCATCATCATCTACCGGTTCCGGAAGCACCGGATCCCGATTGACTGGAGGTACCACCTCTTTGCGGATCCGCTACCGGTGTTCAAGCGGCACTACGTCCGGGCGGGGGCGGACGCCATCTCCTACTCCCTGGACGCAATTGGGTCGGCCGTCCTGAAGATGAGCAAGCTGGACTGGCGGACGGAGTTCCGCCGACGTCAACCTGGGGTGGTCCCGAAGTTCATCAACCTCTACCGGAGGGAACCGGGGCTCCTGGAGGAGTACAACCGCTACGACGCCACGATACTCCGGAAGCTCGAGGCGTTCACCGGCTTCGTAGCCATCGAGCAGATCTTCTGCCGCGTTGCCAACGGCTTCGCCAACGATTGGAACATCTCGACCAAGATCGACCAGCTCCTCTTGAAGAAGGGGTTCAAGGACGGGCACCATTTCCCGACTCGGTTCTGGTCTCCTGGTCGCCCGGAGCAGTACGAGGGGGCCTACGTTTTCCCACCCAAGGTGGGGATGCACGAGAACGTCTGCGCCTTCGACTTCAAGTCCCTGTATCCGTCGATGGTCCGGGCGTTCAACATCTCCCCGGAGAGCATTGTCAAGGCGGTGGACCGGGAGGACTTCCTCCGGAAGTACGGTCCGGACTCCCTCTGCCGTTGTCCGGTTGTTGACTGCGGCGGCGTGATGAAGGGTGGGGCCACCTTCCGGAAGGATCGGGAGGGGTATATCTCCCAGATGTTTGTCCGGACGCTGGAGCGGCGGCGGAAGTACACGACGCTCCAGTCCGAGCGACTCAAGGAGGTTGGGAGCACTCAGGATGACCTGTTCCTCCTCTACTACCGCCTGGCCTACTCCTTCAAGCGACTGGGGCTCTCCTTCTACGGTGATTTGGGGAACCCGCGCTCGCGCTACTACGACACGGAGTTGGCGGAGGCCATCACGCTCGCTGGGCGGTTCTTCATTCAGCAGACGGCCAAGTATGCGGAGGAAGTTGGCGGATATAAAGCAATTTATGGGGATAGCGTCACCGGGCGCCGGAACCTGGTGCTGCTCGACCCCGCCGGGCGGCTCCGCGTCCTCCCGGTCGAGCGTCTCTGGGCGGAGCTTTCGGGGGAGGCGGAGGCGCGGTCTGACGGTAAGGAGGTGAAGCGGGCGGACGGCTGGCGCTCGATGTCCGCGCTCGAGGGTGGGGGCTCTACCTGGGCGCCAGTGGCGGAGGTGATCCGGCACCGGACCGGGAAGCGGATCCTGCGTCTGACGACCCCGGAGGGGCAGGTGGAGGTGACCGAGGACCACGGCGTCACCGTCCTGCGGGACGGAGCCCTGGCGGAGAGGACGGCGGCGGAGGTTCACCGGGACGGGGAGGAGCTGGTCCGCGTGGACGTCCCGCCGGTGGCGGAGGTGGCGGAGGTGGACCTCCTTGCGGAGGTTGGTTCCTACCGCCGGGAGTACGCGCGGGAGGTCTCCCAGGCGCGGCACGTCCGGCGCGCGGAGGTGCGACTGGGGAGCGAGCGCGCGTCGGACGGGATGGACTTCCTCCTGCTGACGTTCGAGGGGGAGATCGGGTTCGAGCCTACCGAGCGGGTCCGCTTCCGACGCCGCTTCCGGGTGGGGACCCCGGAGCTTGATGCCCTCCTGGACCTCCTCGGGACGTTCTGCGCGGAGGGATCCGTGTCCGTTGTCGGGGACCGCTTTGGCGGGGCTTCTATCGGGATGGAGGACCGCGCGCGGATGGCGGAGCTTTCCGCCGTCTACCAACTCCTGTGCCCAACCGCGGGGTCTGACGGGCTGACCGATGACGGGCGGAAGCTCCAGATGCGCTGCGAGTTGATCTCCTTGCTCTTTGCGCGACTCTGCGGCGTCGGGGCGGACGGGAAGCGGGTCCCCGGGTTCGTCTACCACCTCCCGGAGCGGGAGCGGCGGCGCTTCCTCTCCGCCTACCTGCGCGGGGACGGGCACTTCTGGAATGACCGCCGCGGGGGCGCTACCTGGGAGGACTTCGACGGGTGGGAGTGCGGGAGTAACTCCCTCGAGCTTTCCTCCGGCCTGGCCGTCCTCTGCCGTCAGCTCGGGGTCCCCTACGGGGTCCGGACGGGCGTCTCCGCGCTCTCCGGTAACGTCTGGTACGGGCTCCGGACGAAGAAGCTTCGCGGGCGCAGTCACTGCTTCCTGCGGCGGCACGGGCGCGCCACCCCGCGGCTGGAGGAGGTCCCCGGGGACGGGTTCGTCTACGACCTCTGTGTACCGGGATCCCAGCGATTTACGGAGGCGCTCGGTTGCGTTTCCCTCCACAACACTGATTCGCTGTATATCCAGCTCGCGCCCACCGGGAGGACCTGGTCGTCGGAGGAGGCGCGCATCGCGGAGCTCAACGGGAAGGCGGAGAAGTTCCTCGAGTACGTCCAGACGCGGTACGACGCGCACCTCCGGTCCTTTGGTTGCCGGATGGACTGGAACGTGGTTCTACTTGAGTACGAGGACGTGTACGACCGCATCTTCTTCGTGGTCAAGAAGCGGTACGCGGGGCGGCTCCTGGTTCACAAGGGGGAGCGGACGGATAACGTGGAGGTGAAGGGGCTGGAGGTGATGCGCTCCGACTGCTCCGGGATGACGCGTCGCCTTCAGCAGCGGGTCCTCGACGGCATCCTCATGGAGCGGATGAGTGGGGAGGAGATTGAGCGGACGATCATTGCGCCGGAGTTCACCCGTTGCGCGGAGAACCAGCTGACCGCGGCGGAGGTCTCCATTGGGAAGGGCATCTCCAAGGAGCCGGAGCGGTATAAGACGAAGGCGCTCCACGTCAAGTTGGCGGAGGAGATCCGGGCCACCGGGCGGGAGTTCTTCGTTGGGATGAAGGTTGAGTACGTGGTCACCTCCGTGAAACCGAACTTGAACGGGGTCCTCCGGGAGGACTTCGAGGACGCGGCGGGCGCGATCACCTACGCGGCGGAATACTACTGGGACCGCGTCATCTACCCGGCAAGTTTGCGGATCTTACAGGTCTGCTTTCCGGAGAAGGACTGGAAGCGGTGGTTGGTGGAGAACCGGCGGCGGCGGCGGGACTTGGTCCAGCGCTACCAGCGCTGGTTCCTGGATCCCAAGCGCGTGGGGAAGGCGGTTGAGCGGATCCGAGAGAACGTACGTGGTCTACTTCAGGAGGAGGATCTGGTGGAACTTCGGCGCAGTCCACGCATCAGGACTATTGCTGGGAGAGGGAGTGAGCATGAGACGCGTGAAGAAGTTGACCTCAGCGGCGACGCTTGAGGAGCACGAGGAGCGGGGGCGGCGCTTCGAGTTCCTTGGGCAGCGTCTACTCAACGTGGACGTGGAGGGGGTTTGGGGGAAGTTGGAGGAGGACCTGACCCTGGGGGACGGTCGCGCTAACCCAGATCGAATTCTTCGCGCTCTAGATGAGGCGGAGCACAACCTGCGGCGGGCCGGGATGATCCTCCAGTGCGCGATCGAGGAGGAGGACATTTTCAACGTGCACTGGCGGGCGGCTTACTCGGAGTGGGCGGTGGTGGCGCGGGAGGCGCTCGAGCGGGCAAAGAAGGACGGGCGTCACTCTGGGCAGATCACTCAGGACATGGTTGAGGACTGGGTTGCTGCCCACATTCCGGATTACGGTAGGTGGCGGACGCAACGCCGGTCCCTCGAGCGGAATAAGAACATGTCAAAGCACCTATTCGCGGCCTGGGAGTCCAGAGCTGCCTCCATCCGGAAGCAGTCTGACCTCGTGGAACGTCGTCGTGGGGTGGACCCAAATATGCTCTCACGAAGGGAGCGCAAGGAGCGTGAAGATGGCACTGAGTAAAGAGGAGAGGATGGTCCGGGCGCGGGAGCGCATGGACAAGCTCCGCACTGTGGCGAAGCAGCGCGGGCGTGGGGCGGACCGGATGGATTGGAAACCAAAGGCGAAGGTGTACCTGCACCCAGAGACGGAGATGCACGATCGCCTCCGTGTGTGGTTCCCAAAGCTCATCGACGAGAAGGATCAGAAGGACGGCGGCAAGAAGGGCGGCGGTAAGGATAAGGACGTCAAGAAGAAGGTGGTCAACGTGCCCTTCAACGTCCCTCAAAACCCGAAGGCGTGCCCGTTCCAGACCCTCCGCGCGGTACTGAAGTTGCGGGAGGACCTTGACCCTGATGAGATCATCCTGTCCGTGGGGACCGGGCGAGGGAAGGTTGAACTCTGCAAGGGGGAGATCCTAGGTTTGGAGGGATACGACTTCCGTAAGGGAATTCGACCTCAGGCGGACTTCGTTTGCGGGGCGGTCATGATTGCGGACAGCAAGGGGAAGCGTCCAGACAAGTTGAAGTGCGAGGTCCTTGCAGGGGCCAAGAGCCTGGCCACGGAGATCCGGAAGGAAATTGACTCCGAGATCGACGAGTCCGGGGAGGAGAAGGGTAACCCGTTCTTCTCGCCGTACCCATTCATCATCGAGTTTGACGAGGCGGAGCGCGGGTCTGACATGTACTCCGCGCGGGCGCGTCCGCAGGAGTCGCCGGGGGAGGATGAGGATCTCCAGGCGCTCCTGGACGGGGATCCTCCGGACCTCGAGGAGGAGATCAAGTTGTCCGACCCGGACGTGATGATGGCGGCGCTCATGGCGGCGCTTGTTCGGGATGACATCGAGATCGTCATCGAGAACGTGGATGAGGTCTTCAAGAAGCCGAAGGCGGAGGTGAAGTCGAAGGAGGAGCCGAAGGAGCGGCGCGTGAAGGAGCCAGAACCGGAGCCAGAACCGGAGCCAGAACCGGAGCCAGAACCGGAGCCAGAACCGGAGCCAGAACCGGAGCCAGAACCGGAGGAAGACGGATCCGACACCGTTGAAGCACCGGAGCAGAAGTCCAAACCCGCAGCCAAGCGGGAGGAACCTAAACCCGCCCCCAAACCTACCCCCAAACCCGCAGCTAAGCGGGAGGAACTCAAACCCACCGCCAAGCGGGAGAAGAAGGCGGCGGAGAAGCCCGCTGAGGAGTTGGGTTGGGAACCCGCCGAGGGGGAGGAGTACGACATCTGCCCGAAGTGTCGGCGGCCGGTATCTCAGGACGCCCTAAAGTGCCCACATCCGAACTGCGGCGCCGAGTACTTGCCGGACGACAGCGAGTTCTAGCATGGTTAAGAAGGTCAAGAGGGAGGTGGTCCATGTGGAGGGGAGACCACCTCCCATGTCTGAGCGGAGCAAGAAGCTATCTCGGGCGGTGTCGTCCATCGACGGCTTTCAGCTCTGGTCCACGGTGGAGCACCCGCTGGTGATGAGGTCACGCATCACCTCACTGAACCGGGCGATGAAGTGTGGTGGGATCCCTGGTGGGATGCTCGGGGTCCTCCACGGGCCTAGTCAAGGTGGTAAGACGCTCCTGCTGGCGGAGCTGCTCTACGACGCCTGGCGGACGGGGGGATGGGGACTCTTTGCGGACGCGGAGTGCCGGGCGGTGGACCTCCGGTGGTTCCGAGCAATTTGCGGGGCCATCGAGGAGATTGCGTACTTCAAACCCCAGACGTTCGAGCTGGCGATATCGCGCATCCAGGAGTTCCGCGGGAAGTTCCGCGCGGCCAAGAAGGCAAAGGACGTCCCGGAGAACGCTTTTCTAGTGATCGGCGTGGACTCCATCAACCGGCTCACTCCCGCGACTGAGCTGGACGAGATCCTCGAGGGGAAGGTTGCGCCGCGGGGCTACCCGCTCCGGGCGCTCCTGACGTCCAAGTGGTTGGACAAGATCATACCAACGCTGGAGCGGGACGAGGTGGTGGTCTTCGTTCAGCGGGAGGGGAGGAAGATGGACGTGAAGCCCGGGCAGAAGACGTGGACACTGAAGGGTGGGTCCGCAATTGCGTACGACGCCGGGTGGTCAATCCGCGTCACGGCGGCCGGGAGGCAGAAGTGCAGGGACGACGACAAGGGCGGCGCCCTGTGCGGGGAGAAGCACTCCATTGAGCTGGAGAAGAACTCCCTTGGACCGCACCTGAACGAAATTGCCAACTTCTACTCCTCGACGGGGGCGGAGGAGGGGATGCCGCTCGGGCTTGACTTTGCGCGGGAGGTGCGGGAGGAGACGATCAACCGGGGTTTTGCGGTCTATAAGAAGGGGACCGGTTACCTGTTTCGCGGGGAGGCGGTGGCGGAATCGAAGCGAGAGTACCTGGCTTGGATTCAGGCGGAGGAGGACGGACAACCGCGCTGGGTGAGACTTCAGGGGGAGCTCGATGCAGATGAGCAAGTTGACGCGGAGTGACAGGCTGCGGACGTTCATCCGCGCCTGTTCCTTCCGGACGGCCTGCGTTGAGGATCCGGATCCGGACCGGATACTCGAGGTTATGAACCTGCTGATTCCGGACATTGCGGGTCGGCCGGACCGCGTCGCGCTGAAGGCGGCAATCTGCACGGTCGCGTTCTTCCAGCAGATGAGGGAGTTACTCGCGGGGGAGGTGAGCTTGGATTTTCGGGAGGAGGCCATCCTGGAGGCCATCCTGAAGCACCTGGAGGAGGTGTCGTGAGAGTGCTGGTCACCGGGGATAAGCACCTGGGTCTGGTTTCGGACGGGGTGAGTCGCTTGGAGGAGCAGGGGGTCATCCTGGAGCGCTGCGTGGAGCTACTGAGTCACTTCAACCCGGACGTGTACGTGGACCTTGGGGACATGTTCCACTCACCTCGACCGGGTCCGGACGCCTACGAGCTTGCGTTTCGGTACCTTCGGGATCTGGCGGCGTGGCGGTGGGAACGGAAGGGGCGGCACGCGTTCGTCCTGGCTGGAAACCACGACAAGTCCACGCGGGGGTGCAGCAACGCCCTCAGTCCGCTCCTTGGGTTCCAGAAGCTCCCCCAGGTGATCCTGGCCCCGATGGAGAAGGGTATCGGACTGGCGGACGGAGTTCCGCCGACGTCAACCTGGGGTGGGGCGCTATTCCTGTTCCTCCCGTTTGTGACGGAGTGGGAGGCTCGGACGGTGTTTGGCGTTGACGGAGCTCAGACGTTGCTGGATAACGCGGCGGCGCGCGCGCTGGCGGTTGCTACGAAGGACGCTCCGGTCGTTGTCTTCTCACACCTGGAGGTGCCGGGGGCGAAGCGGAACGACTGGGACGTCTCCCAGCGGGACGTCGGACTCCACGTCCCGGACGTTCTCCTCGATGACGATAGGGTGCTTGGGATCTACGCGGGTCACATTCACCGGCACCAGGTTCTGGGGAACGTGGTCGTGGTTGGTTCCGCAATTCACGTTGACTTCGGGGAGGCATCCGACCAAAAGGGTGCCCTCCTGGTGGAGTTTTGAGATGGATGAGTCTGTTCTCAAGCGGTTGAAGCTTCCTACGGGCGGGACCGGGGTTCAGCGACCGGCGCCTCTGGCGGAGCCGGACCGTGTCTGGGTCCAGGTGAGTAGGAAGGTGAATCTGGTGAAGTACGACATGCTGGAGGTGGGGTGCGGTGCCACGGTCTCCCTTCTCCCGGGGGAGACGCTGCGGGACGCCATCAAGCGCGCGGCGGAGGACGTTAAAGCGGAGCACGATGACCTCCTGGAGGTCCTTAGGGTGCAGGCTGGTGTCTAAGATCGCTCGCTGCACCTTCCTCCCTCTCCCGGCGGAACCGACGCGGGAGTTGGTCCTTGAACTCGGGGATGATTGGGACGGGGCGTGGGAGTTTGACCCGGAGGTGGTTCGAGGGGCGCGGGTCAAACCCGTGGTCTACGTTCCGGAGGGACGGCTTGCGCTGCTGGATCGGGATGCCCTCAGGAAGGCGATCGTCGAGGCGGGTGCCACCTACTGTCGGACCCCAACGATCCACGTGAGCCGGTTACGGGAGAAGCGGGACGCTCGACACGACGCGGAGCTCCCGCTGGAGGAGAGCCTACGGATCTTTGGGGAGGAGACCCGGGCGCGGGACCTGGCGGAGAAGGTGGCGTTTGCGGCGGAGTTGGCTCGAGAGGCGGACGCCGGGGTGACGGAGTGACGCGAGAGGACCGGGAGCGATTGCTGGAGATCCGCAAGCGCGGGAAGATGGGGCGCGTGCCGGTTTCCAAGGAGGAGCACAACTTCTGCACCGAGATGTGGATGACGAATCCGAAGGAGTACGCGGAGGTGGAGGCGGAGATGACGGACTGGCTTCTCAATCGCCCGTGGTGGGAGTTTGTATGATCATCAAGCGGTTGACCGTGGAGAACGTGGGGCCCTTCTTTGGGTCGTGGGAGGTGCTCCTGGAAACGGGCGTCACCGTCTTCGTCGGGGAGTACGAGGGGGCGGAGGACCGGAGCAACCGGTCCGGGAAGTCTTGGTTGGCGGTGGACGTGCCCACGTACGCCATCTTCGGGGTCTTCCGCGGCGCGCGGGTCGAGGACCTGCCGCATCGCCTGGTGCGCGGGCGGGAGTCCGCGTGGGCGGAGGTGGAGGTGGAGTCGTCGGATGGGTTGGAGTGGGTCGTCAGACGCGGGCGGACCGCGGGAGGGGACCCCATTCGGGAACTCAACGGATCTCAGATCTCCGAGAGAGACTTGGAGCGCGTGGTCAGGGAGGAGGTGGTTGGGCTCTCCTGGGAGGAGTACCTCCTGACGCTTGGCGCGGTGCAGGGGGAGATGCACGCGTTCATGCGACTGACCGCCGGGGAGAAGCGGCGCGTGGTTAGTCCGTGGTTCTCCACGGACCGCTGGGTCCCGCGAGCTGACCTGGCGCGCGTCAGACTTTTGAGGGCGCAGTCCAAGTTGTGGGAGTTGACGGAGGAGGAGCGCGTCCTGAGGGAGATGTTGGCGGGGATGTCGGATCTGGTGGACGCGGAGCGGTTGGCGCACGTATCCTACGAGGAGGCCAGCGCGCGATACGCCAGTTGCTTGGAGGCGCGGTTGGCGGCGGACGCTCGGTTCAAGGCGCGTGGTGAGCGGCGGGCGAAGTTCGAGCGGCTCTCCGCGGACGTGGCGCGGCTCTCGGCGGATGTGGCGGCGGAGATGTCCGCGGCGATTCGAGCGCACTCGTGCGCGGAGGATGGGTTGACTCTCGGGTACGCGGAGCTCCGCCGCGCTCAGGAGCGGGCTGAGTGCGCCCGGACGCTCGAGAGGCAGGAGGTGGAGCTCGAGGAGCGGCGCTCCCTGGTTGGGGAGGTTCTGGCGGGCGTGACTCGTCAGGAGGGGGAGGAGGAGAGCCACGCGCGGGAGCGGGAGGAACTCCTGACGCGCTACCGGGAACTGGAGCGGACCCGGACGGGTGTCTGCCCGATTTTGAGGGAGGGGTGTGACCGCGTGGTGCGGGATGAGGGGGTACTCCGGAAGATGAAGGTCGAGGGGTTGGGCCACCGGCGGGCGTTTCTCCGCGCGGCGGAGTTGCTGAAGGAACTTCGCTGGAAGTTGGACATGTCCCGGGCGGACGTAGATCTGGCGGAAGCGTCTGTCAAGCAGCTCCGTGATCTCCGCGGGATGCGGACGGTGACGCAGGCGGAGGCGGACGTGGAGGTGCTCAAGCGGAACCGGGACGTTGCGCTGAGCGCGTTGAACCGCGTCAAGACCGGGCGGACGGAGGCGGCGCTTGCGCTCCACCGGACCAAGAAGGAACTCGCCCAGCTCTCGGGGGAGGGCGGGGATGGGGAGGGGCTCGATGAGTTGAGTGAGCTGAGTGAGCTGGTGGAGGAGTATCAGGCGGAGTGCCGGGAACTGGAGGAGGACCTCGTCAACGCGCGGGCGGCCGTGGCGGAGGTTCGGCGGGCGGAGGAGCGACTGGTGGAGATTGTCAGCTCTCGGGAGGTTACCTCTGCGCACGTTGAGCGGCTGGCCTGGGCGTCCTACGCGTTTGGCGCGGCGGGGATCCCAAGCCGGGAGCTGGAGAACGCCTTTGGGGTGGCGGAAGACTCCATGAACCGCGTCCTCAGGGAGCTTCAGACGCCGCTCCGCGTGGCGTTTGCGCCCACTCGGGAGCTCCAGGACTGGGAGGCGGCCTGTCTGGGGTGCGGGACCGCGTTCCAGAAGGGGGAGCGCACGCACGTCTGCGCCCTCTGCGGGGCTCCGCGGAGGAGACGCCGGCGGGACGAGTTGCGCCTAGAGGTCCAGGACGGCGGGAACTCCGCGAGCTGGGAGGTTGACTCCGGCGGCGGGAAGGTGCTCCTGAGCCTCGGCGTGCGCCTGGGGTTGGCCGCACTACCGGGGTCGCGGAGGCGCGTGCGCTGTGAGTCCCTACTCATAGACGAGCCGGATGGCGCCCTGGATGAGCCGAATCGGGCGGCGCTCCACGCCCTCCTCATTGGGGGTCTTGGGTCTCTTGGGGTCAGGCAGACGCTCCTGGTCACGCACGCGGACGTTCGGCGGGAGTTCCGGAACGTGGTTGTGGTTCACCGCTGGGAGGCGGAGGATCGCTCCGGGGCGTGGAATGAGTAGGAGGGACCGTTGAAGCGGGTCTTGAAGCGGGTCAGGCGGGAGATCACGCCGGGGTTTGTCTGGGAGGACGTGCCCGGGGAGCACGTCCTGGCCTGCGGAGACGCCCGGGACGCTGCTTTCCTGAGAGAGGTCCTCGGGCGCGTGACCGGTCCGGTTGACCTCCTCCTGACGGATCCACCCTACGCGGTGTCGTCTGACGCGGTCATTGGGAACATGAGTGGGCATAAGGACCACGTCCTGAACGAACCCTGGGATCGACTCTCCGAACCGGAGTTGGAGGAACTCCTCGGCTCGATCTGCAGGACCGCGGCGGAGCTCCTTCCCGGGGGGAACGTCTGGATCTGGACCTCCGACTGGTGGCTCTCCTTCCTCAAGCGCTGGATGAGGACGTTGGGTTACCAGGTCCGCTCGTCCTTCGTCTGGTGCAAACCAAACCCGGCTTGCTCCGTTCGGAAGCGGAACTTCGTCTCCGCCTGTGAGTTTCTGGTGGTTGCTCAGGGGGTGGGGGCGTTCTTTGACTTGGGCGCGATGCCACGTCAGCGAAACTACTTCGTGGCGCTCCCGGAGGGGGAGTGGGCGCCGGCGGTCTGCCCGAACTGGGTCGAGCGCGGCGTGGTCTCCCAGGCGGAGCGGGTCAAGCGCGGGGACGGTGTGGACCTGAATCGAGCGCAGAAACCTCTGGACCTCACGGAGGCGCTGGTCCGGGCCGGTTGCCCACCGGGCGGTCTGGTACTGGACGTCTGCGGGGGGACGGGGACCACGCTCGTGGCGGCGGACCGGGCGGGGCGCCGGTGCGCTTACCTGGACGCGGACCCGGCGCAGGTGCGGGCGGCCGTCAACCGGTTGTTGCGGGATCGGAGGGCGCGTGCCTGAGAAGCGACTGCGCAAGGCGGGGGACGCGGCGGCGATCATCGGGATTGACCAGTCCGCCACGGGGACGGCGGCGGTCGCGCTCGACGCGGGGGGGAAGCTCCTGGGCGTCCTCTTCTGGGCGGACACAAAGACCTCCGCCAAGTTGCTTGCGGCGCGCGGCGCCCTCCCTCCGCGGGCGGTGAAGGCGGGGGATGAGGCGGGGCGGACGGCGCGGCTCGAGGAGCTGCGCGTCCGGCTTGGGGGGTTTCTCAGCGAGTGGACGCCGGAGTACGCGGCGCTCGAGGACTACGCCCTGGCGAGGATGGCGTACTCCCACCACCTTGGGGAGGTCGGCGCCGTGGTTCGCCTCCTCCTCTGGGCGCGGGGGATCCCGTTCCGAGTCTACGACGTTCAGGCGGTCAAGATGTTTGCAACGGGGAACGGGAACGCGGAGAAGGCGGAGGTGGTGCTGGCCTGCCGGGATAGGTGGGACCTCAACTTCCTCGAGTTCGGGAAGACCACGGGCGCCGGCGGGAACGTGGCGGACGCGTACGTCATCGCGCAGATGCTCCGGAGTGAGCTGGCGCTTCGGGAGGGAAGTCTGGTCATGGAGCGCATTCCGGAGGCGGAGCGGCGCGTCTTCCAGCGAACGACGAAGCAGCGTCCGGAGAACGTCCTATCAACGCCCTTTGCGGTTAGGGGGATCTGATGGCTAATCGGTACCTTGACATGAGTTCCGCGGATCAGGCGGAGTTCTCCGAGGTGGTTGGTGACGTCTTCCTGGCGAATCGGAGTGAGCGCGGGGGCCGAGGGGTCGCGGAGTGCGTTGCTGATGAACTTGGTCTCCGTGGGTGGGAGGTTTACCCACCATCTGAGGTGCGTAAGTTGTACGGCGCGCTACAAAGTGGGCGGAAAGTTGGAGATGAGACCTCTACAACGGTTAAGATGCCACGCGTCAAGAGAATGAAGGAGCGGTGAGATGGACGTCGACGAGGCCGTGGAGATGTGCGACAAGATCCTCGAGGACCTGGACCTGCTCCCGGAGCGCGCGGCGGAGTTCTCGGACTCCGTGGCGGAGAAGGTTGGCGGGATGCGGGACTGGATCGAGGAGCACCAGGCCGTGACGGATCGTATGTCCACCGCACTGGAGAACATCCGCGGGGGCGTTGACAAGTGGTTGGGGAACGCGTGACGCCGCTCCTGGCAAAGGCGCTCTACGCGTTGCTGTCCCTCCTGGAGTTGGACGGTTCACTTGCGTTGTCCGCGGTCCGCGTCGACATTGGGCGCCTGAGCGTCTACCGGCCTGGTGACGGCTGGAATCTGGGGGAGCTGGCCTGCGGCGGGAGGTACACGTCGACACAGGTCCACCTGGCGCACCGTGAGTGGAGGAGGCTTGGTTGCGGGCGGTCCGTGTACGTCTGCGCGCACCTCACCGGGCGGTGCGTACTGACGCGAGTCATGGACGCCGGTCCCTGGGGGATTTATCGCGGACCCATTCGAAACGCGGTCCCAGACGGGCGCTGGCGGATCTGGGCGAACCCACGACCGCCCAAGGGTTGGCGGTTTCGGGCGCTGGCGGATCTCTCCTGGGCCCTCTGGAAGCAACTTGGGCGGCCTCGAGGGCTCTCTGAGGTGACGCTGTACATCCTGCCGCGCGGTTGGAGATCACCGGAGCTCCGGACCGTTGCGGGGTTGGGTGGTGAGCGGTGAAGTTGCGGGACGTCAAGCTACGGCGCGGGACCCGAGCTGAGATTGTTGGGCTCGCGATGGCGGAGGAGGGGTTGCTGAATGCGGATCCGCGGGACTACGTGATACTGAACGGGTGTTCCATTATCACGCTCTTCGGGGAGTACCGCGTCACCTCCAAGCTGGATGGGCGGGAGGTGGACGCAACGAACGTGGGGGCGGACGGCGCGGTTGACCCCGGTGTGAAGCGGACCGTGGTTCACCGTCGGGTCCTCTGGCGCTTCCTGGGTTCCGTGGAGTCGAAGCGGTTCTGGAGATATGGGCACCGAACGCGGAAGTGAGGCGCGCGTGTACTGCAAGATGGACGTCGACGATGCGTTCTACCGGAGTGACGCGTCCCAGTGGCGCAAGCGGGCGTGTCGATGCGCGGTTCTCCCGGAGGTCCCAAGCGTCAACTTTGGTTGCCAGTGTCCCAAGTGCGGGAGGGCGTGTCTGCAGTGCCCCGGGTTTGGGTTTGCGTCGCCACCCATCCGGAGGTTCTGGCAGATCCTATCCAGCGTCCGGTCTCAACTGCGCCGGCGGCTTCGGCGGGGGAGCAACCTGGGGTTTGTCCGCCTGCCACTGGCGGAGATCGGGATCTTACTTCGGAAGCGGGAGGAGGAGGCGCCGGATCACTGGATCGTCCAGTACGTCGATCCTGGTCCTCCGCTTCGGATCTGCGACGTTTACGTAGTCACCGACAGGAGACGTGAATGAGCATTGTTCACTACACACCCGCGGAGGCGCGGGACTTCTTCGAGCGGCTGGCGGTCTACTCCGCGGCCTTCGTCCGGGAGACGCTTCCCCACGTCCACTCCTTCTGGCCAAGCAAGAACCACTACGAGGAGTGGCGAGACGGCGCCCCGATCGGGAACGTCCTGCACTACACGGCGGGGACGCGCTTCGGAGGGACGATCCGGCACTTTGTCCTGGAGCACCGGGCCTCCGCCAACTGGGTGGTGGCGCGCGGTCTGGACCCGAAGTTTTCGGAGCTCCGGAGGCAACTGGAGCTGGACCGTGACCTCCGGGCGGACGTGGTGCAGGTCATCCCTCCGGATCAACCGTCCTGGCACGCAGGTTGGGTGAACCGCTTCCTGACCGGGATCGAGGTCCGGAACGCCGGGATCCTCCGGGCGCACCCCAAGAAGATGGGGCGGCCGGGGGCGCTTGCCGGTGGGATGAGTCGAGACGACTTCTTCAAGTACGGGAATCTGGCGCGGGAGGACCTAGACTTCTTCTGGTGGCCGGACGGGTGGACGTCTAGGTTCGAGGGGGAGGTGACGCACTGTCACGGGAGCTGGTGGGAGACCTGGACCCGGGGGAGCGTGGCCACGGTTGTGACGCTCCTGCGCTACCTGAACGCCCTCTACCCCGGGAAGATGCGTCCGGAGTGGATGCTGGCTCACCACAACGTGCTCTCGACGAAGAGCGACTGTGTGTACGCTCCAGACCTGGCCTCCATCCGGAGCTCCGTCCTGACCTCCCGGGAGCACGTGGACAACTTGGAGTGGCTGTCTCTGCTAGACGACGCCGAGGACACGTTCGAGGACGAGGACGACCCGTGGATGCTCCGGGACCTCTCCGAGCGGCAGGCGGACCGCGCGGAGGAGGACGTGGACGACTTTCACGTTGTGGACGGGCGCGTCGACCGTCCGGAGGAGGCGCGGGAGGCGCTTCGGCGGTTGGGGTATCACGTGGAGGGGGACGACTCGCTCCTGACCAGCGTCCGGATCTACCAGCAGTCGCGCGGTTTGGACGTGGACGGGGACGTTGGGTCCCAGACCTACGCGGCGCTGGATAAGGAACTGAAGTCATGGAGGCTAAGGTAGGGTCATGAGCGAGCCAACCTACGTGAAGATCTACCGGGTCAGCGAGGCGTTTGAGGTGGAGGTGGATGAGGACGCGTTGGGTCCTCCCGGTCCCGGGGATGAACCCGGGCGACCTGCGCTCCGGGAGGCGCTCCGGATGGTTCGCGCTGGGGAGCTGGAGGGCGGTCCACCGGACGCTGAGTTCGTGGCCTTGGCCTGGGATGAGACGGCGCAGGTGAGTGCGGCCGCGCTGATGGGGCTGGAAGAAGTGAGGGGGAGGCGGCGATGAGGATCCTTGTGACGGGTGGCGCTGGATTCGTGGGATCCCACGTGGTGGACGAGTTGGTCTCCCGGGGTCACGCGGTCCTGGTGCGGGACGACCTCTCGACGGCGGAGCTGGAGGAAGACGGGAAGACGCCGCGCTGGTTTCGGAAGGGGGCTGCCTACGTTGACTGCGCGATGCCGTACATGAAGAAGGATCTGAATATCCTGGAGGCGGTCGTTCACCTGGCGCTCCGGCACCCGCTGGAGCGGGAGCGCGCGTGCTGGGTCGCCGCCTTCGACGGTTACGTTACGGGTGGGGTCAGACTCCTGATGGACCTCCTGAACGCGGGGGCTCCGCTGAAGCGATTCGTCTTCGCGGGTCCGGTTAACGTCCAGGGCGTGAAGAAGTCTGCGGAGTTCTCCATGGTGAACGGGCTAGTCGACTTGCTTGGGTACTGGCACCGTCCACCGATGTTGGCGGTTCATTGCCTGCGGCTTCCGGAGCTCTCCGGGGAGCGGAGGGCGGTCCCCATGCCGGACGGGGTGACGGGTCAGCGCGTGGAGACGGCGGCAATGATCCTGGCGAACCTGGCGGACGGCACATCACCCCATCACTTACACGTTGAAGTTCACTACGGTGACGCGTGATGGACGGCTACGCGGTGGTGAGGAAGTCGACGTTGGCCTGGCTCCTCGAGCTCTATCGGGAGGCGGGGGAGCGGCCGGACCTCCCGGAGGAGGTGGCGCGTGACCTCCGCGTACAGGTGACGCGGGACGTGAGCGTGCCCGTTGACAAGGATCGCCTCCGGGTGGTTGGTCCGGTCCTCTCCGCGGAGGAGCACGTCCAACTCCTGGAGGCGTGTGATGACTTGGATCTCCCCCGAGAGAAGCAGGCCGGGGCGTTCTGGCGCCTGGTGGTTCAGGTGGTCCATGAGATGCTGCGAAACGAGGGGGATGCGGTACTGAGACTCATTGGAGGAGAAGATGGCAAGTGAGGGAAGTCTGCGCTCGATCAAGGTGGCGCGCAAGAAGAAGAAGGACTTCGAGGCGGAGGTGCGGGAGGGGTTGAAGTCGGCCTCTGAGCAAATTCAGCGCATCAACGAGCACCTGGCCAAGATATTCTCGACCCTGAAGGAGGTGGTCAACGCCAACAACGCGGCGTCGCTGATCACGGCCTCCGTGGAGCGGTTCCTGGACGGGAAGCACCCGGGTTGGGACGACGGGATCCGGGACGACATCCTCCGGAGGCGAAACCTCCTAGCGGAGCGGAAGGCGCTCCATGCGGAGGCGGTGGCGCAGATGAAACCGGACGCGGAGATCCCTTGTAGTCCTCAAACGGTACTTTTCCGATCGGAGCGAAGGGTCGAGTTGGCGGATCGTCTGTGGGAGGTGGGGAAGGAGCTTGGGACGGAGGTTCAAGATGGTGCGATCTCCGTCTCTCTCCTGCTCAAGAGCAAGTTGCCGGAGCGGGCGGACGCCAGGATCAAGGAACTGCGGGGGATGACGCGGGAGACGACGCCGGAGATCTCTCCGGAAGGCAGGAACAAGGAACTGCGGGGGACGACGCCGGAGATCTCACCGGAACTTGAGGTGATATTCAAGAAGTTGGAGGAGCGGGTGGCGGAGGTGAGGCGCTCCGAGCGCAGGCCCGTTGTCCCCGGAGAATGACGCCATCAACGTGGTCGCCGCTTTGGGTGGAGGGGTAGGCTGGAAACTTCCGATCGCGGAGTCCCAACGAACGTGAAGCAAACACTCTCCGGCAAGCGACGGCAGTCCCTCCCACGGAGGATGGACTCCAAGGTTGCTCCGGGGACCCTTCTTGGGCGGAAGTTGACGGGTTGCTACAGGTGCGGCCTGGAGTTCACACCGGAGGAGCTCCGGACGTTTCCAACGGAAGCGACCGTGGACCAATCTCGGATCTACGTCTGCGCGGGATGCGCTGGAGGGGAAGATGTCAAGGATCCTGACGCCTGAGGCGCTGGTGGACGCGGCGGTGTGTCGGTTCTCCCGGTGGACGGAGCGGGACGCGGAGTTCAAGCGGAGATTTGGGCGGTGGACGCGTCCAAGCTTTGCTAGGCGCTACCCGTTGGCGGAGATGAAGCGGCTCATCCGCTGGTCCACCCTGGATCCGGAGATCCTTGACTTGGCTCCGTTCATCAACGAGATGCTCAAGGAGGACCGGAGGATTGCCGGGGAGATCGCCCTCTTTGTCTTCGAGGAGTTTAGGGATGCCTTCGCGACGGACAAGACGCTCAACCTGTTCAGGCTCAGCTACCTCAGACGCCTGGATACCTGCGGATTCTAAGGAGTCAACATGTCCGACGCTGACGTCACCTGCGCTCAACCTGCGTCCGCATCTCGTTTCACATGTAAGTCCGGGGATCCGCGGCCGGTCCGCCACTTCTCCAGGGAGGGGGAGGACGTCTGGGACGCCGCTGGGCCGTGGACGCGTAGGACGGCGCGGATCGAGGGCGCGGGGGGAGCGGCGCTCTTCGAGCAGGAGAACGTGGAGGCGCCGGCCAGTTGGAGTCAGATGGCCGTCGATGTGGTGGCGTCGAAGTACTTCCGCGGGCGACTTGGGACCGTAGGAAGGGAGTATTCCGTCCGGCAGTTGGTGGATCGGGTGAGTAAGGAGATCTCGTACTGGGGCGGTCAGGATGAGTACTTCGAGGACGTCCCGCTCCGGGACGTCTTCCGGGATGAGTTGACGGTCCTCCTCCTCACTCAGCGACTCTCGTTCAACTCCCCAGTCTGGTTCAACGTTGGGGTGGAGCAGACCCCCCAGTGCTCGGCCTGCTTCATCAACTCCGTCGATGACTCCATGGAGAGCATCATGGACCTGGCCAAGACGGAGGGTCTCATATTCAAGCGCGGGAGCGGGGCGGGCGTCAACCTCTCCGCGTTGCGCGGGAAGAACGAGCCGCTTAGTGGGGGCGGGACGGCCTCCGGTCCGGTTTCGTTCATGCGGGGATACGACGCCTTTGCGGGCGTCATCAAGAGCGGAGGTCGCACGCGGCGCGCGGCCAAGATCATCATCCTAAACGTGGATCACCCGGACATCCTGGACTTTATTCGCTGCAAGCCGGAGGAGGAGCGGAAGGCGCGGGTACTGGCGAGCGCCGGCTTTGGCTCCGGGTTGGACGGGGACGCGTCCGTCTGCTACCAGAACGCCAACAACGCCGTGCGCGTGACGAATGCGTTCATGATGGCGGCGGAGCGGGGGGATGCTTGGAAACTGTACGCGCGCAAGACCGGGGAGGTCATGGAGACCGTGAATGCGGCGGATCTCTGGGACGAGATCGTCTCGGCCGCGCACGACTGCGGGGACCCGGGACTGCAGTTCGACGACGCCGCGAACGCGTGGAACACCTGCTTGGTGGACGGTAGGATCAACTCATCCAACCCTTGCTCTGAGTTCACGTTCCTCGACAACTCCGCCTGCAACCTGGCCTCCCTGAACCTCCGAAGGTTCCAACTAGAGGACGGTTCCCTGGACGTGGCGGCGTTCTCCGCGGCCGTGGAGGTCTCCATCTTGGCGCAGGACGTCCTGGTCGATCACTCCAGTTACCCCACGTCGAAGATTGCGGAGAACTCCAAGCGGTTCAGAGCGCTGGGTCTCGGGTACACCAACCTGGGGGCGTTCCTGATGGCGGCCGGTCTTCCGTACGACTCGAACGTTGGTCGAGCCTACGCGGCCTCGTTGACGGCGCTCATGACGGGCGTGGCGTACCGCAGCAGCGCGCGGATTGCGCGGAGGAAGGGGTCATTCGAGGCGTGGCCGCGCAACTCTCGCGCCATGACGCAAGTTCTTCAGAAGCACCAAAACGCAATCCGAGGCATCGACGCCGGTCTAGCGCCGATGGCGGTCCTCGAGGCGGCGCGGGACGTCTGGGACGAGGCTCTGGCGGAGGGGGTGGCCGGGTGGAGGAACGCGCAGGTGACCCTCCTCGCCCCAACCGGGACGACTTCGTTCATGATGGACGCCGACACCACGGGGGTTGAGCCGGACTTCTCCCTCATCAAGCGGAAGCGGCTCTCCGGTGGCGGGGAACTCCTCATGGAGAACGGCTCCATTGCGCGGGCGCTGGAGCGGCTCCTGTACGACGGGGTGGAGATCGAGCTGACGCTGAAGCACCTCCGGGATAAGGGGACGCTGCAGGGTTCCGAGGTCCTACCGGAGGACCTCGCGGTCTTCGACTGCGCGGCGGAGGACGCGGCGGGTCGGAAGATCTCCTGGACGGGACACGTCCTGATGGTGGCGGCGGTCCAGCCGTTCCTCTCCGGGGCGGTCTCGAAGACGGTCAACCTACCGGCGGACGCCACCCCGGAGGACGTTGGTCAGGTCTACCGCCTGGCGTGGCGGGAGGGTCTCAAGGCGGTCAGTGTCTACCGGGACGGGTGTAAGCGGGTTCAACCACTGGAGCGCAAGAGCGGGAACGGGGGGAACGGGAAGTCCGTGGGGTGGGTCGCGTCGGTCCAGGTGGAGCGGGCGGCCGGGAGGGAGCGGATGCCGAGGGAGCGGGACTCCCGGACGCACAAGTTCGACATTTCCGGGCACGAGGGGTACGTCACCGCGGGGATGTACCCGGATAGGCGGCTCGGGGAGCTCTTCGTGGTGATGGCCAAGGAGGGGAGTACGGTTCGGGGCCTCCTGGACGCCTGGGCAACCTCCGTGTCCATTGCCCTCCAGTACGGCGTGCCGTGGGACGCCTTGGCGGACAAGTTCCGGCGGATGAGGTTCGAGCCAAGCGGGTTCTCGGACAACCCGGATATTGGGGCCACGACCTCCCCACTCGACTACATCACGAGATGGGTGGATCTGCGCTTCCCGGAGGGGAGGTTCGCGGATGTTCCACCGAGGGAGGAGGCGCCGGCGGCGGTCCGGGATGTCATCCAGCGCGTGGCGGAGGTGCTCCGAGTTCACGACTCCGGACCTCCCTGCGTGTCGTGCGGCGCCATCACGGAGCCCAGCGGCGCTTGCCACCGTTGCCCAACATGTGGAACCAGCACTGGTTGCGGATAGACGTTCACTCCTAGTCAAATTTTGGTAAGGTTCCACCCACTCCATCCCTCATCTTCACCTACTCCCATCTGAGGTGGTAAATGGATCGAGATCAAGTCAACTTGGTGGACCCCACCCTGGAGCCGACGGAGCTTGCGGCGCTCCGGGAGCTGGTCAAGGAACTCCAGGCGGAGGGGTGGGAGGTCATCTCCACGGCTGTTGTTGGGATGGACAGGACGCCGGCGGCGGTGGTCCTCCGGAGGGGGGCGGTCGAGCCGCTGCGGACGTTTGTGGCCGCGTGTCGGAGCTTACTCCGGGCGGCGGAGAAGGTTCGGCAGGTCCCCGCGCTCTCGGCGGAGGAGCACGAGACGGTTCAGGCGGCGCGGTTGACCTGTCGGATCATGGCGGAGCGCGCAACGGTCTCCGGGGCCTCGTTTGGGACGTTTGCCCACGCGGTCATGGCTTCGGCGGTCCGCGCATACGAGGATAAGAAGGATCAAGGGCAAGGAGAGGGAAGATGAATCACTCACTAGGCTGGCGGAGGGACCTCCCGGATCACCGGGACTACACTCAGACGCACCCAAGCGTTGGCCCAACGCTGGCGCTATCCAAGCCGCTCATGCAGGTCTACGTGTCCGGGAGGGCGGGTAAGAAGGACCTGCGGGCGTTCTGCTCCCCAATCGAGGATCAGGGGGAACTGGGGTCCTGCACGGCACACGCGGGCGTTGGACTCATGGAGTGGTTCCAGCGCCGGGCGTTTGGGAGGCACCTCGACATGAGTCGCCTGTTCCTCTACCTTGTTGCCCGGAGAATGGTTGGGATCCGGGGGGACGAGGGTTGCTACCTCCGGACGGTGATGCAGGCCATGGTGATGTTTGGGGTCCCTCCGGAGCAATTCTGGCCCTACAAGACGGCGGACTTCGACCGGGAGCCGGACGCGTTTGTCTACTCCCTGGCGGATGACTTCAAGGCGTACAGCTACTACAGACTCACGCCAAACGCGGGGAAGTCTCAGTTGGAGGTCCTCCTCGACCACCTGGACGGCGGGCTCCCGTTCATGTTCGGGTTCACGGTGTTCTCCAACATCTCAAACAACGGTTGGATTCCGGAGCCTCAACCGGGAAACACCGTCCTCGGCGGTCACGCCGTGGCGGCGTTTGGGTACGACGACAAGATGAAGGCGTTCCTCATTCGGAACTCGTGGGGGACGTCCTGGGGCCACGAGGGGTACGGGTGGCTACCCTACTCCTACGTGGAGCGGGGCCTGGCGGATGACTTTTGGACGCTCATTAAGGCGAACTTTGTCAACACGGAGCTCTTCAAGTAGGAGGCGCGGATGGATGAAGACGCGGATCTGAGATGCACCGGGAGCTTGTCTCCCGGATCTCAGGGGGGTCACCCGTCGAGGAGAGTGTGGTCACTCAGATCAGGAAAGGAACCGGAGGCGGTCAAGGAGGAGATTGAGGTGGAGGTGAGCCTGAAGATGACGGTTCGGAACGGCAAGGGCGGCCGGGCAATCTCGAGGTGGGTTGTGCTCAGTCACTTTGGGTTCAACGTGGATAGGCTCAGGGTGGCGGCGGATCCCGTTCTACTCCTGGGAGCGCAGCGGTCCCTACCGGCCACGCTGAAGGTGTTTGTCGATGGTCACGGGGGAACGATCTGCGAGCAGCTTCGGGACCTTCAGGTCCGCGTTGCGCGGGAGGGTATCGTCGAGGTGATGGTGGGTCCCGAGGAGGAGTTGAACCTCACTTCACTGGAGAACGTAGATGACAAGGGAAGTTGAGCCAGATGTTCACGTTGACGGGACCTCCTTGATGGTGAACGGAGTCAGGATCCACCTCCACTTCCTGGACGCGTTCCGGGAGCTCCCGGAGGGGGGAACGGTGCCGCTGGTCAAGGTCTACTGCCAGGGCTGTCGGAAGTACAAAGTCGTCTCCCGGGTTGGCCTCCGTCACATGGGCGGCGGGGTGGTTGCCCTCCAGTCGAACTGCCACGAGTGTCGGGGCGTCATGAACGCCAGGAAGGCGGAGGAAGATGGGAGAAGGGCCACTCGCTGAGAGACCCCTGATTGCGGCGGTTAGGGACGCCTTGTCGGAGGCGGAGCGGCGCGGGCGGGAGGCGGGGCTCCGGGAGCGGCTCCGGATCCCAAGGCTCCCCTGGGATCAGTTCTTCATGCTCCACGCTCACCTGACGGCCACTCGGTCCACGTGTGATCGCGGGCCGGAGCTCCTCCTGGATCCCGGGCGGCACGGCGTGGGGGCGGTGATTGTCCGGGAGAACCGGATGGTGGCCGGGGGCTACAATGGGTCACCTCCTGGGGAACCGCACTGCTCGGATCTGGTTTGCGCCAATTGCGCCGCGGACTACGTGAGGGACCCCATCGACCCGTCTAAGGACGACCGTGGCTTTGCCCGGGCGGAGATCAATGCGGGGAGGTGCCCGATCTGCGGCGGGAAGATCCTGGGTGGTCACATAATGCGGGATGGTCATTGCGTCAGAACACTGCACGCGGAGGAGAACGCCTTGCTCCAGTGCGCCCTGGACGGGACCACCCCGGAGGGGGCCGCGATCTACACGTCCGCCTCTGCGTGCTGGGACTGCTCCAAGCGGATCCTGAGGGCCAAGGTGGCGCGCGTGGTCTTTGCGGACGTGTATGACTCGCGCTACGGGCTCTCACTTGACGCCGTGGAGTTGCTCCGGCGGAATGAGGTGCAGATTGAGTACCTGGACGTTCGAGATGCGCTTAGTTGGGCCAGAGCTTCCTCTTTCAAGGTAGTAGGGGCCCGGGGTCGCGTCCGGTCCCACCCAGAGCGACTTGAGCGAGGAGAGGACGGGGGTGAGCCAAAGCAGGAGACCAGGAAGGGTCATCCGGTGGTGAATAACTCACCCGGGGATTGGGATCCCTGATGCCTCCCTGCGTCATCTGCCTGAAGCGACCGCGTATTGGGAGCCTGTTGTGCGACGTCTGCGGGCGGAGCTACGACCGGGACCTGCGGATTGGGGACGGGACGATCGCCGGGGCGATCCGGTGGGCGGCGCGCCGGGCGCGGTTCTTCGAGCGGCGCAGAGCGAGCTTCATTCTGAGAGAAGGAGGGAAGCGTGACCAAGTTTGAGATGGAACTGAGGGACCTCATTAACAAGCACAGCCTGGAGAACGCAAGTGACACCCCGGACTTCATCCTGACCCAGTACATCACCGGGTGTCTGGTCAACTTCTCCAACCGGGCGCGGGAGCGGGAGGGTTGGTTTGGGAGGATCCGCTCGCGGGAGGACGGGGAGGAGCTTGCGTTCAAGGTTGGGGAGCCCCTGAATAACCCCCACCGCGTGGCGGAGGCGGAGGAGTGCGAGCTGCTCTCCGCGCTGGTTCAGATCTTCCCGGACGCTAGTCACCGGGCGGAGGCGGAGCGGCGTCTGGCGGACGCATGTCAACCGTTCCTGGTCTGCATCAACGGGACCGGGACGCGGGCGCGGATCTCCGCGGCGGCGCAGGTTGTCCTGGATGAGATGCGGGCGGAGGGGAAGACGGACGTTCAGGCGGTGGTTTCGGCGGAGGGGCGGGCGTCACGCGTGAACCTGACGTTCCGGAAGGTCTGATGGGTCCGGTCCTGACCAAGCGGGAGAACCTCCGGAGGATCGAGTTGGGACTCTACGGCAACCGCCTGCGGACGTGGCGGACGCTCGGGGATCTCCGCGCAAGTGGTTGGGCCGGGTTGGTGACGATCCGGACCCTCATGGGGGGCGGCGGACCCTGCGTCTACGACGTACCGGCGCTCAGCGTGGGGTTCGTGGTTGAAGCTCTCGGTCTCCCGGAACGGGACGTGTACTTCAACCAGGGCGCGGTGGACTCCAGCGTGATCATTCAGGGGGAGTACCTGAACGACGTGGTCCGCGTGGACGGGCGGACGTTTGACGGGGTCCTCCTGTTCTCCACCGTCAAGCTGAAGATGCGGGACGCCCTCCGGGCGGAGTCTCGGACCGTCTACGGCCTGGCGGGTCAGACGGCGCTCCGGGCGGAGATGACGCCCTCCAGCTGGGCGGACTTCGAGGCGCTCCTGGAGCTCTACCCGAGTCACGTCCTGGAGGTCTCCGTCTACGCTGGGACGGTTGGGGACGTTCCGGGAAGAAACGCGGTGGTGTGGGAGGTTCGTAGGTATTGATTGGAGGTGCTTGGTGATTGCGTACATCCTGGCGACGGTGGGAAGTTCCTGGTTCCGGACCTTTCTACTGGTCTTGACCATCGTCGGCGTGCTCCTGTACGCCCTGGTTCACCTAGAAGGGAGGGATGAATGAGTAAATTTAGCATTTTGGAGGTTGTGGAACCGCACGCGTACCTTGTGGGGGAGGCGGGAAGCAGCCCGGAGACTTGGGCGGAGCGGGCACTTCTGCTCATCGAGGAGTGCGGGCGGGTCTCCCACAAGAGCGAGGGGCGGATCAAACCCGGGAGCGCGGTCCCGTTCGTGCGGAAGGTGGCCATCGAGTGGGGGCACGAGTCGATTCTGGAGCACGCCAGCCTGACGGTCTGCTTCGTGGGCTCCCGGTCGATGAGTCACCAGCTGGTTAGACATCGAATCGCCGCCTACACTCAGGAGTCCCAGCGATTCTGCGACTACGCGACGCCGGCACTTGGTCTGGACGAACAACCGGAGTGCGAGCGGGTGAGTCGACTGAAGGTGGTCGTCCCCCCGTCCGTCTCCGCGGACCTCCCGGCGGGGAGCCTGGTGTACCAAGATAACGTGCGGATAACCGACGCTAATTGCGTCCTGGAACGCCTCAGCGTGAGGCGAAGTGAGGAGCTGCCTCCGGAGGGAGTAGACCTCAGATCCCCAGTCGGGGTCTTCCTCGCGTCCGTCATGAGCTCATACGCCACCTATCAGAAACTTCGGGAGCTCAACATACCGGCGGAGGACGCGCGGGAGGTCCTGCCAAACGCCACGAAGACGGAGGTGTACACCACCTTCAACCTCCGGGAGTGGCGCCACTTCTTCAAGATGAGACTGGACAAGCACGCTCAGTGGCAGATCAGGAAGGTTGCCCGGGAGGTCTTCAACTTCCTCCTGGCGGTCTGCCCTGTGGTGCTGGAGGGGTTGAGGACGCACTCCGGGGAGGTGATATGAGGTTTGTCAAGTTCACCGCGGATAACGGCGACCCAATCTATATCAACCCGGAGTCCGTGCAGCGGGTGAGTAGGCGGGACGTTCAAGGCGGGGGGAGCCTGGTGGTGATGACCTACGGATCCGCGTCCGCGCGTGTCACCGAGGAGCCGGAGGAGGCGGCGCGGCTCCTGGAGGAGTGCCCGCCCTGGCGGCACGTCGAGCCGACCAAGTTGCACCTATGAGGGTGCGGACTTCCGCTGGATGACGGGATGAGGTACGGTGAAGGCGGGTGCTACTGAGGCAAGTGAGGAGCTGAGAACAGTGGATCATCGAAGAAGTGGCACCCACCTCGCTCCGAACGGAGGCGGCGTTTCCCTGGACGGGCGCTTCCTGAGCATCTGGTCCGACAAGACGGGCCCGGGCGCAATGTACTTCCGCGTGGGCGGTCGGTGGGTCCTCCTGCCGGACTGGGTGGCCAACCTGGTCCGGGAGCTGCGCTCGTGACGTCACGTACGTCCCTAGACGTCCCAGCGCCACCAGGGGGGCTCCGGGGCGCCAACCGGTGTCTAGGGTCGGGGGCGGCAACGGAGGGGCCTCGAGGGCCGGCCAACGCGTCCACGCGTGATGTGAGGTGAGGATGCCTTCCTACGTGATCTGCGTCGAGGCGGTGATCTCCCTGTCAACGGAGGTGGAGGCAACTTCCCTCGAAGACGCCGTCTCCGCGGCGCAGCGGCGTGGAGTCCGGGATCTGTGCCATCAGTGCGCCGGCGGAGACCCCGCCTCTGAGTGGGTGACCAGCGGTGAGCTCGACTGCGATCCCGCGATCTCCACCCTCTCGAGCGTCACCGTCGACGGGGAGGACGTTGACCTGGGAGCGGTCCGCGCGTGCTGGGAAGGTGGGTGACGGGTGACGTTCCTCATCGACGGCTCCGGCTTCGCCAAGGCGGCCTTCGTGCCCGGTCAGCAGAGTGCCCTCGCCCACCGCTTCCTCTCCCGGGTCTTCCAGCTGAACCTGCGCGGGCGCGGCCGGCCAATCGTCGTGGCCTGGGACGCGCCGGACCACGTCTCCGGGCGCCGGGCCCGCTTCCCGGCCTACAAGGCAAACCGCGGTCTCCGCCCAGATCCGTTCGGGGGCGAGTACGCGGAGCAGGTTGCGGAGCTCCGGTCCCTCCTCCCGTCCCTGGGCGTCCACCAGGCGCTCAGTCCAGGTTGGGAGGCGGACGACGTCCTGGCCACCCTGGCTCGATCCGCGCCGGGGGAGGTGCTCGTCCTGACGCGGGACCGGGACATGATCCAGCTCGTTGATGAGCGGGTCTCCGTCCTGCTCAAGGTGGGCTCGAGGGAGCACCTCCTCGGGGAGCGGGGCGCGGAGAAGTTCCTCGGCTTCTCACCGCACGTCCACCGAGATTGGAAGGCGCTGGCGGGCGACTCCGGCGACGGCGTGCCCGGGATGCCGGGGATCGGGGAGAAGACGGCCACGGCGCTCCTCGAGTTCCGCCCCACGCTCGTTCCGGACCTCCTCGGGGGCTCCGTCTACTACGGGCCGAACGGGCTCCAGGAACTCGAGCCGCGGGTCCGGACCGCCTTCCTGGGACTGCTCAAGCCGGAGGCGCGGGACCGACTCGAGCTGATGCGCTGGCTGGTCTCGCTTCACGAGGTCCCAATCCAAGTCCTGCGCGGGCGCCTGGACCTGGTGGAGGCGCGGACCTTCTTCTCCGCCTCGGGACTCCGGCTCCTTGGGTCTCGACTCCCGGAGTGGTCAAAATGAGCAACGTCTGGTTCGTCTACCTGGTCCGCGCGGCGGACGGTTCCCTCCACTGCGGGATCTCCACGGACGTCGAGCGGCGGGTCCGGGAGCACAACGAGGGCTGGCGCGGCGCCAAGTGCCTCCGGGGGAAGCGGCCGGTTTCCCTGGCCTGGCGGAGCGCGGGGATGACCAAGTCGGCCGCCCTCCGACTCGAGGCGCGCCTCGAGCCACTTCACCCGCACTGGAGCGAGCGCCTGGCCGCGGAGTGGGCGGAGGTCAACGACCGATGGGGAGGAGTGGAGGAGTGGAGGAGTGGAGGAGTGGAGGAGGTTCGCCGCCGTTGATACCTTGGTGAGTGAGCTGCCCGTCTTGGCCGTCCTGGCGAAGAGGGGTCCAACGTGACGGCTAATGACCTGGTACTCTTCAGGAAGGTTCGTGATCCTCATTGGGGCACCACTGGTTCGAGCTGGCGCTATCCAAGCCGTCCTGGCGAATGATCCGTACTGTGGCTCCTTTACTCAGGAATTTCACATTGAGATGCAGCGAGTCGGTCCCCCGCTCGAGGTTCGTACACTTCCCCTGGGTAGTGTACATGAAAAGGCGAGGGGATCCCGAGGGCGGGCGGGGCGGCGGGCGCGGGAGGGGTCCCTCCCGCGTAAGCGGGCGCCCTCCTGGGAGGGGCTGAATGTCTGCCTACATGTAGGCAGGAGGGGGGTGGGGGGCGGTCCGGGGTCGGGGGGCGGGTCGCTCCGGGCGGGGCTGACTCGCGCCCCGGGCGGGACCCAAGTTGGGACCAACTTGTTATCGTTCAGAAACGGGACCCAAGTTGGGACCAACTTGTTATCGTTCAGAAACGGGACCCAAGTTGGGACCAACTTGTTATCGTTCAGAAACGGGGTTCAGAAATGGAGTCCCGGTTTAGGTCCAACGCTAGGCCAGTCTCTTGACGCGGGCGACGTGACCGGACGCGTTCCGGACGCTCCGGGAGTACGCCCTTGGGGACCACCCCTCGGCGTCCACCTCCCGGACGACCCACATCGAGCCGACGCGGGTCCCGGGCAGCCTCCCGTCTCGGATTGCGTACAGGACGCAGACGCGGGTGACGCCCCGCAGCGCGGCAACCTCGGACACCGACAGGAGCTTGTCCAACTCGAACCTCGCTCTCTCTCTCCCTATATCTTAGCGAACGAAAGGTCTCCCGTCCATCACTTTTCACTCCCAATCGGTAACGAACTGGCAACGCTCCCGGGCTTCGAGTCGGCGGAGGTCCGCCTCGGGTCTGAGGTGGTCGACGTTGGCGCGGACGGATCGGTCCGCGTTCGCCCGGAGTGAGGCGTCCGTGGACTGGATCCTGCGGACGATGGAGGACCTGGTGGTCACGCTCCCCTCCGGTGAGAGGGTGGAGGCGGCCTTCCGGAGGCCGTCGACGTCCGGACCCACCTCGCTGGCCGCCTCCGTCCGGTCCTGGCGCGGGGCCACGGTCTCCCTGGGGGACGGTTTCATGACGCTCACCCTGGGTCGCGCGATCCTCCGCGTGAGGACGCGTCCGGTCTCGATCCAACGTCCCCAAGTGCCGGCGTACTTCCGGACGGGTTCCATCCACGTTGTCCTCGGGGATCCCGGGTGGATCCTCCTGCGCGTTGAGGGGCGTACGGTGGCGATCCTGCGGGCGGATCTGGCGCCGTGGGCGCCGGTTGTGCGCTTGGTGGTCCCGGATCCCGGGGTTGAGGCGCTGCTGAATGCGTCCGCCGGTCCGGCGCGTTTCCTCCCGGCGATTAGAACTGGTACCGGGGTGCTACTGTCCGGCGTTCGCTGGGTGAACGCGGGCGGGGCGGTGGTCCCGGTGGACTTCCTGCGGGCGCTCCCGGTTGGGACGGTCGTCTCGGTGGCTGAAAACGTCCTGCGGGCACCCGGGTTTGGGGCGGTAACCGGAACGACGGACTTCCTGGCGTGCGTGGAGGAGGAGACCGGGGTGCTCCCGCCCTCCCGGACGTCCTACTGGACTGATCTTCTCCTCTTCTTATTTCCCTGGACATATTCTTTCTACGTGGTAAGATGAAAGTATGACAAACAACGCGGTGATTGAGACCACCTTCCAGCTCCTGAGCGTTCGCGACGTCCGCCCGGTGGACTGGTTCTCCGGTGAGCGGGTTGCAATCCCGGATGGTGAACTCCCGGAGTGCGCGCGCTGTGGGCGGCGCCACGCCGTGGTCTGGACCCTCCGGGAGCTCCCATCCGGCGGGACGGTGACGGTTGGCTCCGGTTGCGGGCCCAAGCTCCTGGCGGAGGGGCTCCTCCCGGGTGTGGACCTCCACGCGGTTGCGGCGGCCAAGAAGGTCGCGGCGGCGGAGGTCAGGGCGATCCGGCGCGTGGGCGCGGAGGTGCGGGCGCGGGAGCTGGCGGAGCTGGCCCGGGCGGCGGATCTGGCGGCGGGTGACCCACCGGCGCCGGTCTGGACCGCGGACGTGTACGGGCGGGCGGAGTTCGTGACCGTGACCGTCGGCGCCGTGGTCCGCTGCGCCGTCGCCCGCCAGCTGGACCGCGTGGCGCTCGAGCGGATGGCCGCCTCCCAGTGGCGGGACGAGGTCCGGATGGCCGCGGTCGTCGCCGCCGGCTGCCCGCGCGGCGCGCAGCACGCGGTGGTCCGCCTGGCGAACGCGGAGACCGAGGGGACCCTCCGGGACGCCGCGGCCGCCCTCCTCGGGTAGTGAGAAAAAAAACGCACGCGGCTCGTCTTTTCCCTGTACATATTCTTTCTGCATGGTAAGATGAGAGTATGAGCAAGACGACGGAGAGCAAGATGGCAAAGCGGAACGGACGCGAGGTGATGGAGCGGCTGGACGCGGAGCGGACGGACCGGATGCTCCGGGAGCTGGCCTCGGACCTGGCGGACCTCGTCGCCTCCGGTGACCTGACGGAGGCGGAGGCGAACGAGTGGATGACCCGGAAGCAGGACCAGTGGAACGGGGGTGACCGGTGACCGCTAAGAAGGACCCGCGCGCCGCAATCCGCGCCGCGCTCGAGGTGGCGATGGCGATCGCGGATGCCATCCGGGAGCTGGGGACGGTCCCGTCGGGCGTGCTCTACGCCCAGGTGGCGTCGGTCCTGACGCTGGAGGACTTCCTCTGCGTCGTCCGGAACCTGAAGGAGGCGGGCGTCGTCGCGGAGGCGAACCACGTCCTCCGCTGGACCGGACCCGCGTGGGGTGGCAAGTGACCGCCCGGGTCTCCTGCGCGTCGGACGTCGCCGCGGTCTCCCGCCCGGTCTTCCGTCGCTGGCGGTGGGAGCAGGAGGCGTTCGTGGTCCTCCTCCTCAACGCGAAGCACGACGTCATCGGGCGCCCGGAGGTCTCGGCGGTCGGGACGGTCACCTCCGTCACGGTCCACCCGCGGGACGTCTTCCGGGCGGCGGTCCGCCGGAACGCGGCCGCGGTCATCGTCGCGCACTGCCACCCGAGCGGGGACGTGGCGCCCTCCGCGGACGACCTCCTCCTGACCCGGCGCCTCCGGGAGGCCGGGGAGCTTCTCGGGATCCCGCTCCTGGACCACGTCATCGTCGGCCGGGACGCCCTCCGGTCCCTGGCGGAGACCGGGCAGCTGTGAAAAAACGCACGCGCCCTCATTTTTCCCTGGACAGATTCTTTCTGCATGGTAAGATGAGAGTATGAGCAAGACGACGGAGAGCAAGATGACGAAGACGACGAAGACGGTCCACGTCCTGTCCCTCGGCGGGGAGCCCATCCACTTCGAGACGGCGGCCGCGGCGCGCCGGTTCCTGGACGCCCTCCCGGCCGGGCGACGCTGCGAGTGCGCCTACCTCGGGACGGTCGAGGTGCCCCGATGACGCGCCCGGGCCGCTTCGAGGACACGACGATCTACATCTACTTCCGGCAGTTCCGCGTCCGCTGCGCGGTCACCGGCCGCGTGGAGCACGGGTGCGCGGCGGCCGGGCCGGCCAAGAAGATGCTTCGGGAGCTGGGCTGGGACTACCTCCCGCGCCAGGGCTGGGTGAGCCCGGAGGGTCTCGAGACGCTGAGGAAGGAGAGCACCAATGGCTAGGTTCAACGAGGGCGCGATGGCGGAGCTGCTGGCGGAGGTCCTCGGGACGCCGGAGGCGGCGGAGCTGGTGGAGGAGATCCTCGGCGCGCAGGCGGCGGTCTCCTCCACCTCCTTCCGGGAGGCGGGCGTCCTGACCAACAACGCGGGCCTGGTCGTTCGCGTCGGCCGCCGGGAGTTCCAGCTCACGGTGGTCGAGAGCACGCCCTCCTACCTCCGGGAGGACGACGGGGAGGATGACGATGACGATGAGTAGGCGCAGGCGGTTCCGCCCGGAGGGTCTCCTCCGCGTCCGCGTCCTCCAGGGCGCGCGCGGCTTCATCCAGAAGTTCCTCGAGCACGAGCTTTGGTACGGGGGAGCGGAGGAGCAGGGCTTCGCGGACGGCTCGACGGTCTGGCAGGTCTACTTCTGGACGCGGCTCGAGGCGGCGGACGTTCAGGAGCGGATCTGGGCGCAGAACGGCGGCGGCTGGTGTGAGGTCGTCGAGGTGGACCCGGAGACCGGGGAGGTGGCGCGGTGAGAGGTCGCGACCGGATCCCCTTCGAGCGGAGCGCTGACCTCCGTCTCCTCCTCCCCGGGGGCTGGGAGGCGTTCGCGCTCCCGCGGACCGAGTTGGCGGCGCTCGAGGAGACCTTCGGAGCCGGGGCGGGTCCGTGGATAGGTCAACAGGCGGAGGCATTCGGAGGCGGTGAAAAAAACGCACTGAGTTCATCTTTTCCTATGGACAGATTCTTTCTGTATGGTAAGATGAGAGTATGAACAAGACGACGGAGAGCAAGATGAACCGGATCGAGATCGTCTCCTCCCGCAGCGCCAACACCGTCTCCATCGTTGACGGCCTGACGGTCGTCAACATCATCCGGTTCCCCTCCGGGAATTTCTTCAAGACGTCCACCAAGTGCGCGTCCGTCGAGCGGGCGCGCGCGCTGGCCGCCTCCCTGGCGGCGGAGGAGGTGCTCTAGTGGGGACCGCGCGCGTGAACTTCACCCTCCCCTCCTACCCGGGCGGGGAGGCGCGGCTGGACGAGATCGCGCACCGGCTGGTGGAGGACCTCCCGGCGCACATGCGGCGCGGCGCGGTCCTGGTGGTGGCTCAGGACTGGGACGGGCGGACGATCTGCTGGACCTCCCTCCGCTGCGGGGAGAGCCGGCCCAACCACCTGGCGTGGGCGCCCGCGTCCATGCCCTGGGAGTAGGAGAGGACGATGAAGGTCTCCCTGGAGTGCACGAGCCTGGCCGCCCTGGCGGCCGCCCTGACGGACCGGATGCTGAAGCACGCGGACTACGCGGCGGAGATGTGCGCGGACGGCGACGAGCCCGGGGACGCGGCGCGCTGGATCGCCTTCGCGCGGCTCCTCCGCCGCGGCGGGTCGGTGGAGGTCAACGCCTCCCTCGAGGCGGCGCTCGACTGCCTCATCGTCGAGCAGGAGACCCTCCCGCCCTGTCCCCGCTGCGGCGGGCAGCGGGACCGGGACCCGGGCGGGGAGGTCTACTGCACCGAGTGTCACCCGGGGTAGAAAAGCGCACGCGGCTCATCTTTTCTCTGGACATATTCTTTCTGCATGGTAAGATGAGAGTATGAGCAAGACGACGGAGAGCAAGATGAAGACCGCCACCGAGTACGGGATCCGCTGGTTCGAGTTCGACCGGAGCGACCGCCGGGTCCAGCGGGAGAAGTTCTTCAAGACGGAGAAGGCGCGCGCAGCCTTCGCGGCGCGGCTGGAGACCAAGGACAACTTCGCGGGTGACTTCACCTGGAGCGAGGAGGCGTAGATGGCCAGCAAACGGAAGAAGGCGGCGCCGGAGTACCTCCCGCCGGCGGAGCGGATCCTGGCGGCGAAGTTCCTGGCGACCTCGAACCTGGGGCAGCCGGAGCCGCGGAGCGCGGACCCGTTGGCGAGCAGCTGGTGGACGGGCGCCCGTCCACGGTCCGTGGGCGGAGATGTGCGTCTCCTGCCACGCGCGCGTTGGGCTCGGTTTTGGGCTCGGGCGGGGTCAACTCTACCAGTTGGCTCCGGACGGAACCTGGGTGAAGGTGCGGCGAACGTGAGGGATCCCTAGGTGTTGGGAGGGCGCGAATAAAAAGCGCATGAGCTTATCTTTTTCCCCTGGACATATTGTTTCTATCTGGTAAGATGATAATATGAGAACCGAGAGAGAAACCCAGACCAAGGAGACGAAGATGAACTCCCAGACCGTGACCTTCCCCGTCCGTTCCATCCCACTGACCATCAGCGCCAGCGCGGCGGCGGCGCTCCTGAACGTCTCCACGGACTTCGAGCTGGTGGTGAGGTTCCTGGGCTACGGCTCGGACTACTCCCGCCTGATGACGGGTGCCGAGAAGGACGTCGTTCGCTACCTGGCGGACGGCTTCGGGACCCTCACCGCGGCGGACGCGGTGGAGACGGACGAGCACCAGGACCTCCTCCGCGACTGGAGCCACGTCCGCGACTCCTCGCCGGAGGCGGTGGCGAACATGGCGGCGGCCATCCGCGCCTTCTTCGCGGCGCACACGGTCCAGGATGAGGAGACCTTCCTGAGCGGTTACTAGAGACGTCGACCCTGGGGGAGCTCCTCCCGGGGTCTTGGGAGGAGGTGCGCGATGCTGATTGAGGCGACGGATCCGCGGGAGGCGGCGCTGGGGATCCTCCGTCGGGACTTGACGGGGGACGCGCGGGGGGCGCTGGCGTACCTCCTGAACAACGCCCTCTGCCCGCTGGTCTGCGATCTCTCGTTCGACGACGCGGCGCTCAACCTGGGGTACGTCCGGGACGCGGTCATGCAGCTCCGGGCGATGGTTCTGGAGATCGTTTCTGGGTGATAAAAACGCCTCCCCCCACTTTTCCCCTGGACATATTGTTTTTATCTGGTAAGATGATAATATGAGAACAAAGAAAGCAACCAAGAAGCTCCTCAGGATTCGGATGGGTCAGGCGTTCCGCGGGTTCCTGCTGGGCGTTTGCCAGGAACTCCGGCTCGAGGTGGAGTCCACGGGGTACGCGGAGGGGTCGACGGCGTGGCAGGTCTACGTGCGGACGGAGATCCCGGCGGACGTGATTCAGGAGACGATCTGGGCGCGCAACGGCGGCGGGTGGTGCGAGGTCAATGAGATCAACGGTCAGGACAACGGAGGGAGAGATGTCAAGTAAGAAGAGAGCGAAGCAGCCGGTCTTTATCCCGGAGGCGGAGCGGGACCTGGCGGCAAAGTGGTTGGCCACCTCGAACCTGGGGCAGCCGGAGGCAGAGACGGCGGACCCAGAGGCAATTTTGCGCGCATGGGAGGCGTGCGTCCGGGCGCACGGGGACGAGGGGATCGACGTGATGCCGGAGTTCAGGGGTTGGAAGCGGGACATTGCGGCGGGTGACGCCTTCTGCGCGGAGGAGTGGGGGAAGTTCAAGGCTCAGAAGGAGGTGCGTTGATGGATCACGCGGCGGTTGTGAGGGCGGCGATGATGTGGTGCGCGGAGCTCCTTGAGGCGGCGCTCGAGGGCCTGGTGACCCGGAGGCGAGGGAGGTCTTTCTGGCGGACGCTACGGGTCTGCGGGACCGCCAGGAGGTGGTCTTTGTGACGTACCTCATTCGGCACCAGATCTGCGAGCTCCGTGCCCGGGCGGATGTGATGGGGAAGAAGGTTTGACGGGTACCTCCTGATACGTGAAGAAAACGTCACCTCCCCTCATTTTTCCTCTGGACAAATTGTTTCTATCTGGTAAGATGATAATATGAGAACCACGAAGGAGACGCAGATGACGAAGACGATGAAGGCGGTTCGGAAGTTCACGGCGGGCCTGGCGGTTGGGCGCTCTGACCTCAACCGGAACGGTTACGCCTGGATGGCGCGGAACGTGGCGACGCTCATCCGCCTCACCAAGGACGAGCCCAACTGGCTCCGCGGTTACCGCGCGGCGCTCGAGGACGCGCAGGACGGGGAGGTGCTTTGATGCGGAAGAAGGGCGTGCGTGGCAGCGTGGTCTCCGCGCTGCGGCTCCTGCGGGACGCGCGGCTCCTCCTCCGCGGGGAGGTGGAGGCGGGTGAGTGGGGGGACGCGGACGCAATCGAGCTCTCCCAGCGCCTCGCGGAGGTGACCGCGGAGACGCTCACGCTGCGGCGGGAGCTGGCGTCCTGGTTCCTATTTGTCCGTCCGGCGGACATTGACTGATGCGCCTATATGTAGGCGCCTGACACTTTGGAGGAGGTGAAGGATGAGTGAAGTCATGTTTAAACGCGGGGACCCGGTGGAGGTCATGATCGGCGGCGCGTGGAGGGCGGGTCGAGTTGCTTACGCGAGGATGCTTGGTCCGGAGTACAGGAGGGTCGCCGCCTACTCCGTCGTGCTGCATGATCTCGAGCTGAAGCCGGGTTATATGGGGACAAACATCGTGTCCGTGTGCTGCTCAGGCGTGATGGTGTCCGTGGAGTTCGTTCGCGCGGTGACGATTGACGGAGGGTTGAAATGAGAAGAATGGTGCTTGCGCTGCTCCTCCTCCCCTCACTGAACGCGGTGGGGGATCCGCTGGTTCTTCCGCGGGACTTCCGGGTACGCTGCTTCCCGAGGAACCTGAGGTTCAAGCCGGATTGCCTGGTGCCATGCGAGCGTGCAGGGCGGGAGGGACGGGCACTGGACGAGGTCCTCCCCCTGGATGCCCTCCTGACCGCGGGAACCGGGTCCCACGCCACGGAGACCTTCGCGGCGGTGTGTTCATCTAGGTGGCAGGAGCTCATCCCTCAGGAGGCGCTGGCGCGTCTGAGTCGATGCAACCCGCGGCGGGACGTGATCCAGTACGCCCTCGAGCTCCGCCTGACGCACCTCCGGAAGACGCGGGGTAAGGTCCCAAACTACGTCGCCCCGGATCTCGACGGGACGCCACCGGTGGTCAAGGGCTCGATGGCGGCAAGTAAGCGGGCTTACATCAACAGACACCTCGCGCTCCTGGCCGGGGTCCTAGACTGTCCCCTCATCTCGGACGCGGAGGGCGTGCGGACCGTTGCCCTGGAGCTCCGGGACCGCGCGAGGGAGAAGTTAGTGGCGATTGAGCGGGAGGCGGCGGAGGAGGTGGAACGCGCGACCAGGCGGGCGGAGTCGATCGCGCGGATCCGGGCGGAGCTGGCTCCCCTCCTCCGGGGGGCGGTGGGTTGCCCGCGGTGCTCGGTCGACGCCGTCTGGGAGGCGCATGAGTACGCGGAGGCGATCTGCGGAGCGATCCAGAGTAGAGCGGAGGCGGTTGCGGAGCTCGCCAGGCTCCGGCGCTACGGCGCTCGCCACGGCGTGGTGGACCTCTCGGACCTCAAGGACCAGTCAGACGCCATCCGGGAGGCGGAAGACAGCATCCGCGGGAATCGGAGCGAGTTCCTCAGGGTGACCAAGCGGGTGTTCAGTCCGGGTTGCTGCCGGAACCTCCCGAATGTTGCGGAGCGGCTCGAGGCGGCGTCCAACAAGGTCAGGTAGGCGCGAGCTGCTTGACGCGCGGCGCGCGCGGTTCCGCGGGGATTGGTTCTTGCTTATATGTAGGCAACTGGAGTGACGCGTCAATCACCTTCCCACCCTCCTCCACCGGTTGCGTGATGCGGCGGAGGACGGCGCCAACCGTTCCCTGGAGGCGTTTCTGGGGATCCGCTAGGTATGCCTGGAGACCGGTCACCTCCTTTGATAGGTGAACCTGGAGCTCGGAGATGGACATCGAGCGGATGTCCACGTGCCCGTGGATCTGGAGCTCCCGGGCGGCGCGCTTGATGACCCCCAGCTCCTGCCCGACCTTGATGATCTGCTCCAGGATGCTGGACCGGGCCTTGATCGCGGTGGTGAGTGCGGCAAACTGCTTCGACCCGCGGAAGATCTCCGCCATGTCCTGCAGTTCCTTACAGCAGAGCATCTGCTGCTCCCGGTACTCCGCAAACAGCAGCGTGGAGTCCGCGGAGTCCCACATGCGCCGGTATTCGTCTCGGCTCGTGCGCTCCACGCTCATCAGGCGCTGCAGGCTCCAGCCGGTTTCCTGGAGGATCTGGTCACGAGACCACATCAAGGAAATACAGGCTCTGTACTGAGTGATGTCGCGTCTATCTCGGCGGATCTCCTGTGATTCCGTTAGGTCTTGGATACCAAACTTGGCTAGGTTCCTAGTTCTGGCCTTGGCGCCTGCGCACCCGGACGCGACGTCCGAGAGTTCGAGTTCCTTGGCGTTTGAGTGCTGTGACATCCGCTCCCTCCTCCCCCCATCTTAGCAACTGTTCCGGTTGCGGACTAGGGTTCTCTGCGCTCATCTCACTGGGGACGCTTCAAACTAAGCGATAACTTTACGGTCAGGTGTCAAGATCTCATCATCAGATGTCGGCGGATGATCTCCGGCGGGAACTGGAGACGGTCTACCAATCTAAGGCGCACCTCCAGAGAAAGTTGATCCTGGAGGAGCGGAGGTTGGACGTCCTGGCGACGGTCCTGGGCTACGTTGTCCTGCCGTTTCACGCGCTCCTCATCGAGGCCAAGCGGCGGATGCCCGGTCCGTGGCGGTTGTACCTGGCTCCACGGGGGAGCGGGAAGTCTACGATCATCACGGTCGTGGACTCCGTTCTCCAACCCCTCCTCGATCCCAACGTGCGTATCCTCATCGGATCCCGCGTGAAGGATCAGAGCAAGGACATCCTGGCGGAGATCCAGGGTTGCTTTGCCGTGGACCGCTTCTGCGAGCTGTTCGGGGACATTCGCGGTGAGAAGTGGGGGACCGGGGAGGCCACGGTCAAGACTCGAATGCGGCAGTTTAAGGAGCCAACGTGGTTGGCCGCGGGCGCCGACGGACCCGTCACCTCCAAGCACTTCGACGTCGTGAAGGCGGACGACCTGGTCGACGAGAAGAACAGCCGGACGGACGGGGAGCGGGACCGCATGTACACGTTCTTCTACAAGACGCTCGTCCCCACGCTGATGATGGTCCGGAAGGACGGGACGCCGGGGGAACTGGATCTCCTGGGGACGCGGTATCACCCCGACGACGTCTACGCCCGGGCGGAGGAAGTTGACCCCAAATTTCGAGGGAATGTCTGCGAGATCCCGGCGCTGGTGGATCCGGAGACCGGGGAGCGGGCCTCTGACGGCGTGTCGATCGTTCCGGAGCTTCTCCCAACCGAGGACCTGAAGTGCCTTCGCATCTCGATGGGGTCGGCACACTTCGACTCTCAGTACCAGCAGAGTACCAAGCGGTTGAAGGGGGACATCTTCCGGGATGACATGTTCTCCTACTATGACGAGTCTCCGGAGGATCTGATCAAGCGGTTGGAGCTCAAGGTCTGGAGCGCGTGTGACCTGGCGATTGCGGAGGAGCAGGAGCAGGATGAGTACGCGGACGCCGTTATCGGGGTGGACGATCGGGACGGTGACACAAACCTCAGAATCTACCTGCTGGACCTCTACCACGGGCGGATCCCCTACTTGCTCCAGATTGGGAGGGCATCCTACATCTTCGATCGGTGGGACCCCATCAGGTTTGGAATCGAGGCCAACGCGTTCCAGAAGAGCCGGCTTTACTCCGTGTACCGGGAGCTTGGTTCGGAGATTGGGGATCGGTGCGTGCCGGTTATGACGCTCACGGACAAGGTGACGCGGGCTTGGAAGTTGGCGGCTCGCTACGAGGCGGGGCGGGTTTTCCACCGCAAGGGATCCTTTCACCTCGAACTCGAGGACCAGCTATGCGGGTTCCCAAGGGGGAGGTTTGACGACATCTTCGACGCCGTGGATCTTGCCGTGACGCTTGGTTGCGTCACGCGTGCGAGGCGCAGCAGGAAGCGAAAGGTCGGGTTGTTCGGCGGGCAGAGATCGCGCCGGCAGGCCAATTTAACAATTACGTCAGGAGGAGTCAAGTGAACAACGACCTAGTGGAGCTCAAGAAGGCAATCAAGTCCGGGGGACGCCTCTCGGATGAGAACGTGCGGAAGCTTGCGCAGCTTCGGCGAAGCGCCAACGCGGACCGTACGTTCGTTCGGGTTGGGAAACTTGCCCTCCAGGAGGGGGAGGAGCTGATGGAGTTCGTCTGGACAATGATCTCCGCGGTTCAGACGGATCGCATCATCCTGGCGGACGGTTCCCTTGACGCCTGGTTGGAGGGGATCTTCGATGATCACATCATCGTTCGGGACGGGAACACCGGGCGGTTGTTCCGCGCGGACTTCGCGCGTGGGGCGGACGGTTCCATCGCGTTTGCGGAGCCGGTGGAGGTGCGCGTCCAGTTTGTCCCCATCTCACAACCGGGAGCTTCGGAGGGTGACGGGACGGTGAAGTCGGTGGAGAAGCGGGCGCCGGATCAGATTGTTGAGATCAAGAAGGCGGAGTCGAAGTGGTCCTTCCTACCCGCGTCACTTCGGGGGAGGTGACCAAATGGCGGCCGTGACCCCAGTTGGGCGCGTTCCAAGCGCGCCAAACCTGTCAATCTTCCGTGAGGTGTCCGCAAACGACGCGGCGCTCCCCACCGCGAAGAAGGCGGGTCTGAACTGCTCGGAGTTCGATGAGATCGTCGTGGTTGCCACCCCGGTGGCGCCGTGCACCGGGGCGAACGTCGAGCCGCACTTCTGGTCCGAGGCGCTGTCCGGGACCCCAAATGGGGGTTTTGTTCCGGAGGCCACGCCCGTGATCTTCGCGATGGGAACCGGGGGGCGCAAGATCTTCCGCGTGGCGCATGCGGAGTCCGTCTTCTTCGAGGTGACGGCAATCGCCGGGGGTGGGGGTTCGGTCCGTCTCGAGGTATATGGCGTCCCAATCTACGGGAAGGTGGGCTAGATGAGCGAGCGTCAAGCGGCGGAGGTCCAGATCCAGCGCGACTTCGCGGACAACCCTACCGTCGCGGAGATCAAGAAGCGCAACGTGAACGTGTTGCGGGCCACCGTCCTTGGCTTGGCGCGGATCCGGGAGGAGAAGCTTTCCCGGCAGAGGGAGGCGGATAGACCCGCGTCCGGGACCGGGACCTCCGCTGGGGAGAGCAAGGCGCTACTGAACGACCCCATCTCGGTCCTCATGCAGAGCGGTCAGGTGGTTGCTCCACCGTTCGACCTCCTCACCCTGGCGGTGATGCCGGAGAACAGTACGGAACTCGGCCCTTGCATCGACGCGATGGCCGTGAACGTGGAGGGGTTTGGCTGGCGGCTCGAGTCCCGCGTTCCGGTCAACGAGCGGACGCCGGTGGAGGTTCTCCAGATTCTGGAGGAGGAGCAGGTCATAGCGGAGAACTTCTTCAGCAACTGCTGCCCGGACGGGGAGTCCCTCGAGGACCTCCGGGATAAGCTTCGGCGGGACCTGGAGGCCACCGGGAACTGCTACGTGGAGTTCGTGGAGGTTCCGGGGACGGGACGCCTGGACGGGTTGAATCACCTCCCCTCGTGGACGATGCGTATTGGGCGCGTGGAGCAGGAGTCCACGGAGTACGTGGACCTGGGCGTGGAGAAGATGGTCCGCTTCGTGGAGCTCCCTCCGGAGCCGAAGGAGTCGACGGAAGTACCTGAACTCGCTGACGAGGAATTCTCTGCGGATGAGGATGGGATCTCCGGACCTCCGCTGAGGCACGTTCAGGAGGCGGAGGGGGAGCCGATCCGAATCCAGAAGCAGTCGACCTTCGAGACGCAGGTCACCTACGAGCTGCGGGAGCAGGTGCGCTTCAAGCGGTTTCGTCGGTACGTCCAGCTGCGGGAACGTCAGGTCATCTGGTTCAAGGAACTGGGGGATCCGCGCCTCATATCCAACCGAGACGGGCACGTGGTGACGCGTGAGGAGCTCCTGAGGGAGGAGAACGGCGGGGAGCAGCTTCAGCGGTTCACGCTCCTCGGGGACCGCGTGACGGTTGCGCTCGGGATTCGGGGTTTTCCGGTCCGGGACGCGGCCAACCCGGTTCGTCATAAGCGACTCTACTCCACGCGCTCGCCCTACGGGCTCCCGCGGTACACCGGGCACCTGTTCTCCATCTTCGGTTCCCGGGCGGCGGAGGAGATCAACTTCACGACGTTCAAGAACAACAACGTTCCCTCTATGGTCATCACGGTGTCCAACGGGAAGATGGACGACGAGTCCGTCGAGCGGATCGAGGAGTTCGTGGAGGCCACGATTGCGGGGGATGACAATTACAGCAAGTTCCTACTCTTGGAGGCGGAGCCGGTTCTGGAGGGGATGCGGGACCCGGGGTCGATGCGCATCGACGTCAAGCCGCTTACGTCTGAGCAGCACACGGACGCGATGTTCGTCAACTACCAGAACTCGAACGATGAGCGCGTTCGGCGGGCCTGGCGATTCCCACCCATCTTCGTCGGGAAGTCGGATGACTTCACGGGCAAGACGATCGAGGCCAGCCGGAAGCTCGCGGACGAGCAGGTCTTCGGGCCGGAGCGGGGGAAGGTGGACCGCTTCTTGACCCGGGACGTCCTGCTCCGAATCGGGGTGGTCTGGAGCGTGTTCCGGTCCAACTCCCCGAACGTGACGGAGAACGCGGACCTGGTCAAGCTCCTGGCTCAGGGCGAGAAGACGGGCGGGCTCACACCGCGCATTGCGCGGAGACTCATCGGGCGGATCGTGAACGAGGATCTGGGGGAGATTGACACGGATCTCCTCCCTCCGGATCAGCCGTTCTCCCTGACGTTGGCGGCCATCATGAAGACAAACTCGGCCACCGAGGCTCCCGGGGGCGGGGAACCGACGAGTCAGGGGCGGGCGGGGTTACAGGTTGCCGGTCCACCGAAGGAGTCCATCGCGGAGAGTGCGGACGACGGTGAGGTGTTCTCGTCCCTGGCGGGGATGATCCGCGCGGAGGCGGCCATGCGCTTTGGGGGGTTTGTCCCGCCCGCGCTGAAGGACGAGCCGGAGGAAGTGGAGCCGGACTGACTTGGACCTCGACAGCAAGACAGCCACCGGAATCACGCCGGAGTTCCTGGCGGAGCTCTCCCACGGGGAGTTGATCTTCCTGGCGGACGTCGTGTCTGAGCGGACGCTGGAGCCGGTCCTCCGGGAGGACGAGCGGGATCGCGCCCTGGAGACGGAGCTGGCGGAGGGGTTGGACGCGGACTGGACGGCGGACTACGAGCCGGCGTCGGAGGCGGCGCTTGCGGACCTCCCGGAGGCGGACGTGTCCGTTGAGGAGGTGGACGCGGCGCTCGGGAGGATTGGGGCCAGTCTAGACAAGCGGGACACGTCCGGAGCGCGGAAGTTGTTGCTTGGGGCGTTGACCGCGGTGGCCCTCCTGGCGCGCGGGCGGACCCGGGACCGGGTCCGCGTAAAGGACCCCAAGGCGGCGGCGCAGGTCTCCACTTCCCTCTCCCAGGCGGACAAGGGGGCGATTGAGGCAACTACCAAGGCGCAGCTCTGGTGGATCGGGGACCTCTGGGGGCAGCACCTCTCCCGGGTGATCCTGGAGACGGTTCGCCGGGAGGCGTTGGTCCGCGGGCTGGGGCGCGCGGACGTGGGGAAGGTCATGGACGGCGTCATCAACGCAAAGGTCCCGGCGGCCTTTGTTCCGGATACCTGGAGGGGGAGCAAGGAGGGGTACTTCCGGATGCTCTCCGGGACGGTCAGGTGCCGTGAGAGTACGTCCAGCGCCCTGTACTCCCTCCGGGAAGCGGGGTTCTCCCGGTACAGGTTCGAGGCGGTCATGGATGAACGCACCTCGGACGTCTGCTTTCGCGCGGGGACGCGGGTGTTCTGCGCGGACGGGGAGCGGGACATCTCGGAGGTCCGGGTTGGAGACACCGTTATTTCCGGGCTTGGAGCGCGGAGGAGGGTGCTCAGGACCTGGTTGAATGAAGCGGAGGACTGGAGGGTCATAACGCTGACGTCCGGTCGTACGGTTACGGTAACCTCCAATCATCGGTTCCTCACGGTCCGCGGGTGGCGCCGCGCGGGGGACCTGGAGATTGGAGAGGACCTTGCCGCGCAGGAAGCACGTCCTGAAGAAACTTGCCGGGGTCTGCGAGCACTGCGGGAAGACGTTCCCCTACACCCCGTCGAAGACCAAGCCGGTCCGGAAGTTCTGCGGGCTTGCATGCTACCACGCCCGCAAGGGCGCGGAGAAGCGGGTCGAGCGAAAGTGCCTTCAGTGCGGGGAGACCTTCCACCCGTACCGGACTCACGCGGAGCAAGGGCGGGGACTGACCTGCAGCACCGTATGCCGCCGGAGGTTCTTCCGTCGGGGGCTCCCGCCGGAGGCGCTCGACCGGATCTGCGAGACGTGCGGGAAGACGTTCAGGGTCCGGCCGCTGGAGCACCTTACCGGGAAGGCGCGTCGACACTGCTCCAACGAGTGCCGGAAGCGGCGCGGATTGATCGTCTGCGAGACCTGCGGGGTAGAGTTCGAGGCAAAGCTGACGAGCGGAGGGATTCCAAGGCGCTTCTGCTCCCGTCACTGCTACCACTCCCGGAGGACCGCAACGCGGCCGGAGGTGTTCGTTCGAGCGGTCCTCGAGGAGGCGGGTCTGGAGTTCCGCGCGGAGGAGCCGCTGGGGAGTCTTTTCCTAGACTTCTTTGTTCCGGCGCTCTCCTTGGGGATCGAGGTGGACGGGACGTACTGGCACTCTCGGGAGAACTCACGGGAGCGGGATTATGCCAAGGAGGAGGCGGTGCGGCGGGTCGGGATTCGACTCCTGCGGATCTCGGAGGAGAACACCCAGGCGCCGGACGCGGAGAAGCGGGTCCTGCGGAGTATCTTGCGCGCGCTGTTGGAACCGTCCGCGTTGTCTCAAATGCTCCGCTCCGCGTCGTAGACTTCTCCTACAACCTCTCAGTGGACGGTGACCCGACCTATGTAGTCGAGGGGGTGATTGTCCATAACTGCCGGGAACTTCACGACCGCGTGTTCGTCGTTAACGACGGCATCGACCTGATGGAGCGGGTGAACGTGGCGGACAACCCGGACGCGGTGAAGGACCTGGCCGGGTGGCGAACCGCGGACGACGTTCGCGGGATCATCGGGAAGCAAGATGCGGAGGGGGCCAGGAAGTCCCTGACGGAGTCCGGGATCATCTGGCCTCCACTCCACGCCAACTGCCGGAGCGTCATCACGCCGGACTGAGGAGGAGTACGTGAACAAGCAGGTGACGGTACAGACCCTGATCTTGGCCAAGGAGACCTTCCCAACGGCGGCGGATGCCACAAAGTGGGTCACGGATCACGACTTTAAGGTCAAAGACGGTGCTCCGGACGAGACGGAGAGCTCCTGGCGCTACCGTCAGCGGGAGCCGGGTGAGTTCCAGGAGGGGACCTTTCGGACCATAGACATGACGGATGGCGTCCAGGCCGTGGTCGGACGCCTCAAGGAGGAGAAGATGAGAAGGAACGAGGAGTCGGTGGCGCGCGGGAACGCCCTCCTGCTTCCGCTGAACCTGTCCGTCGACAACGTCCACGACCTTGAGTTCGCGGTGGATAAGTTCCGGCAGGCATCTGCGGCCAGGGCCTGGGCGGAGAATCACGGGATGGTTCCGCGGGAGGTCAAGGTCCGGGCGGACGCGATCTTCGCGGAGATCCTCCCGGCGGATGCATTTGTCTTTGCGACGCTTCGCCGGGAGAAGGTCACCAGGGACGTCTTTGCGGTGGTCGGGGATCGCGTTGCTGAGATCAATGCTCTCCACGTGGTTCCGGACGCCGACGCTTCGATGGAGGAGAAGCGGGATGTCCAGGAGGTGGATGATCCCTCCCCGGTGAGGAAGCGAGCGGAGCTCCACGTCCTGAAGGCTAAGGATGCGGCGGATCCAATGGCGGAGGTCCGGATGTTTGGGATCGTCATGAAGCCAGACGTCCCGGACATCGAGGGGGACGTTACGTCTGTAGAGGAGATCATACAGGCGAACGACCTGTTCATGCGGGAGTTTGGGACCGTTGGCTTCATGCATAAGAAGGACGTGACCGAGAAGGTCTCCATCATCCAGAACGTGATTGCTCCGATCGACTTCGACTTCCCGATCGACGACGGGGGGAGCAAGTCGATTGGGAAGGGAACGTGGTATCAGGAGCTCTACACGGCAGATGCGGAGCTGGTCAAGCGTATCCGGGAGAGGAAGTTAAACGGGCTCTCCATCGGGGGCTTTGCGCGGCGGGTGTCGGTGGACGGGGAGGGGGAGGTTCAGGAGGCGGTGGGGAAGCGGTCTCCGGAGCACCTGGGGAAGGCAGAGGGGGACACCCCAAAATCACGATTTGTCAACCTTCGCGTCGAGGAGGTGTCCATCGTGGACGCAGCCGCCAACGAGGAGGAGTTCTTCATCATCAAACGGAGGAAAGACATGAGTACGAATCAGGAAACGCAGATGGCGGTGGCGCTGGTGGAACAGGTGGGGGCGGTCATCCTACCGGTGACGCCCACGTCACCGGTTGTTCCGGTGGCGGCGGCCGCACCCGCGGCGGTCACTCCGCCGACTCCGGCGGTCACTCCGCCGACTCCGGCGGTCACTCCGCCGACTCCAGCTGTTCCGGTGTCGGAGCCGGTGGACGTGGCAAAGGCGGTCCAGTCGGCCGTGAGCTCGGCCGTGGAGAAGGGTATCGCCCCGATCGTGGAGCGGCTCGACGCCGTCGAGAAGCGGCTCAGTGAGCAGGCAACGATCCGGGCGGCGGCCAAGGGGGAGTCCGTTCCGGAGACCACGGCGCGTCCGGCGGAAGCACCGGCGCAGAAGTCGAAGTGGGCGGGGACGGCGGTTCACAACGTCGTATCTCGCGCGCAGCAGAGGAAACCCGCCTAGCGACCGGCGAGGTCCGCGGGCACCAACCGTCCGGCAACGCCGGCATATTTAGGAGAAGAGGAAATGACGAATGAGGAGCTGGTTCAGAAGGCGATCATCACGACCGCTGACATCGCTTCCGCGGGGAAGCTCAACGACCTGCAGGCGGACGTCTTCATCGACTTCGTGATCGACGTCACGGAGCTCAAGGGATCCGTCCGCGTTGTGCGGTTCCGAAACGAGTCGATGGCCATCGACAAGATTGGCGTTGGTCAGCGGGTATCCGTCCCGAAGGAGGAGGCCAAGGACCCGGGGCTGCGCCGGGGAGTCACCACCTCGAAGATCAACTTGACCCCGAAGGAGATCATGACCCCCTTCGAGATCTCGGACAACTTCGCGGAGCTCAACATCGAGGGGGAGGCGGTTGAGGACACCGTCGTTCGCCTGATGGCAACGCAGACCGCAAACGACATCGAGGAGGTGATGGTCAATGGGGACGTCCTTGGTCCGGCGCGGATCGAGGCGGATCTCCTGAACGGCGGATCCACCACTCAGGTCATCAAGGATACCTTCGTGGCCCTGTTTGACGGGTGGCTCCGTCTCCTGGACGCCGGGAACATCTACGACGGGCTCGGCGCCAACATCTCGAGCAAGATCTTCTCCTCGATGATCAAGAAGATGCCGGTGAAGTTCCGGCGGACGCGGCGCAACCTGCGCTTCCTCATGTCACTCGACATGGAGCAGAACTGGCGGGAGAAGATCGCCTCCCGCGCCACCGCCGGCGGAGACGCGGCAATCACCTCTGCCAGCGCGATCCCGGTCTTCGGGGTCCCGATGGTTCCGGTGCCCCTCCTTGAGCCGGACCCGCGCGTGGTCCAGCACCTGGTCTTCGGGGCGGCTCCGGTCACGGTTGCCCTTCGCTACAACCACATCGGGACGGAGATGAGCATCGTCCTCTCGACGCTCGGCGCCTCCCCAACCACCCCCTACATCGAGAACACGGACTATACCGTGGACCGGACGCTCGGCACGGTGACCAACGTGGCGGGGCAGGCGATGGCCGCCGGTGGGACCTACAAGGTCACCTACCGGAGCGGCTCTCAGATCATCCTCTGTGACTTTCAGAACCTGATCCTGGGGATCGGGCGGGACATCCGGATCGAGTCGGATCGGGACATCTACAAGGGGACGAATCAGTTCGCCATCACGACCAAGATCGCCGTCCAGGTGGAGGAGGTGACCGCGACGGTCAAGGGCATCAACATCGGGCTCGACTAGGCCGAGGGCGAGAACCGCGGACCGGGGATCCCGCGTTTTGACTTGACGCGGGTCACTTGCCCGCACGGAGGACCAGATGACCAAGAACCACATCACTACGCGCCGGACGTCACCGCGGACCGATGCGGCGGAGGAGATGGCAAAGGTCACGTCCACCGAGTCTAAGGTGGTTGAGCCGAAGTTGAAGCGGATCGTTCCGGAACCGGAGGTGGTTCCGGAGGAGGCGCTGGCGGCGCCCCAGGTGGTCCGCCCAATGACCGTGGAGCTCGTGGAGGGATCCTCCTATGAGCTCCGTGGTGTTCGGTTCTACGCCAAGAGACCGGTGGTTGTGGTCGACGAGCGACTCCTCTCCGAACTGAAGTTCAACTCACGGTTCAAGGTGACCGGCGTAGGAGGGGACTAGATGAACAGAGCAATCGTTACGCTCCGCTCTGCTCCCTCGGTGTCAATCGACATCCCGGCGCAGGAGGAAGACGCGAAGCAGATTCAGCGGAGCTGCTTCGGGGCCATCCGCCTGTTTCCCGGGGTACCGAAGGCAGTCACGAAGGACGAGCTGGATCACATCAAGGCGACGATGCCGGAGGTCTTCCTCCGGCTGACCATCCAACCGTACGTCGAGAGCAAGCGTGTGGACCTGCGGGGGGTGGCCGAGGCGGACGTCTCCAAGCTGGCCGCGGAGGAGGGGATCGAGCACCTGAGTCACGCTCGGCAGGTGGATCTCCTGAGGGAACGCGGGCAAATCGCGAGACCGGCGCATCGAGGCGTTCAGTCTCAGGACCACGACGTCACCGAACAACCGGTGGTAGTCAGGAAGCCGGTGGCCAAGCGCGTCAGGTCCGGGAACGGCAACAAGTAGCTTCGGCACTTGCTCTACGTCAGCCTGCGCAACGGGACAACAACGTCCTTTGACTTGGGAGATCCGGACGGGTTCCGGGCCTGGGAGATCCTTGCCTCCGACCCGTCCGGTCTGACCGGACTGGCGTTGTCCGCGGACGGGTACCGGGCGGATCTCCCGCTCCCGAGGAGGTTCCGGGAGCTCCGCTTCTCGGCGGAGGTCCTCCGGGGCGCGGACGGGGTGGCCACCGCGGAGAGGATCCTGGCCGTGGCGGACGGGGTGGTCCTCTCCCTCACAATGCGGCTAAACGGGCGGGTTGGTAGGTTTAGAGTTGATCTGGACAAGCGTGGGAAGGCACGCTGGGTTCCTCCCTCATAATGGTAACCACCCACCCCGTCTCGGTCCTACCCTAGAATCAATCGCTTGTTAAAATCTAAACGGAGAGTGAAATGACCGTTTCCAGGCTTCGTCAGGAGCAGATGCACACGGAGGGGTCCGCCATCAACGACGCGTTGACCCCGACCGACCACGACGCAAACGCGGTGGACCTTGCGGACACCGTCAGTCACCTGGCCTCCCAGATTGCGGACATCACGGGGGAGGCCACCTGGGAAGCGGCTCCGGACGCCACGATTGCCGCGATTGTGGCCAAGACGTTCCTCGATGAGAAGTTGGCGGACCGGGAGCTCCAGCTGCTCACGGACATCACGATTGCGAACGCGAAGAACTACAAGATTCTGGTCGTGGCCACGAATGAGTTGCCGGCGGGTGGGTTGAACAAGAAGGCGATTGCCACGACCGTGACGGGACTCGTGTCCGCGGAGCACGGTGGGAGCTTTGGCGCGGCACACTCCCTGCTGGAGATCGCCGGGGATAACGCGATCAACCCGGAGAACCTCTTGGCGGTGGTGGACGCCAGCACCGGTGACCCCATCTTCTCAGACGGGCGCATTGTCTGGGGTCTCCTCCAGCACGAGGCCGGCGCGACGGACGCGGCCGCGTTCACGGATACCACGCCGGAGCGGGCTCAGCTCTCCCTGGTGAGGGTGAACGCCACTCACGACGACCTCGAGGCGGCGGCCGTGGCGGACGTTGAGGACAAGGTCATCAACGTCGCCTTCACGGACCGGAAGTACCTGGATGACTGGACCCGGATGAGCTTCCTCCGGAGGTCCCCGTTCGTCGACGTGGGCGCCGGGGCGGTGGTCAACACCCTGAACACGGCCATCGACAACCAGGGCGCAACGCCGGCCACTCAGGCCACGGCGGTCTACTGGCGCATCGCCGACGCCGTGGCGCTGGTCTTCGAGACATCCGACGGGGGCGTGGACCTCCTCTCCCTCTCTCCGGCGGCGGCCGGGGACGCGGTGGCCATCAACTGCAACTCCCTGGACATCAACGTCGGTGCCAGCGGAACCGCGGACGTTGACAACGGGATCACAGTCGACTCCGGCGGGACCCCGATCAACCTGGGCGTGACTGCGGGGCAGATCGACGCGGGGGCGGCGGGCATCACGGTCCTTTCCTCCGGGGCGGTGGCCAGGTTGGACGGCGTGGGCGTGACCCTGGACGCAAACGCGGGGAACGTGGTGGCGGACGGCGTGGTCCTGGACGTGGACGTGACGGACGCCTCCCACATCATCCAGGCGGCAAACTCCGCGGACGCCAAGTCGCTCACGATTGCGTCGCGGAACGCCGGGGCGGGAGTTGGGCACCTGGTGCTTGAGGCGGATGAGAACATCACGTTTGAGACCAAGAATCAGGCGGCGGCGCTCCCGCTGGACGACGACACCGCCGGGGCGATCTCCGCGCTGGCGGGCGGGCCCCACGCGTCCATCGCGGCGGCCATCAAGTACGCCATACTGAGCGGAGGCGTTGGTCTGACGGGGGCCTTCCTGTTCGTCTCCGGCGGCGCGTACGCCATGGGAGCCAACGTCCCGGCGGCCACGTTCGACCAGACCGGGTACACGATGACAATGGGTTCCGGCGGGGCGGTGTCCGCGACGATGATGGTGTTCCTCAACGGGCGGCTCCTCCGTGGAGGGGCGGCCACTGGTACCGGGGACGTCTACCCGGGGACCACACCCGCTTCTGGGGACGTGAAGTTCGACTTCCCCAAGGGCATCAAGACGGGAGACATCATCCTGTCGCTTGGGTTCTCTTAGGCCAACCTTTTCACCCCGGGCGGGATGATCTAGGGTTCCTCCCAACGAGTCACCCGCCGAGGTGACGGATAGGAGGAGGATCATGCCACTTAAACTCATTGCGCAACTCGACGCCGCGTTCGTCGACCTTGGTGACTTCAGGAGGGAACTGGCGGGGGTGCCAATCTACCTGGATCGGGCGGAGACATCCGCGCGCGTGTTCCGGGAGATCCGCGGCAAGCTGGCGGAGGTTGCCCCGAACCTCTACGAGCTGAAGGGCGTTGCGGCTGGTTTGCGGCAGGCGGAACCCGTGGTCCGGCAGTACTCCGAGATTGTCAAGCAGGGGATCAAGGACGAGAAGTTTGACCCGGCGCTTGGGAAGGAGTTGATCTCGATCATTTCCCGGGCGGTGGACTCCCTCCGGGAGGTGGCGGAGTCTCGGAGCATGGAGCTGAGTCGAGTTGCCGGGAAGGTGGACGGGCTCTACCTGGCGGCCAAGACCGCTTTTTCGGAGCTGACAAACGTCATTGCGGCGAACCACCGCGCGGTGGAGGTGGAGAAGGACGCCGAGGACGGCGACTGGAGCGGACGTGGGACGGAGAACGGTCAGCGACCGGTGGGGACCTCCGGCGGGAACGGTGACCTGGGGAACGGAGCGCAGGTGGTTCCAATCAAGGCCAAGAGACAGCGGTCCACGCGCGTCAAGCGCGCATCCCCGGAGGCGTAGGAATGGGCGTCACTCCGGACAGGTTCCCCGGACCTACCGTTGAGGACGAGGAGGTACTCCTCAGCGAGCAGATAACCGGCGCAACTCCCACCGCGGCGGGGGCGTTCCTCTACGTAGATGGGGCGTTCAAGTTTCGGGACGGGCTTGGGAACTTCGACCCGCGGGACGGCATTGCCGGGATTGCGATCCCGACCCTACTTGACAAGAGGTTGGTCTGCCTGGTCACGGACTCGGACTTTGACAAGGCGACAAACTCCACCATCAGCGCAACGCCGGCGTTTGGGAGCTACGTCCAGGTCATGGTCAACGGGGTTCAGGCGGACCTTGGGGACGGCGTGAAGACCAAGGATTGCTACTTCTCCGGGGACGCCGGGACCACGGCGCGGGCAATCGAGGACGTGGTGGCGGGGGACACGATTCACTGGGTGGGGTCCGTGGCGGGATTCGAGCTGGACGCGGACGATCGGCTCGACTTCAACTACGTTGCGGTTGGGGCGGGCTCCCAGATCGTGGCTGTGGAGGTGGTGGAGGCCAGCCAGCCGTCCGCTCTGCTGGCAAACGGCGTGCGGTACGTTCCGTTGGTCAAGGGCGAGACGGACTGGGTCCAGTTTCAGTTCCTGGTCCCGGCCTTCGTGTCCACCGTCACCCTGCACGTCCACTACCACATGAGCGCGGCGAACGCGGGGGACGTGGAGCTCCACCTGGACACGCTGGCGGTGTCCCCGACGGACGACCCCACGGCGGCGCTGGTTGGCGGGGACGAGTTCGTGGTCACGCCCGGGAACGACGTCCTGATGCACGTCATCAGCGACGGGGACGACGCCTCCCTAGCCATCGACGTGATGCCCGGGGACCTCTTAATCTGCAAGCTCCAGCGGACGGCGGACGCGCAGGACACGCACACCGGGGACGTTCGGATCACCGGCATCTCGGCGGAGGTGTAGCCGTGCTGTCCACCGCCGGTGTGCGCCCCAAGGTGTCGCTGACCAAGAACCTGATCTCGGACCAGACGCTGGCGGGTCTCCACAAGCTACTCAACACCGCCGGTCTGGCGTTCGACGTCGTGGAGGGGCTTGGGACGGGGGCCAGCGCCACCTCGTCGATTGTCTTGGTCGGGGTGGGGGGCTTTGCGGACCAGAGGATCGAGGCGGACCTGAAGTGGGTTGCTCCTTCTGACTCCTCAACGCACGACGTCGGGGTGATCGCGCGCGTCCGAACGGTCCACTCCGGGGCGGAGGTGGACTACCTATGGGCTCGCCTGGACGGGGGCGTGGCGAAGATCTGCAAGGTTATTGCGGGGAGCTTCACCACGCTGGCCCAGAACGCCTTTGTGGTCCCGGCGGACACGGTGGTAACGGTCTCCCTCTCGTGCGTCTCAGACACCGTCTCCGCGACGTTCACCTGCGCCGGAGTATCCGGTTCCCCACTCACGCTGGGCACGACCAACAGCGACGTTCCAGCGAGTGGGTTGATGGGGATGAGGTCCTACGGCAGCACCGTTTGGATGCGGTCCTTCACGGCGGAGGAGATGTGATCGACGCCAGGTCACACCGCTCGGCGCGGAGCAGCGGGATTGTCTGGTACGACTCCGGGAACGGTGTCCTGCGGAGTCCCATTGACAACGCCTTTGGTCCGCGCAAGTTCAACCCGCACGTGGAGACACTGGGGTTCGACTACGACTGGCATCGAGGGATAGACACCCAGCTGGAGGAGGGGGAGCAGATCTACGCTCCGTGCGGGGGCGTGCTGACCAGGCTGCACCGGTCCCACTTTGGGTTCGAGAATAACTCCCAGCTCGATTACTGGGAGGAGGACCAGGACGGCGGGGGCTCCTTCGCCACGTTTGTCCGCAGCGGATCCAACCTGGTGATCACCGGAACGCGGGCCGGGGAGGAGCTGTTCCCCTTTGTACCTAAGTTCAAGGCGTGGCCGGAGCGGGTGGGGTTGGCGACTAAATTCGAGATGCGGGTGAAGCTCGGCGCGGTGGGGGCGCTGGCCGCCGGGCAGTTTGGGTTTGCCGTCCTGGATGAGTACTACGGGGAGTTTGTCGGGCTCGAGTGGAACGGGGCGGTGGCCACCGCGTGCGGCCGGGACTCCGACGACTACATGACGGAGCACGGGACGACCCTGGCCGTGACCACGGAGACCTGGCTGCGGTTCATGATGTCCTCCGGGACCCTGTACTGGCAGGTGTCCTCCAACGCCCGCAACTGGAGCACCGTTGCCTCCCAAGCGATGCCCGCCATGACCTCCGCAGTCAAGGACCTGGTACCGATGCTGTACTGGCGGGCAACGGACGTCGACACTCCCCCGGTGGAGATCCTGGTGGACAGCGTGGCGTGGGTCGACGCGGACGGGATCGGGCGGTTCGGAAACTGGCTGTTCCTCATCCACGGCGGGCAGAGCTCCAAGTTCATGCTGGCCCACTTCCGGGATCTGGCGGTGGAGGTTGGGGAGGTGGTGGAGGCGGGGCAGGCGCTGGGCATTGCGGGCTCGACCGGGTTCGACGAGCGGTCCGGTCCCATACTGGACACTCACTCCCACGTGGAGTACCTCCCAACGGACTCCGCGCTGTACGACAACGACGAGCCGGTCAACCCGCTCTCCCCCGGAGTGTTTCCGCGCGCGGACGTGTCGAGCAACGTGACCGTCACGCGGAGCACCGCCAACGACCCGGATGGGGTGACGTCGTGGAAGCTCCGCATTCAGGTTGCGCGGGCGGACAGCGACTTCGACCTGAACTCCGTCTCCCTGACGGGGAACACCGCGACCCGGACGATTGACTTCGACACGCGGTCCGGACTCAACTCGGACTCCGACGTCCCAAAACAGAGCGGTGTCTACATTGTCCCGGATGAGTTCGATGCGGACAGTCCGGAGTTTGTGGTGGACGTCTACTTCAATAAGGTGATCTTGGGTTCCACCTTCGTCTCCGCCTACGTGAAGGACACGGAGGGCGTGACTCTGTGGAGTGAAGTGGTATGATCCCAATCAAGCAGGTGTCCGGGGGCGGAGTAGACACCACCGCAATTCACGACAACGTGGACGACGAGATTGTGGCGGTGACGGAGAAGGTGACCCCGGTGGACGCGGACGTCCTCCTGATCGAGGACAGCGCGGCGTCGTACGCTAAAAAGCGCGTCCAGATCGGGAACCTACCGGGTGGGGGCGGCGGGATCTCCGAGGCGGACCACAAGATTCTCCGTCAGCTCATCCACTTCATCGACAACGGTCCGGCGGAGGGGTTTGCCTCCGCTGCATACCGAACCGTGACCGGGACCGTGTTCCCGACCGCGATCATCTGGTACGATAAGGCAACCGCAGGTAAGGTCAAGATCGTGGAGAAACTGATCTCCTGGACGGGCGTGAACCCCACGACCATTGCGTGGAAGGTCTACGACGCGGCGGAGGCTCTCATCGCCACCGTGAGTGATGCCGTATCGTACACCGGGGTATTTGAGACATCACGGACCAGGACGATAACTATAGCGTAAGGAGCTGACATGGCGGATGGACCGGCAGCAATCCTCCACGACACCAGCGGGAATGAAAAGGGCGTAACAGCCAACCCGGTGACCGTCGTGGTTGTCCCGGCGGCAACGCCCGCCTGCACCAATGTGTCGGCGGCCGTGGCGGACACCGTTATCCTGGCGGCAAGTTCCACCCGATTGTGGAGCGCCATCTTCAACGACTCCGTGGCCACCCTCTACCTGAAGCTCGGGACCGGGGCGAGCACGACCTCGTTCACCATCGCCCTCGGGCGGTACGACTACTACGAACCCCCCGCGCACTACACCGGGGCGATCAACGGCTACTGGAGCGCGGCCTCGGGGAGCGCGCGGGTCACCTCGCTGTCGATTGCCTGATGCCCCCACGCCGCAACATACTGGAGGGTTGGAGGAACCCAGATCACGGCTACGTGCCGCAAGCAGATCGGTCTAGGTTCTACTTCTGGGATGACTTTGACGGGGGGAACTGGGACCAGCGGTGGTGGCGGACGGGCGGAGGGCCTGGGTACTCCTTCTTCACGATGGACACCATCACGACCGGGATTGCCGGTGTCCTCCGTGGGATCGTCTCGTCCACGGCAACGAGGACCTCCTACATCGACCAGAACACGGTCAAGGGCTTCAGCCTGAATAGCGCCGCTGACATCGCGAGGCTCGACCTCACGTGGCGGGTCCAGCTCGTGCTGGTGACCTACCTCTCCTTCACGATGAGCTTCTACATTGACGCCACTCACTTTGTGGACATCCAGCTCGACACCGCCGTGGGCGTCAACTGGCTCATTCGTTCCTACAATGGCGCTTCCAACACCACGACGGACACGGGGGTTGCTCCGGCGGCGGCCACTTGGTACAAGCTCCGGATCACCGGGCTCAAGGACGGGAGTGGGTTTGACTTCTTTGCGAACGGGGTGCTGTTGGGGACCATCACAACCAACATCCCGACGGGGGAGGCGGGCATCCAGATCCTGGTCACCCGACGGACGGGGGGCTCTGGGACGAGGACGTGGTACATGGACTGGGTTCAAGCGACCGGGGCGAGGGTAGCTTAGATGCCCCTCATCCGCAGGCTGCGCCAGCGTCAGGACCTCGACCGGTTCTACCTGTACGATGACTTCGCAACCTGCATGGACCCGGGCGAGACCCTCCAATACTGGGGTACGGCAAAGTCGGCAAGCTCAACGGTGCTGCCCATATCCGACGGGTCGTTGGAATTCCACGTGGCCAACGGGGACGCCGCTGGGTTTGCGACCCTCCACAAAATGCACAAGGGTCAGTACTCCGTCGCCAAGCGCGCCCAGATGAGAGGGCGGTTCAAGCTCAGTCGCGCCACGGACATCAATTGCCAGATCGCGTTCTACGGGACCGCCGCCAACGCCCTTGTGATGCTGACCTATGACACCCAGATCAGCGTAGTGGACCCGACCCACTGGATCTTCATCACGGACAACGCCTCCGGCAACGAGAAGCACGACAGTGGGGTTGTGGCGACCCCCACCGTCTGGCACGAGTTTGAGATCAAGTGCCTGGCGTCGAACAAAGCGGAGCTGTGGCTCGACGGAGCGTTGATCTGCACGAACACCACGTACATCCCGACCCAGGTCATGGAGCCGTCGTTCACGGTCAGCACCTACACGACCACGGGACCGTACATGTACTTGGACTGGATAGAGTTGGAAGGGGACAGGCTCTAGCATGCCCCTCCGTAAGTTCGACCCCGCCTCCGCCGTGGGCGGTCACCAGTGGATCACCGATGACTTTGGCGGGGCCCTGTATGATTGCTACATGTGGGGCTTGGTTGGGGGCTCTGGGTCCATTCCGGTTGTGGCCTCCGCCGTCGGCGGGCTGATCGTGGTCAGAGCGGACGCCAGCAACTACTACGAGCTGGCCGCGCTGTACCCGCAGTTCACGGTGGCCAGGAACTTCCAGATCACCTGGCGGGGCAAGCTCGGGTCCCTCACGACCAGCCGGGCGGCTTGGGGGTTGCAGACGGACGTCAACAACCGGGTCGAGTGGATCTACGAGGCGGCGCTAGGGGCGAACTGGCGATGCCGATCCGTGGCCAGCTCAACGGACACGGTCGTGGCGTCCGCCGTTGCTGCGGATACCGCCTTCCACGAGTTCACGATGGTGAGCGCCACGGGCTTGGTTCACTTCGCCCTGGACGGCGTTCCCATCACCACCATCACGACCAACCTCCCAACGGGGGCCCTTGGTCCGTTCATCCGCTCGACCAGCACCGCGGCCGGTACGCGGGACGTGACGGCGGACTGGGTCGAGGCTTTCTGCGACAGGACGGCATGACATGGCTCGTAAAGACCCATTGCGGGAACGACCTCGGTCTCGTATGGTACGTTTGAGTGGACACAATACTGATAAGGGGAAAGCTCATGTTATTACTACTGATTCTGGTCCTGCTACTCGCACTAGCCGTTATCCTGCTCGGCTCCCCGAGCTGGAAGAACCCGCCGGTGGGCGTGGGAATGGCGCTTGCAGCCATCGTGGCTGTGGTCTGCATCTACCAGATGCTGGTCGGGTTTGGGCATAGGTGAGCGAGAAGTCGCTACGGGAGTTGTTCCTCCACCTACTGAAGTTAATGGAGCGGGTTGAGGAACGGTTGGCGATGATGGAGGCCAACTCCACGCTCCTCCACAACGCCATAGCGCGTCACGGGAGGTCGATAGAGGATCTCAACCGACGGTGTATCGAGCGGCTCGGGAAGATCTGCCCGATGAACGGACTGGATAACCGGAGTCAGGAAAACGGAGGTAAAACGGTGGGAGCTCCGCTTGTAGAGGCAATTGGGGACGTGGACGGGGTCAACCGGGACTTCAACACGTCCACCCCGTACGCACCGGGGTCACTCCAGATCTTCCGCAACGGGCGCCTTGTGACGCGGGACCTGGATGACGGGTACGAAGAGGTGGATCCGGTGAACATGACCTTCCGGATGAAGGTCGCCCCGAAGGGCGGGGACGTTCTCTTTGCGTTCTGGGTGGAGTGAGAGATGTCGTACGCTAGGATCACGCAGGCGTTGGGTCCCGTCAACGGGGTCAACCGGGACTTCAACTCTCCAACTCACTTTCGCCCGGGCTCCCTCGTTTGTTTCCTGAACGGTCAGCAGCTCAAGCGGACGCTAGACAATGGTTGGGAGGAGGTGGACCCAACTCTGGGGATCTTTCGGATGAAGGTTGCTCCGGTTGGTCCACGGCCGGGCGCGCTGGATGACCCGGGGGACGTGCTCTTTGTCTTCTACGACACCGAGGCCAGCTCGTCCACCGGAGGAGCGGATGGCGGGATCCCAAACTTGGTGGCGTTGGACGTGGTAATCCCGCGGATGACGGAGGCGGTGGACCTTCACCCGAACTTAGTCAACGCGGAGGAGATCTGATGGCAACGATCAAGCTGACGATCACGGTGGACAAGCTCACGAACGTCCTGAGTCTGTTTGACCACATCAAGGTCTACAGATCCGTGCTTGAGGCGGGACCGTACGCGGAGATCACCATCCCGGTGACGCGGATCAACCTTACCGCGGGTCAGGTGGTCTACTACTACGACGACGTGGCGGGGGATCCGGCGTGGTTCTACAAGACGTCGTACTTCAACTCCATAACGCTGCTTGAGTCATCCCTCTCTGACTCAATTCAGGGGGAGGCGGATCCGCTCTACGTCTCCGTGCAGGACGTCCGGGACGAGGGGATCTCCGTTGCGACCGCCAGCGACGCTCGCCTCCTGATGCTCATCTGGACCTGGCAGCAGTACGTGGAGCGGGCCTGCCGTCAGTGGTTTGTACCGCGTCAGATCACCTGGGACTTCGACGGGAACGGAACCACGCTAGCGCAGTTCCCCGTCCCCATCATCTCCGTCTCCGAGCTGCACGTCAACGACGACTTTTCCTCCGCGATTCCCACCGCGGATTACAAGGTCTACACGGACCGGAGGAACCCGCGCATCAAGCTGGTGACGCGGGAGACGTCGATCTTCGAGGGCGTTGGTCCGGTAAACTACGAGCGGCTCTCCTTCCTCGTGGGGGAGAAGAACCAGCGGGTCGTCGGTTCCTTTGGTTACGTGGAGGCGGACGGGAGCACGCCATCGCCCATCCAGTACGCGGTCAGGAAGCTCGTCTGCGGTCACGTGGGGCCAATGGGTGCCTCCGCAATTGGATCCACACCCGCGGGACCGGTGATTGAGGAGGAGACGGATCGACACCGTCGGAGGTGGGCGGATCCCTACGTGGGGGCCAAGGTGTGGTTCACGACCGGGGACGCGGAGGTGGATCAGATCATTGCCTTCTACCGGGCACCCATCTCAATGCGAGCACCGCGGACGATGTTCCGGCGGCTCAACGGTGGGTCCATCTACCCGTACTGAGGAGGGAACGTGCAGCCAAACTTGATCCACCCGATTCCCGTGATCATCCAGCGGATGGAGCGGGCAATCACGGTCCTGGACCCGGTGGCGCGGGAACCGGTCCGGCAGATCTGGCGAAACGACTCCGGACCGGGAACGGGCGCGTCCATTCAGCTCGTGGCTCAGGTTAACTGGAATGAGGGGACGATTGCGCGACCCACCTTCCGCGCGGGGGGCGTGGAGGAGGCGTGGCGTGGGTACCTTCTCTTCAGGATCTTCGATCTGGTCCTGGCGGGTGTGGCGACGGAGGTTGCGGACGGGACGGTGGAGGTTGCGCTGGCGCGCGGGGATCGGGTTGTCCGGATCGGAAGGCGGGAGGTGAACCTGTACCTCCTCTACTTTCGGGACGTGGCCTCCTACACGGATCAGGGTGGGTGCACCCTCCTCGAGATCCGCTTCGACGACCGAATGGCCGCCTGACGTGGGTGCCAAGCTGACGTTGAAGGGGGCCTGGAACTCCCTCTTGGACTTCCTAGACCCGACCCACCTTCAGGCGCGGCTCCGCGTGGAGCTCAAGCGGAAGATGGCGCAGCAGGTTCAGTTACTCCGCGCGGACGTCATCCGGTACATTGACCAGGAGCGGCACGGGATCCCTAACTCACCGCTGACGATCCTGGTCAAGGGGAGCTCCAGACCGCTGGTGGACCGCGGGGACCTCCGTCAGAGCATCAGCGCGTCGGTGGAGGTTTACGGAGCGAACGTCCGCGGGGCGGTGGGGGTGATGCGGTCCGCGCGCGGGAAGGGCGGGAAGGGGTTGGTCAGCGTGGCGGCGGCGCTCCATGAGGGGTTCACCATCAAGGTGACGCCCAAGGTGAGGGCGGCGGTCTTTGCGGAGATGCGGAAACGGCGTGGGAAGGTGGGGAAGGGTAAGAAGCGGCGGGGCGCAACGATCGACACCTCCGGGCTCTCCGGAGCGGGCGCGCGGGTCTGGCACGTTCGTGGCCGTCCGTTCATCCGGCAGCCACTCGATGAGGCAACCCAGCGCATTGTCATGGCTCTCGGTGACGGGGTGTCCCTTACCCTCAAGAAGTGACAACGTGCCGCCTCATAACGGAACTCTCCTGGGAACCCGGGCAGGGGTTTGACCCAAGATCCGCTACCTCCTTCTCGGATGCTAACATGGTTCGACTTGACCCGACTGACGACCGGGTCAAGCTCAGGCTCCAGCCCGGGTTCATTTTTCCGTTGGATGTGGATCTCTCCGTCAGAACGCGGGTCGCGCGTCCGGAGGCGGTCCGGCGGCTCCTCCTACTCCAACTCGACGCGGAGGTCCCGGAGGGGACCTCCGTTGGACTGCGCCTTCACGACGGGACGGGGGAGCTGTGGTGGGACGGCGCGGCCTGGACCACTCCCGCTGCCGGGGAGTGGAACACGGTCGCGGAGGTGAACGTTCACGTCACCACCTTCCCGGTAACCACAAATCGGGCGTTTGCGGTGGTCCTCAACCTCCTGACGACGGACGAGAAGGTGACCCCCACCGTGAGTGAGGTCCTGGTCCTGTGGGAGGGGGACGTGGACTGGGTTGCGGACGCCCTCCTCGACTCCTTGACGGCAACCTTCCAGGAGGACGCCACGTTCACCGCGGATCTGGCGCTCCCTCCGCTCCCGACAACGGTCACGTCCATTGACCTCGACGCCTACCGAGACGAGGCGGAGCTCACCTTCGCGGGGGCGGAGGCGGTCTACGACCACGCGGCGGATCCGGAGCACCTGATCAACCTCCTCTCCTCCTATAACCCGACCACGCGCGTCCTCACGCTCACCGCACCGGGTATCCTGGCAACGGGCGTGCCGTTCCTCAGAATGCGGGCGCGTGCTCAGGTGGCCTGGGACACGAATCAGGACTGGGCGGAGGTTGGGAAGTTGCCCCAGGTGGTGCTTAGGGACGCGGAGACGCTCATCTCATCTTCGTACCCAATGTCGGCCGCTAGGGGTATCATTCGAGAGGATACGGGGGCGGGTGTCCTCATTCCGCCCCCAATGAGGACAACTTACCGAATCACGATGGAAGTGCGGATCAACCGGAGCAGGGAGCAGGCGCGGCTCCTCGAGAGTTTGACGCGGCTCCTGACCGTCGGCCCCACCGGGGAGGTTGGGCCGTTCCTGAGGGTTCGGTCCACGGACGAGCGTTACCGGATATGGCTCGTGAGTCAGTTCAACGCAATGTCTCCAGGACTTGAGGACGGAGACGTGCGTTCCTTCCAGATGGACTTCAGGATCGAGGACGTTCGGGCGCACCTGAGACCGGCCGAGGATCGTCCATCTGTCCAACGGCTCAAAATGAACTGGGCGCAGACATCCTCGGAGGCCGAACAGGACGCGCTGCTGCGCGGTTCACCGGTCCCGAGTACGGCGCCGGAGACCTACGAAACGTAGATAGGAGGACATCAATGTCGGTTCGTCGATTTGGCCCAGTACTGGGAGCCGGAGTTCAGGTGGAGGAGAAGGAGGGGGATCAGCAGATCAACCCGGCACCCCTTGGCGTGAGCGTCATGATTGGGGACTTCGAGCGCGGCGTCCCCGGTGAGCCGGCATTCCTCTCCGGCGTCCTTGACCTGAAGAGAAGGAACGGGGGGAGGATCCCGCTGTCCGACGCACCCCAGGCGGCGCTCGACTTCTACAAGTTGGGGCGGGGAGCCGGGGAGCTGATCACCTATCGGGTGACCGGAGGGGACGAGCGGCGCGCGGAGTTGACCCTCCACACGCGCCAGGGGACAACCGCGTCCGGGGCAAGTTCCCCCAGCAAGGCGTACGTCCTGGGCTCCGTGGTTGGACCGTGGCCGCTGGCGCACAACGGGACCCTTGTTGGTGCCGTGGATCACACCGCGGAGGACATCGCGACGATCGCCGCAATCTCCGCCACCCTCCAGAACGGGGCGGATGAGAACTTTGCCCTGTCGAACAACATGACCCTGACCGTCAAGATCGACCGCGGTCCGGTTCAGACCATCCTGTTCCTCACCGGGGAGTTCGTGAGCATTGCGGCGGCAACGGCGGAGGAGGTGGCGGCGGTCATTGCCAATAAGATCTCCGGCGCGAGCGTGAGCGTGACCTCCGGTGGGAAGCGCGTCACGATCACCTCGGACACTCAGGGGACGGACTCCTACATCGAGGTGACCGGGGGGACGTCGAACACGGCGCTCCTGTTCCCCACCGCGGAGACGGCCACAACCGCCTCCAACGTGGCGGATGTGACGCAGGTCACCTCCGCGGAGCTCAAGACGATCCTGGAGGCGGCCTGGAACAACTCCGCGGGCATCACCGTGACGGCTCCCGGGGGGTACCTCCGGATCGAAACCAACCTGGCCGGTGCGGGCGGGTACATGCAGGTCATCGCCACCTCCACGCTCGACACAATCCTCGGGCTCGACAATTCTGAGCACCAGGGGTCCGCCGGGGCGGCGGCGGCGCTTTCCTCCGGGCGGAAGGTCCTGGGGAAGCTGTACGCCAAGAACGGCGGGAAGTGGGGCGGGCAGCGGAAAACGCACGTCGATACGCTCACCGGTTCCGGGGACATCACCGCGACCACGCTCGACACCGGGGACACGCTGGTGGAGAACGAGTGGGCGGGTGGGACCCTGGAGCTCAAGAAGGTCACGACCAAGACCTACCGGATCACCGGGAACACCGTGGCCGGGGTGGTCTCCGTGGAGGGGGACCAGAACCTCCTCGCGGACTGGACCGCGGGCGCGGGGACGCCGGCACTTCGGTACGTCCTGACGCGTGAGAACGTGGATCACCTTACGAAGGACAAGCACCTGGCGGTCGTCCTGGGGAACGGGAACGAGAACCCCACCACGGAGTTCTCCCTGAAGATCTACGTGGACGGAGCCAGCGTCGGGAAGGGTTATAACAACCTCTCAACGGACCCGACCAAGGCCAACTACTGGGTCAAAGTCATCAATGACGACCCGTCCAACCGGGAGGTGACCGCCACGGACCTCTACGTCGGGGATAAGACGGTGGCGGCGGTCCGGGCGGCAAACTTCTACGGTCTGAGCAAGGTCCTGACGTCGCTGACCCTCACGCTCCCGGATCCGGACGTGACGGTGACGTCCCCGGGTCTTGCCAACCCAACCGTCGTCTTCGTGAAGGGCACCGCCGTGCGCTCCCAGATCCTGACCGGGACCGTGCAGGGCGGCGGGGCGCACATCATCTGGACAACCAGCATCGGGACGCTCTCCGTCCTCCAGACCACGTTCACCGGGGTGGCAACGAACCTGGGTCCGGAGATCGGGACCGTGACCCTGACCAACGGGACGACCGTCCTATCTGCCGGGGACGTGGTGACGCTGGAGATCCTGGCACTTGTCACGAATGAGGCCAAGGGTGGGACGCTCTGGCCGAGCGTGGTGGCTAAGCCGAAGCTGGGCTTCTACGTCGACTCAAACACGCGGACAACGGTCTCCGTGCGGACCGGGCTGGACCTGACGGACGGGGCGACTATCGTGGCCGGGACTCCCTTCATGCTGGCGTTTCAGGAGGAGTTCGGGCTGGGGTGCAACGGGGGACCGCTGGCGGACGCGGACTTCCTCCCGGCGCTCGACGCCAACCTGTCCACGCTCCGGAGGATCTTCGGCCGGAACAAGGGCATGGTCAAGCTGGCCGTCCCGGGGGTGGTCTCCACGGTGGTTCAGCGGGCGGCCATCGAGTTTGCGGCCGCGATGAACTGGGGCTTTAAGGTTCAGATCCCGGACACCATCCTCACGGAGGCGGACGCGATCGACTACGTCAACGGGACGATCGGGCGCTCGGACTACGCCTCGACTCACTTCCCTTCCTACGGGTCCGTTCTCGACCCGGACGCCACCCCGGGTGCGGGGGACGTCCCGCTGAAGCAGCAGACCTTGGTGGGGATGATTCTCGGGCGAGAGGCGCTGGTGGCGCGGCAGTACGACGGCTACCACAAGGCGCCGGCTGGGATCGACGTCACGCTCCCGGACGTCATGGAGCTCCCGACCGGGAACCCGGAGGAGCAGATCGCGCTGAACGAGGAGATGACGAATCCGCAGGGTTTGAACCTCGTTAAGTTCCGCCAGGGGGTCTGCATCCTCTGGGGGGATCGGACCCTCTCCCCGACCTCGGAGTGGAAGTGGTTTCACCAGCGCTGCCAGATGAGCCACTACGAGAACCTCATTCGGGAGAATTTCGACTGGATCGTCTTCGCCATCAACAACCCGACGGCGTGGCAGCGGGTGGCGACGACGCTCCGGGCCTTCTTCCTCCCGGAGTGGACGAAGGGGGCGCTTCGGGGCAAGACGTTCACGGAGGCGTTCAAGCTGAAGCTGGACGAGGAGAACAACACGGATCTGACCCTCTCCGCCGGGGACCTGAACGCGGAGCTCACCCTGAAGCTCGCGGACACGGTGGAGCGGTTCAAGATTGTTCTCGGGAAAGCCGGCATCTTCGACGCGGTGGAGTAGTCCTCCGCGGAAAGATAGGAACGGAACAATCAACTCTCAACGGAGGACAAGAAAATGGGTAGCGGAATTGCAAGGATCGTGACCGGAATCTACACGGGGAGCGGGGCGGCAAAGAGCATCATCGGGGACAAGGTTGGCTTCAAGCCGAAGCGGGTGATCATCAGCCGGATGACCACCGCCATCGACCAGGGGGAGCACATCGAGGGGATGGCGGCGGCCTCCTTCATCCAAACGGTTGGGGCGGACGGGATCCGGACGCTCGTGACCACGGAGGGCATCACCCTACAGGCCACGGGGTTCTCCCTGGGGACGGACGCCCACATCAACAACTCGGGGGACACCTACCGCTTCGTGGCGGAGGAGTAGATCCGGCGGGGATCGATCCCATCGCCAGGAGGAGGATTTAAATGACGAAGATCACCAAGGAAAAGTATCACGGAGGACGCGACGTCTCGACCGGGGAGCTGGCGGATGACCTCCGAGACGTCGCAGACGACCTCGCGACGGTGAAGGCGGGGGCATCCATCACGGCCTCGGCCGTTTCCGCCACGGCGGCGGCCGACATCGCGGCGCTGGTGGCGCCCGCCCCAACGGCGGTTGCCGCCACGGACATCGCGGCGGTGGCCGCGGGCGCTCCCGCCGCAACGGTCGTGGTCGACGTGGGCGAGACCTACGGCGTGGCGGACGGCTTGGTCGCGGGGGTACCAACCACAGCGAGCACTCAGGCAGTCGATCCCGCGGCGCTCCTCGAGTGGAACGTGAACATCCCCGCCGGGTACGCCTTCGCCAACGCGGTCGGCATGTACTGGGCGGCTCAGGTCGACTTCAAGGTATCCACCGGCGCGAAGCGCATGGACATCGCCCAGGCCATGTACGCCTGGATCGTGATCAAGGAGAACGGCGCGGGCGTGGTGGCGATGCACGTGGTCCTGGGAACGGCGGCCGCTCTCGGGGCCGAGGTCATCCCGAATGACGCCGCAATCGACGCCAGCGTGACGCACGCTCGTTGGTGCAAGCTGGCCCTCTGCCACGCGAGCCGGACGGCGGACGCCGTGGTCGCGTGCACTCAGGATCCGTCCTTCATGAAAAAGTGGGGCGGGGCCGGAACGACCCTGATCAACGACCTCAAGGCGAAGTACAACGTGGCCGTGACCGCCATCGCGGAGCTGCGTGTGTTGGCCGGGACGGTCCTGACCATGGTCAACGAGAACAAGTCTAAGTTCAACATTGGCGTGACCGCCATCGCGGAACTCCAGACCGTCGGAGCGACCATCCGCACCCTGGCCAACGAGGTGAAGGCGGACCTCGCCGAGGCGCGGGCGATCGCCAACGAGGTCAGGACGGACTTGAACGCCCTGGGCGGTGTGACCCTGAAGACCACCAAGGGCTAGTCCTCCGCTCTAGCGGAGGAGAGGAGAAGCAGATGAAGGGCATCATCCTACCGGACCACATCCCGGTCAACAACTACCAGATGATCATCGTGGGTGGACCGCCGTTCATCACGTTCACGTCCATCGACGGGCTGGAGGAGGAGCTGGAGACGGTCGACCTCCCGGATCGGACCGTGGCAAGCGGGGGGAATACCAAGAGCCTGGAGTTCACGGCGGCGCATCCCAAGCACCACGCGGCGGAGGACATCTTCCTCGAGCTCTGGTTCATGACGTGCCAGGATCCCGTGCTCCCGATCTACAAGAAGGCGGCTACACTCCTGGTTCAGAGCATCTCCCGGATGCAGACGCGGTCCTACAACCTCATCGGGCTGTTCCCGTCGAAGCGGAAGACGCCGGACCTGGAGATGAACAACGAGGGGGAGCTATTCACCACGGAGTGGACGTTCAAGTGTGACCGGCTCATTCCGGTCTAGCGTTCGGGCGGTGACGGAGGCGCGCCAACAGACCGTCGGATCTCCGGTGGTAACTGGGGCGGCCGGATAGAGGGACGAGGACCTCACAACGACCCAGATGGGTCCACTTGGAGGAGTCATGCAGACCCAGGAACAAGTAGAGAAGAACCGGACCGGGGACGCCCGTCTGCCCGTCGTTCCCCCGGACCTTGCGGCGCTGGACGGGCAGCAGACGGGGGACGTGGAGAAGCTCCCCTCCCTGGCGGACGTGGGGAAGTTCCTCCCGCTCGGGTTCCGGGACCAGACCGGAGCCATTCACCGGGACTTCGATCTGGTGGAGTGGACGTACGAGTTGGAGGAGCAGCTTGGGGAGCTGGCGAGTCAGAATCAGGAGATGACCATCAACGTGTACGTCTCGGAGATCATCGCGCATGGTCTGGCTCGAGTGGGGACGATAGACGTCTCGAAGATGCGGCGGTCCGAGAAGCGGCTCCTAGTCCGTAACATGTTCTTCTCCGACGCGCTGTACGTCTACATCTGGATCCGGATCGGAGCACTTGGGCCGGTACTGAAGCTCAAGTCGTTCCGGTGCTCCTCCTGCGGGAAGACAATCGAGGAGTTCTCCGGGGACCTCCGGACGCTGGAGGTCCGGACGTTCGACGGGAAGGTCCCAAGCAGGTCGGTCACCCTTGATCAGGGGGTGCTCTACGCGGGGAAGCGACTCGCGGAGTTCACCGTGGGTCCGGTCAGGTGGGCGTTCATGGAGACGGACGACCCAACGATCCTCTCCAACCCGGCGAAGTTCAAGCTGGCGAGCATCCAGCAGGGGGTGGTTGCTCTGAAGGGAGCTCCGGAGGGTCCGGTCTACCTGACCGCGGAGCACCTCCGGTCGATGCAGCCGCGGGAGATCAACGTCCTGGTTCGGGAGATTGACCAGTGCGGCGGCGGGCCGGTGATGGAGATTCGGGACACCTGCCCGAAGTGCAGACGGGAGTTCCGGCAGGCCGTCAACTGGAGCTACGAGGGTTTTTTCGCACCTTCTTCCCAGTGACGCCTCGGGACGTTCTCTGGGAGGAGGAGTTCGCAATCCTGGTTGGGAGTGAGGGGGCCTACCGGGCGGCGGACGTGTGGCGGATGACGCCGGAGAAGCGGGTCTGGGTGCTCCGGAGGATCCGTAGGATGCAGGAGAGGATGCGCCGAACGTCAAGTGGCGTCGCCGGGGGAGAGCCCAAGATCCCGCGACGTCGGTAGGAGGAAACCACGTGAGGAAGTTCGGACTCGCCGCCATCCTGGAGTTCATTGACAAGGGCGCCACCGCGGGGATGGGTCGCGTGGGCCGAGCGGCAATGGCGCTGAAGGCCAACCTCCGGGGTCTCCAGTCCGGCGTCGGGATGATGGGGAGCGGACTCCAGTCCGTGGCGATGGCCTCCATCCCGGTTGGCGGCGCCTTCGCCGTGATGGTCAAGGACGGGATGAAGTTCGAGCAGTCGATCGCCAACCTGAAGGCGGTCACGCTCGACACGACCGGGGCCTCGACGGAGGCGCTCCGACAACTGGCCAAGACCCTCGGCGCAACCACCAAGTTCACCGCGTACCAGGCGGCGGACGCCATGACCACGCTGGCACGCGCCGGTCTGAGCGTTGATGAGATCATGAAGGCAATTCCGGGGACGCTGAACGCGGCGGCCGCGGAGGGGATCGACATGGCCACTGCGGCGGACCTGGTGGCCTCCAACATGCGGGCGTTTGGGTTGAGTGCGGATGAGGCGGGGTCGATTGCCGGCACGTTGGCCCTTGTCTCCGCTCGAACAAACACCAACATGCTGTCGCTCCAGGAGGGGTTGAAGTTCGCCGCTCCGGCGGCGCACATCCTGGGCTGGAACCTGAAGGAGACCGCGCTTGCCCTGGGCATGCTGGGGGACATCGGGATCAAGGGGACCCTGGGTGGGACCGCGCTGCGTCAGGCGATGGTGCGTCTGACGAAGCCAACGAAGGAGACCATTAAGGTATTTGGGGGTCGGGATGGTCTGAACAAGATCCTGATGAACACGGATGGAACCATCCGCCCGCTGTCAGACGTGATGATGGACTTCGTCTCCCTCATCCAGAAGCAGCCAAACGTGGTGAAGAAGGCGGAGATCGCCACCAAGATCTTCGGCGTTCGGGCGCAGTCCCTTGGTGGGGCGTTCACGTTCACGAAGGAGCGCATGGAGGCGTTTCGCGCTAAGCAGGCGGAGCTCCGGAAGGAGACCGGGCAGACCGCGGAGACAATGCGGGACATCCAGATTCAGACATTCTCCGGTCAGTGGCTCATCCTGCGGTCCTCGATTGAGGGCGTGAACATCGAACTCTTCAGCCTGTTTGCGGGGTTTACGGGGAAGGGGATGATTGCGGCGTCCGACGCTCTCAATGACTTGAGTATTGCGCTCCGCGTGGTCCGCGGGGAGGTCATCGTTGATCCCAAGTCACTTCAACTCCTGGGGAAGATGCCGCTGGTGATGCTGGAGGTGGCCTCCGGGATCATCCAGGGGTTCGAGGCGGCGAAGCGGACCATCTTAGAGGTCATCGACTCGCTCGGTTCACTTGGGCGTTGGTTTGGTTCCACCGGGAACAAGAGCGTGGCGGAGACCACGAAGATGATCACGAAGTTTGTGATCCTCCTGGCGGCCATCGGGCCCGTCACCCTGGCGCTCTTCATTGTCACGAGTCTGGTGGGCGGACTGGTCAAGATGTTCTGGGGCGCGGCGAAGGTGGTGATTTCCCTGGTCCCGCTCCTTGGGAACCTGGGCAAGGCGTTCATCGGACTCCGGTGGGCCATCCTGGGACCTCTTGGGGTGCTGGCGTACCTGGTCTACAAGTGCGTTGACTTCGGGGCCATCTGGGAGGGGATCAAGAGCACGCTATCGGAGTACGGAGTCATCGACGAGTTCTGGAAGCAACTCAAGGGACTGGGGGATGAGTTCGGGAATCTCCTGGCCGCGATGTTCAACGTTCAGGGGAGCGCGGAGGGCTGGCGGGAGTTCGGGGTGGCGGTGGGGGAGGTCCTGAGTCGCCTCCTCTGGCTCATCACGAAGATCATCGAGGGTTACCGGGAGCTGTTTGCCCTCATCAACGAGTTCCGGCGGGAGGGGTTGGGGGGCGTTGGGGGTGCCATCTCTCAGACGTTTGGGGGCAAGGGGTTCCACCAGGGAGCTCCGCTCGATAAGACCGCGATGGCGACGGAGAACGCGGCGCGGCTCGCCACCCAGATGGCGGACCTTGCGCAGCGGGGGGTCAAGACGGTTGGGGCCGGGGGTCCGGCGCTCACGCAGGAGTACGCAACGGGGCGGCTCCTGGCCTTCCTCAAGACGCAGAATCTGACCCAGCCCCAGATTGCGGACATCCTGACCAGGTTGAACGCCACGCTCTCCAAGATCCCATCCTCCGCCACGTCCACCCCGGTCAAGCCGGCGGTGGCGAAGGACGCCCTGGTGAACGCCGGCGGGATCATGGGGGTCTCCGCGGGGGACATCATCCTGAACCGGGCGGCGCTGGCCTCCGCGGTTACCTCCCAGATGGGGGGCGGTTTGCTGGGACGGGCGGGCGGCGGGGAGCTTGGCGGCGGGGATCCCGGGCGCACCAGCCCGGCGCCGGCGGCAGCGGGCGGGGGGACCATCCGGATCGAGGTTCCCCTCACCGTGGACGGGCGGCAGCTGGCGATGGCCGTGGCGGAGATCCAGCTGGATAAACTGGAGCGCAGCGGGCGCGTCAGACCGGGGGACCGATCCTCCATGCTCTCCGGTCGGTTTGTAGGAGGTTCTAGATGAGCGCTGGAATTGGCGAGGCGGGCCCAAGCAACAAACTCTGGGTCATCACGGATCACGATCGAACGGAGGACATCGTCGGTCAGTTCATCCCCCAGGACATGACCAAGACGGTCTCCGCGCGGATCGAGGCGGGGGAGTCCGTTAACCGGGATTACCCCATCCTCCAGTGGATCTGCGGGGAGGTGGAGGAGGTCACGTTCAAGGCCAAGCTCTGGGCCACGGACTGCATGGACACAACCGTGGAGGAGCGGCTGGCGCGGCTTGAGGGTCTGGTTCGGAGGAACTCCGACCTCAAGCGACCCCCCATCTGCGGCTTCTGCTGGGGGTCCCTCGGGACGCTCCAGATGATGGACTGTCTGGTCAAGAGCATCGGCGGGGTGGTCTACGACGAGGTACGGGAGGACGGGTCCTTCCGGGGGGCCTCCCTCCAGATCACCCTCCTCCGCTACGAGGCGCCGGACTGGACGGTCACGGATCCGACCACGCCGGAGAAGATGACGAGGATCCGGCGGGCCAAGCGGGGGGACACCTACGAGTCGATCGCGCGGGCGGAGTACGGCAACGCGCTCCTGGGGGTCCTCCTCCGGCAACTGAACCCGCGGACGCTTGGGATGCCGCTAGCCACCCTCCGCGTGGGGGACGGGGTCCACATCTACCCGGAGGAGTACCTGTACGCGATGGCGGTTCAGCCCCAGTTCCACGGGTTCCGATCCGGACCCGGGAACGAGAGGGCGGAGGAGAACCGGCGGCGGCTCCTGGTGCTTCGGAACAAGGATCGGTTCGTGTCCTTCTTCGCGGACACCGCGGACGAGGAGTTCATGTGAGCGCGCGCGTCTTCTACCTGGTCCGGATCGAGGACGAGACCGGGACCTCCGGAATCGGGATCGTAGCGGAGGGGGTCCTCTGGAGCGGCGGGGACGTCTCCGTTCGCTGGCGTGGGGAGTCGCCGTGCATCCACTACTGGCCCGGGGGAATCGAGGACGTCAAGCGGATCCACGGTCACCGGGGGAAGACCAAGGTGGTCTGGGCCGAGGACCAGGAGACCTCACCTGACGTCACTGCAGCCCCGCAGGGGCCTGTTCACGGCGCACCCGGTACTTCCGGACCGGCCTCCGGTAACGGGGCCGTGGAGGGTGGCTGATGGGCTCCACGGACATGCTTGCCCCGCGGTACTCTATTGTGGTGGAGGGTACGAAACTGAAGGAGGACGTGACCTCCTACATCTCCTCCGTGGAGTACGAGGAGGAGGAGAACGCGTCCTCCAAGATCACGCTGGAGGTCCTCAACCACGACCTCCGCTTCCTTGATGAGCGGATCTTTGCGGAGGGGAACACGGTGGACCTGTGGATGGGGTACGTGGGGAAGTCCCTGCACTACATGAACCGCGGGATCATCGTCAAGCCGGACCCACGGTTTCCGCGGGCCGGCATCCCGCGGATGACCATCACGACCAACGACCTCTCGACTAACCTGATGACGGTGGGGGAGAAGGATAAGGGGAAGTGCTACTCGAAGATGACGGACTCCGCCATCGTCCGCAAGATCTTCGCGGAGGAGGGGATCAACCCGTTCACCTTCGGGACGCACGCGCTCGTGACGCGCGTCCGGAAGAAGGGCAAGTCTCGCTGGGATTTTCTCCGGGAGCTGGCGCGTATCCACAACTTCGTCATCTGGGTCCGCTACGACATGGAGCAGGGGATGACGCTCGGGTACTTCGGACCTCCGGACGTGGAGGATCAGCCCGTGAAGCACAAGTTCATCTGGGGGACGGGGGAGGCGGACGCCACGCTCCTCGAGTTCGATCCCAAGATGAGCCTACCGTCCCAGAGCACCACCGTGGAGGTGTCCTACACGGACCCCAAGACCCGCAAGTCCTACCGCGTCAAGTGTGAGGTGAAGAAGAAGACGGCGGAGAAAGCGCGGTTCACGGCGGCGGCCGGGCGGGAGAAGCTCAAGCAAAGGATCAAGAACGGGCCAATGGTGACCATCACCTGCTTTGGGCAGCGGGAGGAGGTGGTTGCGGATCGGAAGTTCTCCTCACCGGCGGATGCCAAGCGGTTTGCGGCGGCCTGGTTTGCCTCCAGGCAGAAGGACTTTCTGTTCGGGCGCGGGGTCATCGTGGGGTCCCCGGACGTCCGACTCGGGCACGTTCACGAGCTGAAGGGGGTCGGTCCGCGGCTCTCCGGGGACTGGATCATGACCAACGTCTCCCACAAGATGAGCGGGGCGTCAATCTACGAGACGGAGTTCTCCGCCACGAAGAAGGCGCTGGAGTCCGTGGTTGGAGCTCCGGACAGTGTGTCCGGAGTTGAATCCGAGGAGTCCGAGCAGTGAGGCCGGAGAAGCACTTCGGGACGGTTCGGGAGAACGCGGACCCGGAGAAGACGGGCGCGCTGAAGGTCGAGGTGCGGACCGTCATGGAGGGGATGCCAATCCAGGACGACTGGATCCCGGGCAAGTTCCCGTTTGCCGGCAAGGGGGAGGGTTTCTACTACGTCCCACCGGTTGGGTCCCTCGTTGAGGTGGAGGTGGAGGCGGACTCAGAGGCGGCCGTGGAGGACCTGGACGCTCGGTGGTCCTCCGCCAGGTACACCAGGTCGGACTCGATCCCGGAGGAGTTTCAGAGCGCAGCCACCTCTCGCGGGGGGATCAAGTACGGCAAGGAGGTGTTCCTGCAGGACAAGGAGAAGGCGCTCACCGCCCTCATCTCCGGAAAGGTCCGGCTGGGGGAGGAGAACTGCGCGCACCCGCTGGTGCGGGGGGACACGTTCAACGAGAAGCTCTCCACCTACCTGACCGCGTGCAAGTCGGTTGCGGACAAGAACGTGGCGCAGTTCACCGCCCTGTCCACTGCGGCCGTGGGGCCGTTGGCTCCGCTGAAGGCGGCCTTCGACCTCCTGGTGACGGCGTGGACGGAGCACTCCGCGGCCGTTGTGACCTTCAAGGCGGAACTAGACACCTGGTTGTCCACGAAGTGCAGGACGGAGTGAACGCATGGCTAGGGGTTTTATGATTCCAATGCGGACAAACGCGCGCGGCGGGGCTCAGTTGATCCAGGGCACCCCGTACACGGAGCAGACCATCAAGGTGGGTCTGACATCCAACGTCTCCCGCAACCCGTTCCAGGAGGGCGGCGGGGTGGACGTTGGAATTTCCGAGCAGCTCATCTTTGCGGTGAACGCGCCGGCGGCGGGCGCGCGGGCGCGGCGGGAGGTCACCCGGTTCTTCACGCGCCTCCGGACCGCGGACATCGCCAAGCTGTCCTCAGAGGACGGGATCCGCATCACGCAGGAGGCGGAGGAACTGGTGGCCAGGGTCAAGTACATCGACCTCGAGGCGGACGAGCCGGGGGAGGTCGAGTCAAACTTCAAGGACGCCCTCCGGTCGTCCCCAAGGGTCAACTACTCCGGGAAGTGAGACATGGGAAGCACGAAGGTTGTCGTCCCAGACTACGAGTTCTCAGGCTTCTACTACGCGGACTTTCTCCGACGGATCCGCATGTACAACCGGGTGAACGCCCCGGAGATCACGTCCGAGGTGGCGGAGGAACCGTTCATCCAGGGGGAGCGCGCCTTCTCCCTGGTTGGGCACTACAATAACGTACTCCTGGACCTAGCGGCGCAGGAGAACCTCCTACCAACGGCGCGGCTTGCGGACAGCGTCCGGATGCTCCTGCAGCTCATCGACTACCAGATGAGAGACTACTCCCCTGCGGTGGCGGAGCTCCTCCTCGAGCTGGCGCAGGTCCCAACGTCATCCGTCCTCCTCCTGGAGGCCATCTCCGCGTTCGAGACGCACCGGACGGAGGAGTCAGATCCCATCTCCTTCGAGGTCCTGGACGAGATGTACGTCGGACCGGCAAACGTCATCGACGCCGCGTTCGCCCTGATCCTGGATCGATCCGGAACGGACGGGAAGACGATCTTCGGGGACCCAACCGTGTTCGAGTCCGTCTCCATGGCGGTTGCCGCGGGGGATCTGAACAAGGAGGTCGAGGTCGGGAACTCCATCCTGGGGAACGTGGGGACCTTCGTCATCTCGGAGGTTGTCCAGACCGGTGGCGTCTCCCGCGTCCGCCTGGCCGGAACGCTTGGTGGTCCGGACCCGCTGTTCATCCCGGAGGAGGACCTCACGTGGAAGATCCGGTCGTTCTCCGCCAACGGGGCCTCGTCCGTGAATACCGCGGGCGCACCGTACCTCACGCCGTGGGCGACGGTTCACGTTGGGGACAAGCTGTACGTTGGGAGCAGGTGGGTGATGTGGGACGTCCTCAGCGTCGCGCTCCAGACGGCGGCCACTGGGACCGTTGGCATCTGGGAGTATTACGACGCGGACAACCTGGATGAGACGCCGGACTCCGTGTACAACGACGGGTCCTCTCTCATCCTGAACCTCCTGACCCTCCTGGGTCCGTTGGACCGGAGTGGCGCGCTGGTTCGCGTGACGTACCTCCCAACGATGACCTCGGAGCTCCTGGCCTCCTCGTTTGGGTCCGGGAGCAACACGGTCGAGACCTCCGCTTTCCTCGGTCAGACCGGGACGCCGTCCACGGATCCGGCGGACTACGCGGTTGGGACGGACTGGAACCCGCTCCCGAACCTGGAGGACGGGACCGCGGAGTTCACGGTGGACGGGGACGTGGAGTTCAGCCTCCCGCAGACGCTGCGGGAGAACTGGCAGAAGGTGACCGTGGCCGGGGTGGAGGGGTTCTTCCTCCGGTTCCGCGTCATCACCGCGGGGACGTCCCCGATCCTGGACCGCGTGCGGATAGACGGCGGGAAGCAATACGCCCTTGCGCTCGCGGTTCAGGGGGAGACGGTGCGGACGGAGCCGCTCCAGAGCAGCAGCGCGCAGGCAAACCAGTGGTTCGACCTGGCCTCAAGCCCCGCCCTCCGGGATACCGTCCGATGCTTTATTGACGACGGCGGGGAGGTGGAGTGGACCAACCTAACCGCGGTTGGTCTGAAGCTCCTCAGCGTGGGACCAAAGGACACCTGCTTCACCGTGGATCAGGATGCCCTGGGGGTCCTGACCGTCAAGTTCGGGGACGGAACGCACGGGAAGATACCGGCGTTGGGGACGGACAACGTTCGTTTCGTCTACCGCGTGAACGCCACGGTGGACGGGAACGTGGGGGCCAACTCCGTCGTTGTCAACTCCGGCGGGGCGGCGGGGGCCTCCAGCGTGACCAACCCGCGGCCGGCGAGCGGGTGGCAGGAGGCGGACGGCGCCTCGGAGGAGTCCCTGGCGACGGTCAAGGAGCTTGGGCCGGCCTCCCTCCGCGCCATGGGGAAGGCGACGGCGCCGGAGGACTACGAGACCCTGGCGCTCCGGTTTGTCAACTCCCGGGGATCCCGCCCGGTGGTCCGCGCCAAGGCGGTTGAGGAGGGCTACGGACCGAAGACCATCAAGTTGGTCGTGGTGGGGACGAACGGCGTGGCCATCTCCGCCACGGACAAGGCGGAGTTGGAGGAGATGTTCAACGGGGACCCGTTGACCGGATCCGGGGGAGTTGGTCAGGCAAACACCAAGACCACGGTGGACAACTTCAGTCCGCGGCTCATTGGACCAACGCTGGTCGTCGAGGCGAACGCGGCGCTGACCGTCAAGCTGGTCAAGACGCGCCTGACGACGTTCCTCAACCCAACGTCCAAGGAGTCCGACGGGCGGTGGGTGTGGCGCTTCGGTGGGCGGGTTCCGCTCTCACGGATCATCTCCGAGATCTTCCAGATCAGCCCGGGCAACGTCTTCGACGCGGACGTCTCCCTCCCGCAGTACGACCTGGAGCTGGCGGAGGACGAGCTGCCGTTCCCGGACACCGCGGCCTTCAACGTCTCGATCGTGACCCCCGTGAAGTGACAGGATAGAACATGGCCAAACCAGTGGTTACCTGCAACGTTGACGTTGTTCTAGAGCACTCCGCCAGTCCGCAGACCGTTGCACTTGGTGCAACTGCGTCTGGGTTCCCAACGTCTTGGCTCTGGACCATGCTCTACGTTCCTCTCGGGTCCACCGCAAACGTAGGTGCGAAGGGGAGCTTCACGGACGGTGCGTCCACTGCGCAGAATCCGTCCATGATCGCGGATGCAAACGTGGACGGTGGGTACACGCTCCAGTGTGTGGCCACGAACGGGGACGGGGACTCCGATCCACTCCTGGATCGCTGCGGCGGGCAGCAGGCCGTGATCGTGAGGACGGAGCACCAGCGGCTGACCCTCCCGGGGGACTTCCTCTACGACTGGGGAGAGAAGTACATCAACCCCACGCTGCGGACCCTGGAGGGCGCCACGGACATCTCCGGGACGGCGGAGAAGGTGACTCCGGTTGCGGCGGACCTCCTGCTCATCGAGGACAGCGCGGATGGGAACGCCAAGAAGCGGATCCAGGTGGGGAGCATTGCCTCCGGGGTGGACGCGACCGCGATCCATAAGGCGACAGCGGGGGAGTTTGCGGCGCTGACGGAGAAGGTGACCCCGATTGCGGCGGACCTCCTCCTGATCGAGGACAGCGCGGCCGGGAACGTCAAGCGAAAGGTGCAGGTTGGGAGCTTGGTTCCAACGGAGAACGTGAAGTTGGGTAAGAACGTCCTCCACGTGGACGGTGCTAGGGTCGATTCCTACACGGCAGACGGTACACTGGCTCGCCCGTACAAGACCATCGGCGCAGCGATGGCCGCAGCATCAGGTACATCCTTAACCCACATCGAGGTGGCCAAGGGTGTGTATACCGAGAACGTGGTGTTCAAGGACTACACCCACGTGTCCGGCCCAGCCCACGGCCCGGTAGGTTACACAACGTGCAACATCCTAGGCACGGTGAGCTTCCCAGTAGGTGTTGCCAACTGGTCATCACTCCACTGGATGTTTGTCTCTGGGTGGGGCGCAGCGCCTTCCATTTCGCTCGTTGGTTACGCTGGAATATACCACTGTAGCGTTGGTGGTTCGGATCGTGGGGTTGTGGCTGACGCATGTGGGTACTTTGAGATTGGGGATACCTTCATTTCTGTCCCACTGCATGCCCTGCACCTAAAGAATACTTCCTACGGTGAACTGTATGGGGACGTTCACCTGGACGGCGGCACTGGCGCGAACAAGGATCTCCTCATCGAGACCGGCAGTGAGTTGTTCGGGGTTCTTTGCCATATCAACTTCGCCCACGGCAACGTCACATGCACCGGTCCTCTCACCCTTGATCACTCTCCCTCTGAGCGGGAGCAGGAGTTTACCGCTTCTGGCGGAGACCAGACGTTCACCCTAGCCAAGAACGTGGCGGCCAACCCAAACCTGCCCGCTGGATACGCGATCCTTGGCGTCTGGAGGAACGGAGGGAGACTTCGGTATATGGCAACTCCGACGACCAACGCGCACTACGGGTTCACAACGCCGACCAGTGTTGTGTGCAAGGATCTGACGGCGAGTGACATCATCGCCGTTCAGTACGGCACGCGTTATTAGGTTTGTTGGTAACTGCAAATGGCTTACACCATCACCCAGCGGTCACGGATAACGGCAGCGGATGGCGCTGTTCTAGACCAATTTGGTTGTTCGATAGGATTAAACGCCAACACCCTTATCGTAGGCGCTCAAGGCGTTGACGGTGCGGGGCACCCATACTGTGGCGCAGCGTACATCTATACTAGGCCAGCCATAGCCGGTGTTTGGTCGCTACAGCAAAAGTTGCAGGAGACTTTCCCGGCATACTTCGAGGAGCCCCTCCCTGTCCCTGGCGGGTATTGGCCGTACAATCTTCCGTTCAGGAGAAGCTACAAGAACCCATACTATGGCTGTTTGGTCGGCCTGTGGCAGGCGGACACTGCCGCAATAGCGGTCCGTCTACCGTGGGACGCCGCGTGGGAGCCACTGTATGAATCATGGGCCAGCCACTATCACCCAATGGATCCTTTCGGGGCTGGCCCGTTTGGTTATTGTGGCGGTCCTTGGCAGGTGATTACCTACACGCGGGCTGCTGGCGTGTGGAGCCAGGCAACCATTGGGAAGTTAGTCCCGCTAAGCTACTACGCTTGGACAAGTCCCGCTAATCCATGGCCGGACCCTTCGAACGTGCCAACATCTATTCGTGCGTTCCCGTATTCCGTCTCCTCCCTTGCTGTGGGTGATGGGATTGTAGCCGCGGGTTGCATCCAGCGGAGTTGGAACGAGTCCGTGTTTAGTTACTACGGGGTAAATTCCCACATGGGGTCGGGAGCGGTTACGGTGTTTAGTGGCGGGGTGGAGGTGTGTAGCATTGCGGACCCGGACAGGCATCCAGGGGAGTTTGTCACTCCCTTCCCCTACTACGATAACCGCTTCGGGTCAAGTGTCTCCATTTGTCCGTTGACTGGGACAACGATGGTGATTGGTGCCATCAAGGCGCTGGGTGGTTCTGGTCGAGGGCGGGTGTATGTCTTCACAGGTTCTGGGGGCAGCTGGTCTTTGCAACAAACGATATCCCCCGCCACGGGGTCTTGTTCGACCTTTGGAACGAGTGTGGCGGTCTATGGCGACTACCTGGTTGTCGGCGCCCCCACGCTGGTCCGTGGGGAGGTCCATATCTATAAGCGAACGGGCGTGGTCTGGGCTGAGCAGGCGTTGCTTACAGACGCCGCTGGGGCTCGTTTCGGGTCCACAGTTGGCATTGACAAAAACACCGTGCTCGTCGGCGACCCAATGGTGGGCGCCGGGGCCTACGGACAGATCTCCGCCTACTACCGGGCTGGGACAACCTGGACCCTGGTCGGTAGAAAATACTCCACCCCAACAGGCAACAGCGAGTACATGACCCAGCAAGGCGTGGCCGCCCTTGGAGATGGCGTACCGACCTACATGGCTGCGGTGCAGAGGTATTCCGCCGGGGCTAACACAGGGGCGGTAGTTGAGTTCTATGTGGCCAGTCCAGGACCGGGCTACCCGAGCATCACCAACAATTCCCCGCTGTGGTCGGGGGTGCCCCCCAACGTGGACCTTACCTTCCAGTTGATAGACCCAGACCTGCGCGCCGACTTGGACCCCACCAAGACCCGGGTATGGGTCAACGGCGCCGTGATCTACGAAAACGAG